GGATTATTAAACCATAAAAATCCAAATTTATATGAAGATTTTTTTGCATATTATGCTACTATACCTAAAGAAATAAAATATAAACATTCTATAAAAGAATTGTATGATAGTTTTAAAAATATACTACTAGGTAATAAATCTACAAAAGCTATAGAGTATTTAAATGGAGGAGAAATAAATCAATATGAAGATGGAGGAATTATTGATACCATAAAAGAGTTTTTTACAGAAAAAACTAATAAACCAGCACCTAAATCTGCTCCTGCAAAAAGCAGTCCTAAAACATTTAAAATTGAAGATAAAAGAAAAGTTTTAGCTACAAGTGGGCAGCCAATAAGACCAAATGTTGACATAACGTCTGGAGAATATGATTTAGATGTTTTAAAAGGAATAATAGAGTCTGCTAAAAGAAAAAAATTACCAATAGAAGATGTTAAAAATTTAGCAGCAATAGCTTTTCAAGAAACTAAGTTTGGAAAAACAGATGAAAATCTTGGTCATGTATCAGAGAACTTTGAATCCAGAAGTGATTTAGAAGCATTAACTAATGCTTATATAACTAAAATGAAGGAAGCAGATAGGTTAGGTATAAAAGATGAAGCAAAGAGATTGCAAGTATACAATGGTCTAAAGCTAATAACTCCAGACACAGAAAAAGATTATCATGGATTTAAAATGAAAAAAATTTATGGGGTTCCTGTACCAAAGGAAGGAATAAATATGAAAAAAAATCCTTTGTATGGAAAACAAATAATGGATTTAAGGGATAATGTATTAAATCAAAATCCAGAGTATGTAAATTATTTAAATACTATGTATAACTCTAAAGACCCTGTACCTGTTTATAGTGATGTAGAGTTAAAATCTTTGGGACCACCTCCACTTTTGGGAAAATTTGCTTATGGCGGAAAAATAAATAATGATATGAAGAAAAAACTTAAAAAGTATCCTGCTGGAGGCTACCTTGACTATCAAGAAGGGTATAAAGGCTTTGGAGTAGGTCCTCAACTATATCAAGATAATAGTTATTTTAGATCTATTATGCCTGATACTATTGAAAACATGGAAGAGCAGATTAACCAGCCAAGTGTATTCTCTGGTATTAACGATATATTAGGCGGTATAGACCAAATAGCTAGTAAAGGTATTGGATTAGCGGGTAATTTTATGAAATCTAAAATGCCTGGAGGAAATAATGTAATGCCTGATATAAGTAATTGGCAATCACCTCTTAGTGGGGGAAAAACAGATGAACAATTAAATTTTGAAAATGACCAAGCTTTAAAAAATGCAGGATTATTTAATTCTTTCTATCCACAAAAACTTCCTACTATGGGACCGTCAATGGATTCTTCTATGTGGAAAGGAGTTCCTTTTAAGAAAAATGGAGGCTATTTAAGACAATACCAAAATGGAGGTAATATGGATATGTTACCTGTAGGGTCTCCTGAATATATTCATAAAAGTAATGTATTTCACGAAAACTATAATCCAGTTCCTAGAGTACATTTTACTGACGATACTACTCCTTATGATATGGGAGTTAATCTAAATGATTTAGTGAACATGAATGGGGGTAGAATAAATAAATATCAGAATGGAGGAAGTATGGATTTGCAGGGTTATTTTAATTATTTAACAAACCAAAATCAAAATAGGGTGCCTTCAAGAGCATTTAACGCTAATACTAACAGAGCTTCTTTAGGTGCATTAGAGGCTGCAAATGCAAATGATTTCTTAAATACAAAGGTAAGAAACGATAGACAAGCTTTTGAAGATGATAAAGTAGATTGGGGTTTTATGGATTGGTCTAAAGATATAGTTGCAGGAGGATTAGGTTTATTAAGTTCAGTGCCAGTTTTGGGAGATACTGTAAAAGATGTTGTAGGAGATTCATTCTTAACTAGAAGAGATGGTTATTCAGTAGGTAAAGGTGTTGGAAATGTAGGAATGGGTGCTGCAAAATTAGTTGCAGGTATACCTAAAGGAGATGTAAGTATGATAATGGGAGGAATAGGAGACATAGGAGAAGGAGTTGGTAGTACAGTTGGTAATTTAAATGCTAAATCTGCTATGAGAGATTATAATAAATCAGGATATGTTTCTGGGAAAAGATTAGCAAATGCGGCCACAGACTTTAATACAACTATGGGATTATCTAGTAAATTATACGGTATTGGATCATCCGCAGTAGGTTTAGCAAAAAACCCTAGTAATAAATCCTTAAATACTTTTTTAAGTAATCAAACCCCATTCAACCGTGCAAATAAAGGACAAAATGATTTGAACTTTTTATTGGGACAATTTATGCCAGGTTTAAACGGAGGTGGAGGAGATGATGGTGGAGAAATGGCAATGGGAGGGTATTTAAATGATTACCAAGAAGGTGGAATGGTTTCAATGCCAGAAGATTTCGAGATACCTAAATTCAAAAAAGGAGGCCTAACTCCAAAAAAAGCTAGAGAAATTTTACATGACAAATCAGTTCATGGAAACCCTTTAACTGATAAACAAAGAAAATATTTTGGTTACATATCATCACAAAAAAAATCTAGCGGTGGATGGCTAGATGAACTATAAAAAAATTAATATGAAAGAATTACTTTTAAAAATAGCAGGAGTTAAAACGGAAGAGGCCTTTTACAAGAAGTTTCCTGACCAAAAAAGCTTTTTCAAGGCTCACCCTGAAGCAAAAGAAATTATTGCTCAATACCAACAACAAGAAATGATGGACAATGCTCCAGAAAATTCTCAAGAGCAAATGATGGGTACCGAAGAAGAAATGGTAGAACAAATGGCAATGGGAGGAATGATTAAGAGAAAAGATGGCTCTTACTCTAAACCAGGACTTTGGGACAACATCCGTAAGAACAAAGGTTCTGGTAAAAACCCTACAAAACAAATGTTAGAGCAAGCTAAAAAAATCCAAGCAGAAGAAATGATGTATGGAGGAATGGTTGACTCCTACTATAATGGAGGAGGAATAAACAACCCAGGATTTAAAGCTCTTCCTAAATCTGTGCAAAATAACATAATAGCTAATATGGCTATGGGCGGTGAAGTAGAGGAGTATGGAAATGGAGGATACACTGTAAGAAAAAGTAATGATAGAAAAGGTAAGACACACGTTGTTACTGGTCCTGATGGTACCAAAAAATACTTTGGTGACCCTAAACTTGGAGAAAGAAGCAAATCTAAGTACGGTAAAGAAGCCTTTTATGCAAGACATAAGACTAACCTAAAAAACAATCCTTTCTTTAGAGCTTATGCTAGGTCTACTTGGGCTGATGGGGGAATCCTTCCTGAAGTAGAACAATTAATGTTAGCAGGTCAAAACCCTTATAATATGGGAGGATATGTAGAATATCCAACGTATTATCCTGGGGGAGGTATGGTAGCAGGACCTATGATGGGTTATGAAGAAGATGATTTTATGTATGCTATGGGAGGTAGAATGTACCAAGAAGGGGGTATGTTAAATAGCATGACACAGGGTATTCCTGTACAGACAGAAACTTTTGAAGGACAGGCAGAACAAGTCGCTCTTCCTGATGGAACAATTAAGTCAGTAGAAGCTACTACTGCACATGAAAATATGGGAGATGATACTGTTACAGATTTATTGCCTGGAGGTTCACATATTCAAAGTGCTCGTAATAAACTTACTCCTGACCAGTATGTACAATTGATGCAGATGTTTAAACCTGAAAGTGCAGAGCAAGATATTAAAAAACTAGCACAAGTATATCAGAGTAAATACGGAAAGAAAAACGGTAAAAAATTATCTCCTGCAGATATTTCTGAGTATGCTAAAAATAAATATCAAAATAAATCTACTCCTAACTCATTTGATACAGATAAATTAAAAGAAGGAAACAAAAAATCCTACTTAGACTTGAGTATACAAATGAATGATTTAATTAAATCAGGAAAAGAATTAGCAGAAGGAGCTATTATGGAAGAACAGATGATGGCTTATGGTGGAATGATTCCTAAGTATCAGGGTGGTACAGGGTTTACAGGAGTAAATCCGATTGCGGATGAATACAAGGAATTAATAAAAGCAGGGTACTTAAAGTACGACCCTACTATTGGTAAGATAAGAGCAAACTTGCCAAAAAATATGCCTTATAAAGAAAAAATTCGTTTAGGCCAGGCTATAGAGCAAATGGGTTTACAAAATATGAGACAAAGCAAAACTCCTGGATATGATAATTTTTATGGGGGAAACACTCCTTATGATTATGCACGTTTTTTTGTAGAAAATACGAAAGAAACCCCTTATAATGATAATGTTACTGAAAAACAGGTAGTAAAAGATTATTTTGAGTTATTGGGAATCACTCCTTCAGAAGAAGATTTAAAAAATCCTGCTTCTTTGTTTAAAATACCAGGATTTGACAAAGCTTACCAAGCGTATGTTAATCAAACCCCTGGTATGAGAGAATCTTATGGAGTACCAACTTTAGGGGATACTCCTAGTATATTAGGGATTCAACAATGGAAAGCAAGACCGCTAAAAGCACAGGCAACACCTGTAGTTGAAGAAACTCCTGCACAAAAAGCAGAAAAACAGATGTTAAGTGCAAATACTCCAATAAGCCCTGCGGCAAGAGTTCCTATGCAGAATAGATTTAACTTTGGTTTACTTGAAGGTCAATTGGGCAGAGGACTAAGTGCTAACCAAGCTGCACTTGAAGCAGGTCTTTCACTAGACCCATTATATATAATGGAAACTCCTGATACTTATATCAGAAGCAGAAAGAATGAAATACCTGTAGGAAATATATTATATAATATCGAAAGAGCTCAAAGAAACACTGCAAATGCTTTAGCAGGACAAACAGGAGATTGGAGTACATTAGCTAGTAATATTTCAAATGCAGGGGCTCAAGCTATGAATCAAGTGGGAGACACTTTGAGTAAGCTAAATCAGACAAATGTAGATCTATATAATGAAACCCAAGGACTTCAACAAGACTTATTAGGTAGTAATATGGGTGTAAGAAATCAGAATCTAACAAATATGCAAAATATGTTGAACTTTAAAAGGAACTTATTGGGGCAAAAAGCTGTTAAAGATTCAGAGATTTACTCAGAATACGCTAAAAGTATGGGTGAAAACGCTCAGAAAGAGCAAAATCAAAAATTGGAAATGTTAAATATTATGGCCTCTAAACCAGATATGTTTAAAGGAGAACAAGGACAAATGTTTGTAAATCAAATTTTAGGAAATACAGGAACTTATAATAATCCTCTTGCAGGAACTTTATTAGATAATATTTTATCGTTTAACAGATATAACAGATAATTATGGCTAGACAAAGAAATCCATCAGGTGCATATTCCCCCTCTTCTGCGGGCATAGGACAGCAAATAATGTACACCCCCGAATGGGCGGATATAGATTTTGCTGATTTCCAAGGATTAAATATGAATCTTATAAATCAAAATGCTCAGTTTGCTCAAGAAGTGGCTAACAAGCGTTTAGACGAAGTGTTAAAACAAAGAAATGCAATTTTAGAAAAAGTAAAGTTACATAAAAGGTTTGATGATTTACAAGGTCAGTTGGACAATAAATTAGGCTCTATTATAGATAATATGGGACAGCTTCAGCTATCTGATTCTGCAAACTTTACTTCATTAAACACTAGCTTAATAAAGGCTCAGAATGACCCTGTTTTACAATCAGCGGTTAACGCATCCACAGACGCAATAGCTTACGAAAAAATGAAATTTGAAAAACCTGAGATTGCAGACCAACCTTGGAACAATGCAAATGAAGGAAATTATCAAAAATTTTTAAGAGGGGAAACTAACGATTTTAGTTTTACCCCTATTTACAAAGAATACGATTTACAAACAAAAGCAGATGAGTTTGCTAAGGCGGTTCCCGCTGACGTGCAAAATGCTATTGTTAAATATGGGGTTTATGGATTACAAGAGAAAGCTATAGAGGATAAATCAGCAGGAAGATTGTTAAAAGCTTTTAATGATTATAAACAAGGATTAATGCAAGACCCTGAATTTATGTCTTGGGCTAAGAGAAGAGGGGCTTTCGAGGTAACAAGAGGAAGCTCTATTGATAATGTTATTAACAATATTTTTAAATCTTCTGCTGCTAAATACGGTACAACTACTCCTACAGTAAAAGTGAGTATGCCTTCAGCGAACCCTGATATTAATGTAGGTATTAATCTTTCAGAGAATGCTAGAGCACAAGCTAGATTCGATGCTGAAAAAGATGCAGGATTCCCAAGTTTAACAGGTAAGAGTAAAGCTGAAAAAGAACCCGATAATTTTATTGATTATGGGGATAATATTATTCAAAAAAGAGGAAAACCCCTAAAGGAAGAGCAAATCAAAGCAGCTTTGAGTAGTGCTACAAAAATATTTAAGGGATCTACAAATAAAAATGGAGAATTTGTACCTTATGATGCGGTAAATAACCCCATAAAATATTATGTAAAAGATAATGCGGGTAAACTCGTAGCTGCTCCTCCAGAAATTGTAGGTCCTCCAGGTACGAACGTAAATCCATTTTTACCTACGGGTAAATTTGAGGAATCTGATAAGGGAGTACTTATTGAATATGGCAATGGTTCTATAAAAAAATGGAGACAAGTATCTAAACCAGATTTTGAAAAAGCTATAGGTGCTTCTGAGTATTCAGCGGATGGTACTACAACTAATGATACACAAAAAATAAATATAGGTTTATAAAATGGGAAATTTAAAATTATTATATGATAAATTAAACAAAGCAAATGTTCAAGTACCAGATTATAATACTTTTGAACAAAAGTATGGTAATGATAAGGGACTTGAAATATTACATTCAAAATTAAATAATGCCAATATATTGGTACCAAATATTGCGGAATTTAAATCTAAATACTCTAATACTTTAACAAATCAACAAACTCCTATACAACAAACCACGGTAACTCCTAAGAAAGAAGAGCCAGGTTTTTTTGAAGGAGTTAAAACTTTCTTGTTTGGAGATGAGGAAAAAAAACCTAAAGTAGAACTTATTAGTGAAAAGTTTGAAGAGCCGAATTTAAACCCTGAAACTCCCTATCCTTTCACTAAAACAACTCCTATAACTGTACTAGATAAAGAATATGCCCAAAAAATAAAAGCAGTAGAGGATAAGTATAATAAGTTACAGGAAGACCCTAGTAATTACGCTGCCTATATTCCGAGTAGATTTGCTATTTTTGGGGCGGAACCATTAGTAAAAACATATAAAGTGGATTATACTAGACAAAAAGAACAAGAGATTTTAAATTTAAATGCAGAAAAACTTAGAAGAGAGGGTAGGAATTTAACTCCTATAGAACAAGAGCAAGATATTATAAATTATAAAAATAAAATTCAAGCAAATAAAACAACGATTGAAACCAGAGCTAAGGAGAAAAAGAGTTATTTAGCTGAATTAAGTAAAGAAGATAAAACTGATAGTCCTAATTTTATTTCAAGCTGGAAGAAAGTAATAAACACAGTTAAAAATACATGGGATTATAATACAAAAGTAGATGACGATATTTCAAAAGCAGAGACCCTTAAAAATGTGAATCAAAAGTTTTTGGATTATGTAGAAAAAGGAGTTAATCCTTTTAAAAATGCACCTTATAATGACGCAGAAGCAATGAAAAAAGCGGGTTCATATATTGACCCATCTATAGAATCTGGGTCTAAAAAAGCCAGAGAAAAAATAGGGGAAATTACCACAAAATGGTTCCCGACAGCGGAAATAAAAGAAGATGATAAAAAATGGGGTACGCTTGATTATTTGACGGTTATATGGAATCCTTTGATAGCTTTAGCCGCAAAAAAGATAAAGACAGAAAAGTTTACAAACCTAACTGCAGAACAATTAGAAAGAGAAGCTATAGAGAAAGCATATAACCTGGCTGCTAACAACTTAGATAATAGTCTAACTCCGTTATATGATAAAATACAGTCTGAAATTGGTATACCTAAGTCGGAAGTAATCGGAAAAATAGACACATATTTGACTGCAAAAAAGCAGGTGGAAGAAGGTGCCTACCCAAATATAGGTAAGTTATCAGAAAATGATATAAAACTATTTAATAATCCTGATTTTCAGAATATAGCAGATACTTATAGTAAATCTGCTATTACTCCAATACGGGAGGGTAAATGGAGATTGTTATCTTTGGCTAACGTAGATCTTTATAATCAAGAAAAAGCCAATGCTTTTGGGACCCTAAATAAAGTAGAAAATATAGGAAGAAAAGAAGCAATCCGCACAGCTATATTAGATAAAAATGTAGAAGAACAGGGTGTTTTATCTAAAGCAGGGTTTGATAAAGCGTTGTATAATACTGCTTGGACTGCATTAAAAGCGGGGGATTTTACCGCAAACCAAACAGCGGCTGCCGCTCAAATAGCTACTCAATTAGCCACAGCCCCTTTTAGAGGAGGGGAGGCTTATACTCCTGAGTGGACTGAAAATATTATAAATAATACTGATTTATTTGATAATTTAACTCAGCAAGATAGTCACTTTAAACTATCTATATTTAAAGACGATAAATATATTGACAGAACATTGCCTACGGGAGATATAGTAAAGGTTCAATATACTCCTGAAGGTGATATATTAAATGCTTTTGGTGGGGGTATGGAATATACAATCAATAATCCAGAAGTAATGAAATGGCTTGCAAATGATTTTGAGACAAACAAAGACGAAATATTGGCAAACGGTAAATCTTTGTGGGAAACTGATGGTGGAAAAGCAGTATTTTTAGAGAATGTTTGGAATAGTATGGCTCCAGAAATAGTGGAGGAAATGCCATCTTTGTTAGTAGGAGCAGGAGCAGGTAAAATTGCAGGAGCATTAATAAAAGGAGCGTCTAAGGAGAGAAGATTAAGGTTAGCTAAAGGAGCTGAGTTTATGATTAATGTTGGCACTAACATGACAGAGCAATATCCTTCCATATACAAGAAATATCAAGAAGCTGCACAGGACAAAGACAATCCTTTTCCTGCATTAGCTACTTCTGGTGCTTTGGCATTAGGAACATTGCTCACATCTACCTTACAAAGTAAAGCAATAGGATTAACAGGGAATGATATAAATAAGGTGATAATGCCTGAAGCTATCGAAGCTACTGCTGAAGCAGTGAAAATCATTAACAAAGAATTTGCTAAAATTCCTAATATAACTTTAAGAGAAAAGTTAACTAATGCCGCTATTAACAAAGTAATGTTTCAGAATATTATGTCTTCATCGGGAAGATTCTTAAAAAGAACTGGAAGAGTGGGAGCAGAAGAAGCTACAGAAGAAGTTGTATTAGAGCCTCTTATTAATGTTGCAGCTAATTTTATTAATGAAAAAATAACAGGAGATAAAGCATATAACCAAGAAACTTTAAAGGATTTGAATTTTTTAAATCCAGATGTGGCAATAACTTCTTTTTTAACAGGTGGTACATTATCTACAGGAATGGATTTAGTTAAATCTATGTCAACTAAAGGTCCTTTTTCCAAAGAAGATTATTTAAAAACAGCTTTTGAAAATGAAGCTACTTTTACTTCTATGGTGGATATTATGACTCAGAGTGGTAATAATAAATTTTCTGAAGCAGACCAAGCAAAAATGATGACTGATTATAACGCATTAAAAGCCTCTTATAATGCAAGAAAATCAGAACTTGGAGTTAATGATGAAGCTTTAGCTACCTTAAACTTTGCAAATCCTGTAATAAAAGGATTTGTAAAGTCTATTGGAGAGACAGAACAAAGTTTAGACAAAATTAATAGCGGGAGAACTTTTGATAATGCTATTATCAGACAAAGTTTAAATGAAAGAGAATTAGCTGAAAAGAAAATTGCTTTAGATGAAGAAGCTGCTAAAGGAAATATCTCTGTTTCCCCTGAAGGTACTTATAAAATAGTTGGTAGCAATCCTCTCTCCCAAGAATTAGGTAAACAAATTAGTGAGTATGAGCAACTTCAATTAAGTAATAACAATTTAACTTCCTTTATAGATACTTTTAACAAAGAAACTAAGCCTGTACAAAAGCAATATATACAAGAGTTAAATCAAGTTACTTCTGAAGCTCCTGACCTTATAAGAGCAAGAAATAGTAAGGAAGGTAGTTATGCGTATAAAGCAGTAAGCAGTGCCATTATGGATAAACAAATGGCTATGAGCCAATTGGAACAAGTAAACGCTGAGATAGAAACCGCTAAGATAGATGGGACAGATACCCAAGAATTACAAGTAAAAAAGCAAAATTTAGAGAAAGCTATTAAGACTAGTGATGAAACTATCAATACTTTAAAGAAGCAATATAAAGCAGGTAGGTTTGATACGCAAAACGAGACCATAGATAGGTTTAATGAGTTTAGAACTGCTAGTTTTGTATTACAAGAGAAAATACAATCTATGGCAGGAGTAGATGCCACTGATGAAGAGATTGAGCAAAGTGAAATCAATGATGCTTATGCTGATTATTTAGATGCATATAACGCTTTGGAAAAATCAAACTCTACCTTGAAAAAAGAATATGGAGTGGAAGTATTCGACTCTAAAGAAGCTCCTATTAGTTTGGAACAATTCCAAGCTTTTAAAAGTAATATTAAAGAAAAAAACGCACTTTCTAAAAAATTAGCAGAAAATAAAGGTACTTTAGGTGATGTAGGAAGATTGATAGGTCTTGAATATACTACAGGTACAAAACAACCTAAAGACAGAGTACAAGTTACTGCTCCTAAAAATAAGGAAGATATAAAAGCTATTTTAGATGATAAGGAACAAGTGTATGAGTATGCAAAAAGATTAGGATTTAATAAGAAAAAGTCTTATGCTCAAACCAAAAAAGCAGTGAGAACTTATTTAAATAAACAACTGTCTACTCAAGATGAAACACGTTTAGAGGGAGTTTCTGCTGTTTTTGTTGAAAAAACCCCTAGACAAGTGAATGGTAATCCTATGTTTGAGGTTGAAGGTGCTTTATACAAACCTGCTGGATATAGTGTTTCTCCAACTATGATGACTCAAGAAGAAAGAAATACGGTATTGACAAATGCAGTTATTAGTGAAATAGCTAAACAAGTATTTAACAATTCATTATTACTAACGCCTTATAATGTATCTCAGATAATAAACAAAGTTATTATTGAATCTGGGTTTGATACAGAAGTAGGTATTGATAATAGAAGTTTACAATTTATAGCAGAAACAATATTAGCATTAAAAGCAGATTTAGATGCAAAAGGATTTGCTTATAAGTTTAATGATGATGTAGTTATTTCAAAGCTTTCTGAAGATGAAGTAAGAGGCTATGATGGCATAGCTACCACTCCTATATTGACAGTGGTTGATAATGAAGGAAATGTACACTTAATTGATTTTAAATCTTTTTCAGCAGGTAACTATGCTGCGTCAGCTTCAGGGTGGTCTAATAGCCTCACTGAAATACAAGCTATTTTCCAAGATAATGGAATAACAGTGGCTTCTATAAATGTTTTGCCTATTAGAGTGGATAATACTTCTACAACTCAAAATGGATTAACTAATTTAAGTATTGGTAAAAATAGTTTTAATACAATTCCTAATAATGATAATGCTATTAGTAGAACATTATTGCAGCTTGCAACTAGCACTCCAATATTAACTACTTTGAAAGAAGAAGGGCTGTTAACCCAAGAAGAGGTAGAGTCATTTGATGAAATTCCTTTAGATGAGGCAGATGCCCCTATAACCCCTGCGGATAAATTGAAAGAAGATTCTTTGGTAGTACTTGAACCAGAAACTCCTACAACAACAGAGGTTCCTGTTACTGTTACGGAAAAAAACATGAAAGCAGAAGATAAAAATAAAGCCACTAAAGATACTCCTAAAGAGGTAATAGAGGAAGAAACCCCTGAAGGAGTATTTGCTGGTTTAGGAAAAGGTGTCTATATCCAAGTTAAAGAAACTAGTGGAGGCTTCTATATGATAACAATATTTGGGGATACTGATCTTGCGAATAAGTACGGAAAGAAAAGAAAGTCTTTAGAAGACGTGAGAGCTATATACAAGGCTAACAATTGGTTTGCTCCAAAAACTTTTGAAGGTACAGGCGTATATCAATTAAGATACGCTGATACACTAACCCCTGTACTATCTAAAAATTATGTTGAATTTGTGCAACCTAATGGATTCAGCGAAGTAATTAATGATGTTGCAGTGGCTGCGGATATTATTGGTACAGAAGTAGAAATAGTGGAGAATAATGAAAATGGGAATAATGATAAGGATGAGGTACAAAAAGACTTTAAAAACAAAGCTTCTTTATCTATTGTAAATGCAAATGGTGAAAAAATTGCAATGGTTCCGCCTAATTCTCCTTTAAGAGAAAATCTAAAAATCTCTAATAAAAAAGGACTTAATAGACTAGAGCCTACAATTGCTACAATAAAAGATATAAAATTTAACAACTTTAATAGAAAACCTTATGAATTGTTCTCTGAATGGGAGAAAAAGGCACTAGCCTCTGGAGTATTAGTTCCAGGAGAGTATGAAATGGTTTATATTGGGGTGGAAAACGGGACACCTGTATTTAAAAATCAAAATGGAGTAGTAGTGCCTGGCAGAGTTCCTAAGAACCCAAAATTAGGTTCTGCTTATCTTCTTATAACTAATTTCCCCACTAAGAATATCATGATACCAATGGGTACTCCTAAACTAGCTGAATTAGGATATACCATACAAGACTTAAAAACATTACTTGCTTTAATTGATATAAATGAACTTACTAAAAATGAGGCTAATGCTGAAAGTATTTATACTAATTTTATAGGACAGTTAGATGCACTTGTTAGAGATGGCAAATTAAAAGACCCTAAATTAAAAGATTTACAATTTTTACTTTCTAGTGAATTAGGTGGACAAGAATTGACTTTAAGAGCATCTTCAACTCAATTGAACATAGATAAATTAGATGCAATTGACATTTATAAAGATAAAGAAGATAAGGAAGGTGTTTTAATAAGCTTTCTTTTAGATAGAATTATCACTATGAATGATGAGACTTTAGGGAGTCATAAAATAGATGTAAATCCTGAGATACTTTTTGCTGATAATGCTTTAGTATTAGACAATATAAAAGCTAAACCCACTCCTAAAAATAAAAGAGTTAAATTACAGGCATTATCTGATGAAGACTTCTTAAATTTAGCAACCTCAAAAGGAATGGTGCAAATAAATCCTGAATGTCTATAAAAAATTTATTATTTTTACAATTTAAAACACACAAGAATGGCTTGTTATATATATAAAGGAAACACATATACAAAAGAAGAATTATTAGCAATTAAAAATCAAATTATTGCTGAGAATGAAGCTGTATTTAATCAAATGGGTTCAGAGGCTTTAAATGATATAAATGTCCTTGTAGACCAATTAGTTAAAGGAGGATTGGCAGAAGAAGTTATAGTGGGAAATACACAAACTCTTTTAGATGTATTAGATGAGGAAGGAGCTTCTGAAGGATTAAAGCAACAAGTCCAACAAGGTCCTGAAAGACAAATAATTCTTAATGGTCAAGGAGTAACAGTGAGAACTTTCCCTGAAGATGTATCTGTAATAAACGGATTTTATTCTCCAATAGAAAAAAGACTAGCAGAAACTAAGATTGATAAACAATCAGCAAATAAATGGGTGTCAGTTATAGGCAAAGGAGATGAAGCAACTTGGACAGGAGTAAAAGCGTGGCTTGAAGAAAAGAACCCACAAGAGCAAGTAACCAAATCTGAAATTCAGCAATGGATGAAAGATAATAGGATTAGTGTTGTGGAAGTGGTGAAAGGGAAAACAGAATGGAGCGAGGTAAAAAAAGGCAGATGGGAAAGACCTATTGATAAAGAAAACTTACAAGGAAGAAAAACGGCAGGTAAAGTTGTTATTCAATTAATTGATGGCAAGTATTACGGTGAGCCAAGCACAACAAAATATACAAGAGTATTTAATAGCTTAGAAGAAGCACAATCTTATTATGACGGAGTTGATGGGTTTAGCACAGACACCAAATTCTCTAAGTGGCAACTAGAAGGAGAAAAAGAAAACTACAAAGAGGTGTTGGTTACGATGCCGAATGTAACAAAGCAAAGAATGCCCGAAGGTTTTTCAGTAGTTTCAAAAAGCGAGTATAAAGGAGCAAGTGAATGGACACCTAACTTTGTTGTCATAGATAAAGACGGAGTGAGTATTGTTGGTGGGAAAACCAAAGAAGCAGCATTAGATACGTTTTTTAAAACTTACGCACCTGTTTCCGAAAGTAGAGTAAACTTTAAATCAGGGCATTGGGATGAACCCAACATACTTGTTCATTTAAGAATGAATACTCGAACAGATGCAGAAGGAAATAAAGTATTGTTTTTGGAAGAGGTGCAATCAGATTTTTCTGCTGCATATCGTAAATCACAAGAAGAGGTTATGAATTTTATTAGTAAAAATGAAGGGGATGTTATTGAATTATACAAAAAAAGCGGTAAATTAGAGGTAGAATGTTAGAAAGTAAATTTTACATATATCGTCACATACGCCCTGATACCAATGAAGTATTTTACATCGGTAAAGGGAATAATATTAATCCAAAAAAAACTTTATACGAAAGAATGAATATTGTCAAAAAAAGAAATAAAATATGGCAGTCAATTGTATTAAAGAACAATGGCGTTTTTAAATCAGAAATACTTTTTGAATGTGAAACGGAAGAAAAATGTAATGCAAAAGAAATTGAGTTTATAGAATTGTATGGAAGAAAAGATTTGAATAACGGAACTTTGGCTAATTTAACAAGCGGTGGAGATGGAAGTTTGGGCATAATAACAAAGCAAGAAAAGAGGGATAAGTTAAGTTTAAAATTTAAAGGAGAAGCACATCCTAATTTCGGCAAAAAACTTTCAAAAGAAACTTGTATGAAAAAGTCTGAATCAATGAAAAATTCAGATAAAAATTTAAAAGGGAAAAAATTACCTGAATGGTGGAAAGACAAAATAAGACAAACAAAATTTGGGGCTAACAATCCAATGTTTGGTAAAAAATCACATTTAGCGAAAGCGGTTATAGATATAGTGACAGGAATTGAATACCACTCTATAATGGAAGCAGCAAAATCAACGCCTTATAAATTTCAATACGTTTCGGCAATGTTAAAAGGAACAAAAACTAATAAAACTAATTTAAGATATAAAGATGGCTTGTAAATATAAAATAAACGGACTAGAATTAACAAAAGACGAGTTTTTAAACTATGTTAAAAAACAGCCATTAGAAGAATCGGCTAAAATATTAGGTATTTCAACAACACCTGCGGCACCTTTTATTACCGATACTAATAATTATGTGAAGCTCGGATTGCGTGTAGCCCTTAAAGAATCAGTAAAACAAGGTGCTGATAAAATTGCATGGGCTACTGGGGAGCAACAGAATGATAGGTATTCTCTTGAAAAACAAGTTGATGAGCTTAAAGTAAAAAAACAAACCGATGGGGCTTATTCAATTTATGGATATAAAGACGGTAATAGTGTTATCGAGCATAACGATGTTCCCGAAAATAAAATAGAAGCATATATTGGTAAAGAAATAGCATCTAAAGTTATTAATGAAGGACAAACAAGTTTTGAAGGAGATGACCTTAAACTTGGAGGTAAAGGCATGAAAGGCTTTTACGGCTCACCAACAGAAGGAAGTTTAGGGATAGTAGGAAATGTAGCAAAGAGTTTGTTTAAGCAAGAGGTTGGAACGGTGGAGATAAAATTATCAGATTCAGCTCCATCAAATGAAGTTTATTTTAATGATTGGAAAGTTGTTGGTTATATTGGGAAATTCCCACAATGGATAGCCGAATTAGATGACATAACTTATGAGATAGGCACAAGTGATGGCATTAAATATACACTATGGCGTGGCGAAGAAAAGGTTGGGGTATTTAATAGTGTAAAACAAGCACAAGATGCGGCAAGTGGCACAGAAACGGGCATAACTTCCGCCCAACACTCCATAGACATAACACCTGAACTAAAATCACAAGTAGAAGAAGGATTACCTTTATTCCAAAAAGAACCTGTTAAACTAATCCCAACAGGATTTGTAAAAGGAAAAAAAGTATATATAAATTCAGATGTAGCTACAATAGAAACTCCTATACACGAATTTGCTCATTTATATAATGCTTGGTTAAAAGAAAACAAAGTTGAATTATATAACAGAGGTTTGGAATTAGTGAGAGCAGAGTTAGATAAGAAAAACTCTCCAATACAATCTGTAATAGATTATGTAAAATCAACACAACCTAATCTACAAGGAGAAGCTTTACAAGAAGAAATTCTTACACAATTAACAGGTAAAAAAGGACTAGAACTATTACAGTCTAAAAAGAAAGGCGGAATTATTAATTGGATAAAAGAAGCATTAGCAGAAATAGCTAATATGTTAGGATTGTCAAATTATTCTGTTGAACAAGCAATGAATATGACAATAGATGAATTTGCTAAGGCTATTGCTGTTGATTTGTTACAAGGACAAAAACCAATAGGAATAACAGTAGAAGAAGCTATTAAACGTAATAACGGAAATCCTTTAAATCTGGCACCAAATGGAAACCCTTCTATTTTATACCAATCATATAAAGATTTAGGATATTTTGATAATGAAGCAGAGAGATTTACGGCACAAACGTTTAGTAATGAGTTTAAAACATGGTTTGGAGATTGGCAAAATGATGCTGAAAATGCTAGTAAAGTGATGGATGAAAATGGTCAGCCAAAACTAATGTATCACGAAACAGCAGCGGATTGGTTTATATACGACAAAACAAAAATAGAGGCGGGTAAACTTGATTCAGTTACACCTACTGGTATATTTTTAAAATCTTCTAATAAAAATATTGGCTTAGGAAACAGACAAATGAATTTGTTTTCGAGTATAAAAAATCCGATTTATGCAAAAGATAGAAAAGAATTAGAAAATTTCTTTAGTTTAAATATTAAAGGGTACTCTGAAATTAAAGAAAAATCATCTCAAGTTGAAAAAGAATACGATAAAATACTAGAAAAAGAAGGTCCAAGACTTAAAGAAGCTTTTAAAAAAGAAATAGAAGATTTTAAAGGAGAACTTACAAGTGAAGATAGGATTAAATTAGTAGAAAAAGTTTATAAAAATTCTGACACAGAATTAAACGATTTGGAAGTAGAATTTGAAAATTTAGCCATAGAGGCAAAAGCATTGATTGATTCATTTATGAAAGATTCAAACTATGATGGGATATTCTTAACTTCAGATGTTGGAAGTAAAGGAAGAGAAACAGATGCTACAATAGCTATGAATCCTGAACAAATAAAATCAGCTACAGGAAACATAGGAACATTTAGCCCTACAAATGCTGACATTAGATTTCAAACAATACCAACAGAAGAAACCACTACAATTCCTGACTGTGTCTAGGAACTAAATACCCAAAATAATTGTTAAAAAAGGGAAATTAAAAATTATTACTTACTTTTGTATTGTTTCCCCTCCTTTTGGTAGGGAAACATTTTTTATAAAATAAATATAATATATGGCTAAGTGCTCATTACCTTATGTAGAAAAAAGATTTAGAGAAAGTAACCCTCAATTAGCGGATAAGCTTAATGATATTGGCTTAAAGGTATTTGAAGATATTTCTAATTCAACCCTATTTGACAGAAAAGAGGGTAATTTTGTATTTAACGAAGAAGGCACTGAAGAAAGAAACTCTCAGAATGACTTTGTCACTAAATTAAATACAGATTTAGGGGCAGAAGTAGTAAGAGAAGTAGAAAAAAAAGTAAGTGTAAATGTATTGCCTTTAGTTACAGAAGAAGATTTGAGGACTGGTTCTCAAATTGCAAGCCAAGTTAACCCTGCATTAAGAGATGTAGAGAGTACGGCTAAAGATATTGAATCAAAAAGAATAGCAACTGACGCTAAGATTAAGCGTAAAGATTTATTTGATGGTGTAGGTGAATTTTCAACTCAATTGGGAGGTAGCGATAAAGCTGCTGTTCCTATATCTCATAAAGAAAAAAACGGAATTGAGATTGTTGAGTATGCTCATCCCGAAACAGGCAGTGTAGATGTTATAGTTACAGGGAAATCAGATAATGACTTTGTTGGATTTTATCGTATTTACGAAAATGGAAAGCCTACAAATAAGTGGAGTTCAAAGTTTGAAAATCAATCAAGAAATAAAGATGATTTTAAAACAATGATAAGTGGTATTCAGGAAATGCTACCAGCAGGACACGAATACACCGAGAAAACATCTATATCTACTGATGGATTAAGAATATGGAATCAACAATTAAATCGTGGGTATGAATTACAATATGATGAAAATGGAAAATTAAAGACAAATAGAGTTTTTATAAACGGAGATGCTATTGTTAATGAGTTAGGGATACCTGTTGAAAAAGGAGATTTTGAAAAAATAAAGGTAAAAACAAGAGAAGATTTTGAAAAGGTGAAAGCAAAACTTTTGCCTTACTTAGAAAAATTTGGATTAGACGAAAGTAGTATAAAATGGATTTCAGGGAATGTTGAAATTACTCCACAAAACGAAAAGGCGTTTGCATCAACAGCATCAGTAAAAATAGATTTACCTGTATTAAAGAAATCAGAATCCCTACTATCTAAAGAACAATTACCTGCATTGGAAGATGTAGAAGAATTTAAATCTTCAGAAGAGCTACCCGACTCTTTTTTAACATTATCGGATTTTGAAGAACCTGCATACACTCCTACAACTCCAGAGACACACCCTGAAAGAGTAGCACCATTAGCACCCGAGCCAATGAAGTCTATCCCTCAACAGTGGGAAGAATATACTAACTTAAAAGATAGAACAGATTTAACCCCTGATGAAGAATTAGATTTAGCTGTTTATAGAGCTAAGTTTGATATGTTTGATAGCCCTTCTCAGTATGAGAAAGTTATGTCAGACCCTACACCTAAAGCTTTTGTTTCTTTTAGAGAAAAGAATTTAGAAAAATTATTACTTAGCTTTGCTGACAAATTTGGTATCACAATTGCCAATATTGAAGATTTTCAAAAACAATACTTTGAAAAGACAGGTAAATTTATACCTGCTAATGGTGTAGCTAATTTGTTTGAAAAAGTTATCTATGTTTCTGAAGGAAATACAGATGCTCTTACCGAAGAGGTGGCCCACTTTATTATAGCTATGTTGCCTAAAGATGGGGAGCTTTACCAAAACTTAAAGCAATACATCTCAAGAACAAGAGAATATGAGTTGTTTTATGACAAGTATTTAGCTCAATATGACGGAGATGTAGATAAAACCGAAGAAGAGATAATGGGTAAAGTATTTAAAAATGCTTTACAAGATAAAGAAGAAACGGTGCCGTTATCAGTTAGATCTGTAGTAAAAAGAATTATAAACTATATTTCTGATTTATTTTCAGATGATAAAATGGAATACTTAAATTCCTTAAATCAGTTGAAGAAAATGTTTTTCAGTGAAAATTTAGCAGAAGGATTGGATGCTGCTAATATAAATTATGACGAACTATACCAATTAAATTTCGAGATTACAGGAAAGGAAACCGATGCTGTTTTAAAGGAAAGATCTGATAAATTTAATTTAGGTGCAAATCTCCTTATAGAGAACCTAGAGGATACTCTTTCTAATATTAGACAACAAGCTATAGAGTCTAACCAGACTGAAGCTTTAAGGTCTTCTAATTATTTGTTAAGTATATTAGGTAAAAAAACTGAGCAAGATGCAGATAAAGCAAAGATTTTATCTAGTATGGTGTTTTCTTCCGTTGCTACTATAAGACGTTTACAAGGTTCTTTCAATGAATTTGATAAGTTAAATATACCTAAAACATTAGAAACAGATTTTAATAGAGATAATTTAATTAAGTTAAGCTATGATGACTATAATAAATCATTGTCAAAATTAGCGAGTTATATAAATTATTTACAATCTTTATACTCTCTTTCAAAATCAATAGAAAGCACTTCCAAATTAATGAAGTTAGAGTCTAATGATATGATTGCATTTAAAAAAATTATTTATGATTTAGACCCATCAATAACAGAGAACGATGAAATCATAAAAGCTTTCGATTTATTAGATGGGGAGGGAGTTAAGGTTATGGCTGCAAAGATAGAAAGCATTTATCTTAAAAATGTAAAACAAATTTTAGATATTTATATGTCTGCTTTGAATACAGAAGACCAAAAAAGATTTTTAAATTATCAAAATGAAGTTGATTTTGCTAATACAGATGCAAAAACTATTGCAGATAAAAATAATAATATAATAGACTATTCTAAAGGAATATTTAGCAATATAAAAAGTTTATTTAGCAAAGGAATTACTCCTGTAACCATGCAAAATGATACATTTATACAGAGTGTAGATAGATTTGTATCGGCTATGGAGCAAATGGGAAAAGAAAGAGCTTCTAAGGAAGTTGCGGAAGTTCAAAAAATTGAAAATAGATTATATCAAAATGGGGCTAACGCTCAGAATCAAGATTGGCTTTCAGAAAAAGATGATAAAGGGAGGTCTACGGGCAACTTAATAACTAAGTTAAATTTCTCTAAATACGCCAATTTAGCTGCAAAAAATCTAAAAGATAAATTGCGTAATTTACCTTTTGCTAGTAATGCCCAAATCCAAGGCTTACAAAAAATAGCATTTAACTCTCCTAAACAAGTATTTGATTCTCTTGGAGAATTATTAAAAGATAATAAAATAACTCAAGAAGAATTTGACCATGCAAAAAATTATTTAATGGCTGAAAAAGCTTTATATGATTTAGAGCATACAAATCCAAATTATACTTCCACTACACTAAGTAACAATAGTTTAGATGCGTTAAGAAACTATATTGACAGAAATATAGTAAATGTTAGAGAAGCATTAAATGATCCAAACTTTGATTGGACAAATGATGAAATAGAACTTATTTCTGATGACTTTGGGGATTTGGAATCTGCTCTGGAAGAGTTAATAGCCGAAAAAAGAGCATTATTAGAAGAAAAATATTTTACTGTAGATGAAGATAAAAGAGTTCTGCTAAAAGCAGATGGTACTCCTGACTTAGACAAAAATGGTAATGAAAAATTAAACCCTATTTATAAAACTGAACTTGATTTTGTAGAAGGACTTCTAAATAAATATAAGTATAAAATAGGGTATGCTACAGATACTGATGGAAATTTTTATCCTGATAAGATAAACATAGATGTATGGGGGGATGAATTTTTGTTTGAATTATCCGACTCTCACCCTGATGCTAAAGAATACGCCAACAAAGAGTACTTAGACATAGAAGAGAAGGCTGCAAAAGGAGATGCTCTAGCTGTGGCAAAGATGGACATGGTTAACTACATTAAAAAATGGAATAAACAAAATAACCTTCCTTCTAATTTCTTACCTAAAGGATCTAAAAAAGACTCTGAATATTTACAAATGTTCGGTAACAAAAGATTTATAAATATCTTTGGAGTAAATTTTGATGTAGCTAAAATAATTACTCAAGTAGTAATTCCTTTTGCAGGAGTGGCAAACACTCCTATGTTATTTGGAATAGCGGCAGGACTAGTCAATCCTTTGACACTAGCAGTATCTTCTACGGTTTTTTCATATTTCTTCTGGAATAGAATATCCAATCAAGCTGTTAAATTTGCATCAATATATGTAGATACTTATGGAAGAATAAATGATACTAAAGGGTTAAAGAGATTTGCAGTTGCTTTAGCTAAGTCACTAGGGGTATATAACAAGGCTTTACAGTTTGAATTAAATAAAGACGATAATATTATTAGTACAGGAGACCCTGAAAAGTCAGAATCTGTGATAAGTAAAAGGGTAGACCTTTGGCTAAAGAATATGTTTCATAAGATTTTTCGTGCTGTAGATGCAAAACAAGCTAATAAGAAAAACAAAATAGATGTTATTCCTAGAAAATATACAGAATATATTGAACCAGCTTTACGTTCCACCCAATACTTAGATAATTTTAAATCTTTCATATACGCCAATAAAGAGTATGAAAATAAATCTATGTATGAAGGAGCTATAAGAGCTATGAATGATTTATATAGAAAAAGAGAGGATAAAGAAGGAAATATTATTGGAGACGATTATTTAGAGGCTATTTACATTGATAGATATTGGTATAATAAAATATATCCAAATTCTTTTGCAATGAAATTTATTAGAGTGCTGGCAGCTCAAACAGGTTTCAACCAATTGACTGGTAATCTTAATACGGGTGTAAAGAATATTCTTACAGGTATTAGTATGATTTCAGCCAATGGTGGGTTATTAGCTACTATGCCTGCTATAAAAGATGCTACAATATACTCTCTTAATATGCTTTTATTAGCAAAAGGGAATAATTCAAGGGTAGCTCTTGAGCAAAATAAAATTCAAATGATTAAAAAACATTTGAGATCAAGTAGTTTTGGTGGCATTGTTGATTTTGATTATTCTGATTCTTCATTGGTACAAAAATTAAGGCTGAATGACGGAAAAATAGTAAGTGAGTTAGGAGAGTCTTTTATTAGTAGTGTTCTTGTATATAAATTTTTAAGAGACACAAAACTAATAGATGAGAATGGTAAAAAAATTGACATTATTAAGCATCTAATCATAAAAGATGGAAGGCTTTCTTTTGATGACAAGGTTGCTAAAAAAATATATTTCAATAATATTAATGAAATACAAAACGCAGAAGACCTACAACTAGATCCTGGATATGTAAAAGATATTAATCTAAGGGCAATTGTACCTAAAAATCTACAGAAAGAGGCTTTAGTGCCTTTAGAAATAGATTTCTACCTTAATAGAACATTGCTACAAAATATAGATTATTTTAGACAAAGGTCTCAGGGTGTTTATAATATATTGTTAAAACCTAGAGTATCCACTACTGCCATTGGTACCGCTTTATTTATGTATCAGCACTATGTATTACCTGGAGTATATACAGCATTCGGGAGAAAGAAAAATAATCCAAACTTAGAAGGTAGTGAAGAAGGATTTATAATTACACTGGCTAAAGCATTAAAAAGAGGAGTTATTACAAATAGATTTAAAGATAAACTATCCCCTGATAGTGTCAATAATATTATGAGACTAAATAATATTAAAACAAAAGGATTGTTAGAAGACTTGGGAGTATTATCAAATGTATTTTTATATTTCTCAAAAAATAAAAATATAGTTACACAATCTTTATTAGAAGCTGCAGAATCACAAGAAAAAGCAATAAAATTTGCAGAAGAACAAGATGCAATTGTAGCTCAAGGGGGAGAGAGAAAAGAAGGCCCAGCTTATTATGCAGGATTTAAGGGTAAAACTAAAGAAGAAATCTTTAAAGAATTATTGATAGAAGCCAATAAGCAACAGAGATTGAATCAATATGAAGCAGATAACTATAAAAAAGTGGCGAGCATTTTAGCTATGTATCTTCTTTTAAAGGCTGCATTGAAATTTGTCTACCCGCCTCTAGAGGAGGAAGAAGTTGCTACATACATGGCTTCTGTAACTGAAGTTGTATCAAGTGAACTTTTGAGAACTTGGGTTCCTTTTTTAGAAGGAAGACTTGGATTTTCTTGGAATTTAAACCCAGTGGGAATAAAAGCCAACGAAGGCTCAATTGGCTTTGATTTAAGAAAAATCTCCCCTATTGCAGGTACTGTAGATGATTTAGCTAAAAATATGTACTGGTCTGGATCTGTTGGCTTATATAAATTAACAGGGGTAGTGCCATTTTCACAAGAGTATGGTAAAAAATTAATGGATGTAACAGGGGGAGAAATTCCTTTGATGAAAACAAAATACTACTATGATAAAGAGGGGTATGTTACGAGGGAAGTTAATGTATTGGATGAAACCGTAAAAGACTTCTTGATAGGAAATAGACTTAGAGACGCTATGCAAAGTAGCGAATTAAGAAGAGATAAATATAATGAATTAGGTATACCTCAAGGTGAACTAGCAAATATGATTTACAAGTTGAGAAATGGTTACTACAAAGCTTATGGTAGAAACTTAGAAGAAGAAATAAAAGTTTCTCAAGAATAATATAAAAAGCCTCTCCGTTAAGAGAGGCTTTTTTATTTACCATAATTCATCTTCTATTAGAAGATTCGTATAAAAAAATTAATCTTCTTGGAAGGTTCTATCTCTATATTCATCTCCCTCCGATGAATCATTTAAAGAACTTTCTATATAATTTTCATCATATTTATTCTTTTCTAATTCATCAATAAAATTCCATACTTCAAAGCAAAATTCATTAAAGTCTTGAATATCAATAAAATCTTTACTCATTTCTACTTCTTCATTAGTATCAATATTATAGCCACTATTCCAATATAGGGTAACATCAATTGTTTTTGATAAGTTATTATAATAAGCAAAGGCTTTTACATTTAATTTAGGGTCTAATCCTTTATGTAGATTTATAATTGCTTCTGCAGCACCTTCTAATTTAAATTTTAAATAATCTTTCATTTGTTTAATTTTTTGTTAAGTTAATATGAATATTCTCTAAACCCATTTGGGTAAAACAATCTCATTACTGTTTTTTCAGCAAATATAATTTGAAGATATAACCCAGTAAATGTTGTATAATTTAACATTTCATGCACATCATACTTATGCCCTGCGTCAGTATTTGACGTAAATATTGGTTCAACCTGGGTTAAATAAAGGGTCTCTGTTTGGCCATCTGTGTATATTATCATTAATCCATTATCATTCTCATTATATGACAACTTTGATACTCTTGAAAAATATATTGGCTTTTCCCCATATTCTTTAAATAAGTATGATTTTGAATAATAATTCCAACCATGGGTTGTTTTAACCATTTGAGAATTTAGTTGCATGGCTATAATAATCATGCATAATGTAATTAATTTTTTCATGTTTTTTTGTTACTTTTATATTTAATAGTTACTTTAAAAACTTATTCTTTTCCTGTCTTATCTGCCAATAGAGCTGAGTAAATAAGGTCATTATACGTCTATTAGAGTTTGCTAATTTTTTTGTTTCAGGATGTAAATCTTGTTCATCTATTACATTATTAACTTTATAAAAATCACTTTCATCAAGTAATTTTATTTGCTCAATTATTTCTTTTATTTTTAAGTCCATTATTTAGTTTTTATTAGTTCTTTAATATCTCCAATTGTATAAACTCCCTGCTGAGTGTTATCTAATGCATATACTTTTGTTTCATTAGGCAAAGATTTAGCTAAATCATTTAGCCACCTACTATTACCTAAACTTCTAAACCATACTTTCTCAAATATATCTGGATTTATGTAGTAGTATATTCCATCTGCATCTCCTAGCTCTATATCAATAGGCTCTTTTGGTATTCCGAATGTTGTACTCATATTATTATTTTTCTATGTGATTATAAATTAATTGCATCACCCAAGCATTTTCAAACTCATACATTCCGCAGGTTTCACGAGCCTCTTCCTCTGTGTCGTAGTGTATTATATGCCCCCAATAATCTTTCATAAATTCCATGTTTCGTAGGTCTATTATTACATATTGTCCTTTCATGATTATTCTGATTTATAAGTTTCGTTGTAGTATTGTTCTGCTGTTTCATTCTTTTTATTTGCACCGTCTATATATCCACAATCGTGAGCATCTATAATCTGTTGCTTTTGCATTTCTTTGGCTAGTTCAAATAGCTTATAGTTCTCGCCTTTCAACGTAACTTCATTTTCAGTTATAAGTTGATGAATTAACCATTGTACTGCTGTTTGTTTCATATTAGTCTTGTTTGTAATATTCATTTAACATATCACTATTTGTAAAGTGAAAGTACTTCTCTGCATTTTGTTCTGTATCGTTTTCTAACATCCATTTATGGAATTTTATCATCTGCTCTTTTTCCATTTCTTTGGCTTGTTTTAATGCTTGTAACATATCATTACCAATAAAGTATTGCATTCTTTCAAGTTCACTAAAGAACCATTCTACTGCTGTGACTTGTTTCATTTTTCGATTTCTTTTTTAACTTCTAAATAATATGATGATAAATAGATTTTGCAAACATCTAATATTTCAATAACTGTTATCAAAGCACATTGTTTGGCAGTGTATTCGTCAATGTGACCCTGATAACAATTTAACATTTTATCTACTAAATCTTTCGCTTTGTCTTTTGGGTCCATTATGATTAATTTTTTGCAAAGTTAGTGTTTATCTCTCTAAATAAATGTTAAAAATTCTAAATAGGTTCGTTTATTTGTCAATATTTTTAAATTTATAAATATTTTACTGAATTAATAATACTCATCTTTATAGTCATCAAAGCAATCATCAAACTCAGCATAGTTTGTAAAGAGCTCTTCACCTGGTTCATAATTAATTAGCTTTAATATACTTACTGTTATTGTTTTCTACTTCACAGCAATATGCTAGTTTAAGATAGTTTATAGCGTCTTCGTAAGAATCTAATAGAGATTCATTCATAATATTTTTTCCTTCTTTTTTTAGATTCCAAATTCTAACAAACTTTAATACCACCATTAGTGTAGCGTAACCTTCTGGGGCTGAAATATCTACACCCATAGTTTTAACAACATTACTCACTATTTTAAAGTTAGAGAGTACGTCTTCTGATGCATAGTCGTTTGCTTTCAACTTAATTATATTCAAAGTTTTAGCGTCTAATTTTTCTAATAATTCTAATTGTTCTTGTGATGTCATATTGTTTAATTTATTTAATTTTTAAATTCATTATTGGGTGTATTTCTGTAATACCATGAGTTTTATCAAAAACATAAGGTCCTTCTATTTCAATACTATCACCTTCTTTAGGTATAGTTATTTTATTTTTATAAAACCAACAGATTGGAAATACTGATGGCACAGCACATACAATTTCCCCAACCATACATCCATTTTCATCTTTATAGTTGTTTTTTACCAATAATGAGCCATCCCCTATCTTTAATCTTATATGTATGTCACCATCAATATCAGACTCGACTTTTTCAACTCTACCTTGTAATGTTTTAGATGATTCTAATACTACCAGTCTTTTGGGGTGATGCACTCTATTACAAGGACAATCTTCCTTTGAGATTAAACTTAATAATAATAAAACAACTATAGCTAATAATGTTAATTTCATATTACAATTTCTTAATTTAATGCAAAGATATATATATTTTATTTTAAAAGCATAAAAAAAATCCTCACAATGTAGTGAGGATTATTTTATATAAAAAGTTTAGCCTAGGGCTTACTCCCTAATTACCCACTGCAAGAAGCACATTCTAGAATATTTCTTACAAAACTTTGAGCACTACTTTGACTAAACTGATAATACAGAGTTTTAATACCCTCTTCCCAAGCATATAAATATAGTTGATTAATATCTTTTACTGGTATAGAAGGATGAATAGTTATATTTAGAGATTGAGCCTGGTCTATAAACTTCTGTCTTTGAGCTGCTTGTAAAATAATTTCTTTAGGAGATATTTCTAAAAATGTTTTAAAAACTTCTTTTGACGGGAAATTTAAGTGTTGAACTGATCCATTGTTTTTGAGAATACTTTCCCAAACCTCAGTAGTGTTAAGTTCATACTTCTCTAACTCTTCAATTAAGAAAGGGTTTTTATATACAGTTTTAATTTTAGCTAAATCTTTAATGAAATAGTTAGATTTAATTGGTTCTATTCCCATACTTACTTGCCCTAAAATAAAAGAAGAAGATTTTGTAGGAGCAATAGCTATCAATGTAGTGTTAGCAAATCCTTCTCTAATAGAGAATACTCCCTTTGTTTTACACAACTCTTGAGAAGCTTTTTCTGTTCTTTCTTTTAATATTTTAAAAATACTATGATTATAGAGTTTTGCTTCTAATGATTCAAAATCAATTAGTTTTGATTGCAACAAAGAATGGTAGCCCAATACTCCTACTCCAATAGCTCTATGATTTTTGGCAAATCTATAAGCTCTTTTCATACCAGGTAAATTCTCAGATTTTTGAATGAATTCATCTAAAACAGCATTTAAAAAAAGCGTATATATTTCAATAGCATCTGTATTTACAATCTCATCCCAATGTAAAAGATTAATACTACCTATACAACAAACAAAAGATTCAAATTCATTATTAGGTAATTGTATTTCACTACAAAGATTACTATGATTAATTGTTAAACCCAAATCTTTATAAGGAGTGTTATTATTAGTGTTGTCTTTAAACATCAAATAAGGGAATCCAAATTCAGTTCTTTTTTCAATTACTTTTGCCCAAATCTTTCTCTTAGAGGAATCCCCCTCTTTCATTGAGATTAACCACTCGTCTGTAATAGTAATACCAAATTGTAAATTCTGTATCGGATTACCATCACTTCCTATCTCCAAAAATTCATTTATGTCTTCATGCTCAATAGGAAGCCATATTGCACAAGCTCCTCTCCTAGATTCACCTTGTTTACATGTGTCTATAACAGTGTCATATATTTTAGCATAGTGAGTAGGACCGTCAGCTAAACCTCCTGTAGAAATTTTAGTACCCCTAGATCTAATGTTCCCTAAATAAGCAGAAGTCCCTCCACCATATTTAGACATTAAGCCTATTTCTCTTGCAGCATTTAAAATGCTATCCAAAGAATCATCTACATTTGAACCATAGCAACTAATAGGTAATCCTTTATTTTTACCAAAGTTACTCCAAACAGGAGTGGATAAAGAATAAAAACCTCTCTGCATATAGTTTTCAAACTTATCAGCAAATCCTTCAATTTTTAAGATTTTCTCTGCTGTGTAAGCAATATGCTTAATACGCTCTTCAGGAGTTTCTGTAATGTACCCTCTACTTAGGAAAGTTCTGCTTTCCTCATTTAACCAGTAATTTTTAAAATAAGTCATCTTCTGTAATTGATTTAGTTTTTTTTGAATAATCTATTTGCTTTTTATAAAAAAAGTCCCCCTCTTTTGTTGAAGTTATTTCTACTTCAAACCACATTGTTTTCTCAAGTAAAGTAATATCAGGACTAAACACAGGTTTCATACCTATTTTTATAAGTGAGTTGTTAAACCTATTCATGATAAAATGCTGAATAACTTCTTTAGATAAAAAGTCTAATTCTCCTTTTTCAAATATCCAATCTATTACTCCACATTCAGCTATATATGCTTTTTTACACGCAGAATAAACTAAATTTTCAAATTCTTCATCAAACCATTCTGGGTTTTCTCTTTTAATAATATTAATTATTTCCACCCCAAAATTACCGTGAACATCTTCTTCTTTACTTGTAGCTTCCACTACATTAGATATACCTTTAAAAAGATTTTTTTCTTTATTAAAAGACATCATAATTAAGAACTGACTGAACAAAGAAACGTGTTCTATAAATAGAGAGAATAATAATACGCTTTTTGTATACATCTTGTTGTCCTTGCTTCTAGTACCATCTAAATATTTCATTAAATAGTTTATTCTATTCTTAATAGCAGGAACTTCTATTAAAGTTTCAAACTCTTTCTGCAAACCCAATACATTTAATAATTCAGCATAAGCATCTTTATGTCTAACTTCACTTTCTGCGAAGGTCATACCTACATCTCCAATTTCAGTTTTAGGCATTCTTTTATACATATCTGCCCAAAAAGTTTTTACTTTAACTTCTATTTGAGCGATAGCTAACATTGTTCTTTTTATTGCCTCTCTCTCAGAATCATTTACTTTTATCTTAAAGTCATTTATATCTGAAGTAAAGTTAAATTCAGATTCTAGCCAATAAGAATGTCTTATAGCTTTTTTATACTCCAATAGCTCAGGATACTCATAAGGCAGTATATTTTCTCTAAATTGAAAAATATTTTTACCTAATTCTTTGTCATTTTGTGTCATTTTTTTTGATAATTTTTTAAAAGTTAATAATAATTTTTTTACAGGGTAAAAAAGGGGTTGCAAAAGTATAAATAAATTATTTAATTGGTAAATATATTTTTATAAGCATTGTTGATTAAATACTTTTCACAATTAGGGATTTTAAGCAAAAAATCCAACTCATATCTATAACAAATTCTCTCTTCTTCGGATGCAGTAGAAAAGAAATTAGAGTTGTAGAAAAATAAATGTGCTGATTCGTGAACAATAGCTGATGCTATATTATTTAAGCTACCTCCGCTTACATCATAAGTGGAAAGTATAATAGTGTTATCTCCCTCTATGGAGGAGAATTTTAGATTTGAAAATCCAATGTTTTTACAGTGCTTTAATAAAAGATTGTATTTATGGGAATCGTATTTCTTAATTAAGATTAAGGCAGAATCCACTCTGTTTTTCCAATTAGGACCAACATCAGCAATTTTTATTTGACCAAAAGAAGATGTAGTAAAAATTAATAGGAAAATAAATAATTTCATGTTGCAAAAATACAACAATTTTTTTATTAAGGCATCTTTTTTATAATTTTTTCTAGAGCTTTTTTTATAGAAGTTGAGACAGTCATTTTAGAAAAAGGAATTCCATCTGTAAGTTCTAACATAACTGCATGAATCTCAGACTCTGACTCTCCATATTCTTCATATTTCTTTCCTTTATATTTTAATTGAATGCCAATTTCTGTCGTTTGAACAGATTCTTCTATACCCATAATCCTTAAACTTTTTTTAGGAAGACCAAAATAAAATATATCAATGAATATTTGTTCTCCACTATCTGACAGACAAAACTTAGAAGAAAGCATATCTTCTGCCATTTGTTTCACCCCAAATTTTACATCTCTATTTCCTAATTCTTTTATCTCAACAGAGGACTTAATCTCTTGAATTTTTACACATTGTGAGTAGGAAAGAAAAGGAATTGCTAATAGTAATAATAAAAATCTCATAGTTAATAAGTTATTTGCCCTCTATATCCAGGGGCTATTAAATAATAGTTTGCATTTGTAGTCCCTGATATAGGAGAATTAATTGTAATAGAATTTAATCCAGGAATAGTGGCTCTTAAATCTGTAGTTCCTGTATTTAAAGAAGAATATTGTGTTGTGGTAAATAACCTAGAAGCAGTCATTGTAACCCAATTATTAACCCTTCCTGTTCTTCTTAAATTAATATAGTATTGGTCAGATATAGTTATCCTACCATCTCCATTTACATCATACATATTCCAATGTAAACTTCTTCTAGCGGTTCTACCTAATATAACATTTGAGACATTTTGCATATCTGTTAAAGATAAAGTTGTTACAGGAGTGGGGGCATTTATTTGAATATACCATTCTGTAGCAGGGTTACTTGTCTCATTAATAGTGTATCTACCTGTTGCATCTGTGTATATTGTTTTATGTAATACCCAAGAAGTAAAAGTTACAATATAATCAAATTCAATTACATAAGGAAGAGCTATACCATTAGGTAAGTCGTTCCATCTACCTCCTCCAACGAATTGAACATAATCTTCATTCCCTGCGTTATTAGGTTCTCCAGGATTCCAAGAAGAATATGAGTAGGGTTCTCCTGTAACCCATCTCCATTGTCCCTCTACTACTTCATCTGTTAATCCTATCCATCCTGAAGGCCATAATCCAAATAGAAAGTTATTTTCAGCAGCACTTGTCACTGTTACTAAATATCCTCCCATATTTGCACAAGCTTGTCTAGCATCTGTCCAAAACGCATTTCCTGTAGATCTATAATAAGAATGTCCATTATAGTTTTGTTGAGATGTAAATCCTGTTAATGTAGGAGTGGTTCTTTTATATATTTGTATTGGAACATTAATTGCTCCTGTACCATTAGCATTATAAATAAATCCTGAATAGGTAAAGTTTTGCCCTATAGCTATATTACAAATAAAAAATAATATAATTATAATTCTCATAATAATAATCTTGTGCCGAAAGTTATAGTGTTATTTAATGCACTTTGCCCCACTTGCCAAGCCCCTCCAATATTTATGTTTACTTTAAATCTTTTTGTCACTCCCACATTTACCCCCACACTAGGAAGCATTACAAAGGGAGATTTCATAAGTACATCGTTATAATAACTTACATAAGGAGAATATACAATTAAGTTTGTAAACTTAACATCTAGTCTTTTATGTAGTTTTAAATCATACATTCCCCCTGTTATAATAGCTGTACCTATAAAACCCTCTTTAAACACTTTCCCCATAGATAATGTTCCTAAATAGATAAGTTTTAACTTCTTAATCTTTTTAAATGTTTTCATTTGGCCAAAAGCTACAGTGGAATAGGCACTTCCTCCTCCCTCTAAAGAGAATGTTACAGTGCCAGAAGCTATTGTTATATTAGAAGGATTTATCCAAGCATAGAACCCTGTTATATTTGGCCCCGCCTGTGCAGATGTGTAATCAAATAATATTCCTGATGAGCACGCCCCATCCCATCTCATAGAAGTGTAACCTCCTGTCCCTTTAACTCCTAAAGGTTTCTCAGAATCTTTAAAGCTAAATCCTACAAAATCAGATGAAGCTACAATAGCGGGTTTCCCCCCTTCTTTACTTCCAGGTTTATTGGCTTTGCCTCCTCCACCACTAGACCCTCCTGCTCCTCTCACAGAGTTGGTACCTCCTGCTGAAATATTTGTGCTACCTCCAGAAGCTTCTTCAGATGAAGATCCTCCACTAGGTGCACCACTACTTGTAGAACCTACACCCCCTAAGTTACCCCCTGACTCTGTAGATACAGAAGGTCCTTCTCCCATTGAACTTGAGCTTGGCATTATAGAAGATGCTATATTTGCTGACATACTAGATGTAGCTGAACCAACAGTTTCTGCAATGTTTGATATAGAGTTTATAATTCCTACAGTGTTAAGCACTTGTCCTTGTCCAATATTCATAACTGTGGGAGTACCAATAGCCTCTCCACAAGGTGAACTGTTTTTAAATTTATTGAATAAATTATCTGACCATGTTTGAAACGCACCTGAAACAAAATCATAGTATGTGAAATTTTCTGTGTTTCCATAATAGGAAACTTTTGTACTCCCATTAATGGGGACACTAATAGTTTTAGCTACTTGTGTACAAGGGTCAGTATATTGATAGGAATAGGTTTGAGAGTAAACAAAAGTGTTTACATTTAATAAGAGTAATAAAGCTATTAGTTTATTTATTAAAGACACCTTTTTTAATTAATCTCGTTATAACCCTAGATGCTGCGGTTTCAAGAGATTTCTTGGTGGTGATTCCTATAGTGGATTGATTAAATTTAATATCATCAACATCTGCAAGGATGGAAGATTTTTTAACAGTATTAGCTTCTCCTAATCCTGAACCCACTATGATTTCTCCTGTAGTAGCATCTACAAATTTACATTGCAATCCCAACCTAGTTGTTTGAGTTGCCTCTGCTTTGCCATTCATTTTTACCACTTCATCTTCTGATACAGAAAAATCATATACTTCAATATAAACAAAGTAGTTAGCTAATAATACATTACCAAACACTTCCATCTTATTTGAAGAGATTCCTTTTCTAGATGCTTTATCCTGAGAAATCATTTTATTTTTAATCTCTGCTTTATCTTCAGTGATTACAAAACGGTTTGTATTTAAGAAATATTCAGTGACAATGTTGGTTACACCAAGCCCCACTTTCTTTTCTTTAAGTTCAGGATAAGATTCGTATAATTCTTCATTAAACCCTATTTTAAGAATAGAAATAGGAATTTGCAATGTATCATCATAATCTGATACAACTGCCAAACTCTGTTTCTTTTCAAAATCAGCTACATAAGCTTCTGTTTTAATAGAACCTATTTGAGAGAAAGCAAAAAGAGGTAAAAAGATTAGACTACCAAGGACTTTCATCTTCAGCTTTTTCTTTTTTAGCGGGCTTCTCTACAACTCTTTCTTTAATGATTGTAGTAGGAGCTGCACTTTGCTTTTGTTGATTAGTGTTTTCAATATTCACTACAATTGGCGCCACAGGAGATGCTGTTTCAGTTTTAGCTTCTTCCTTGTGCTCAGTTTCTCCCCCAAACAAATGTGTAGAAGCCCACACACCTGCTGCTGTAACTAATGTACCTATTGCTCCAATAATAGTTTTTTTCAAACTATCCATAGAACCATCATTTTGAATTTCTTCTGACATAATATTTATTTTTATTGCTTAATAATTTTTGATACTAATACTCCTTTATTATTTAGGAGTAATTTTGCTGTATAAACTCCTGCTGATAAGTTTCCTAAATCTGCTCTATAAGTGAATTGCCCTTTAGCAACAAGTTCGTCTAACACTTTAATACGCAAACTTCCCAACATATCATATACCGCCAATGTGGCATTTGTGCTTTCTTCTACATTAAAAACAATATCTATAATTCCAGTTGTAGGATTTGGATAAACTTCCATAGTGTTAGCATCTATAATTCTACCAATATTAGTGGGAGACATTTTTCTAACTTGTATAATATTATGACTAGGAGTTATAGATAAATCTTTTGAGGTAAAGTTTCCTGCAAATTTATTAGAGGTGAATAGAGGACTCACACCCCAATCTGCTTGTGGTTTCAAAGCTATAAATTGGAAAGTGATTATTTCATCTCCATTTTTTAAAGCATTGTTATTAGTGGTAGGATCATAGCCTCCCCAAGATATTTCTCCTTCATTAGGGTTCACATAAGTAATCCATTTTTGAGCATTTGCACTTGAATAGATTCCTTTGAAAGATAATAAGCTACTATCATATTTCAATCCAAATTGCAAAGCTAATACACTAACACTATCTGACTTTAAACTTACAGGAATGCTAACCATATTTCCTTCGTTAACATTTAACTTAGGAATAGTTAATTCAATATTATTTGTTGGGAAGTCATATTCCACTCTAGTGTCAATAACTCTATGAGTTTGTGGGTCTAAGTCTTGCGGACCATTTATAAGGATTTCCATTGGAGTTGTTCTAGCCATATTGTATCCCGTAGAGTTGGCATCTCCAGGAACCACTACATAATATGTAACCGAGTCAGGTTGTCCTGGTAATATATCAAAGTAAAAATTAGTTACACCTGAAATAGTTGATGTATAGTTTGTTGTAGGCGTTCCTGTAATTGTAGCATATTCTGCTGCTGTAAAGAATTTAATATCTTTTACATTATTAGACCAACTTGTTATTCTTCCTGCCACTCTTCCAAATACTCCAAAAGCATCCGCCACTGTAATATTAGAGTTTCCATTTACATCCGCTGTATAGAAATCAAAATCTTTCGGAGTACCAACTCCTAACACCCATTGGTTAATCAATTGAGCGTCTGTTGTAGATACTACATTACCTACACCCATTGTATCTCCTTTAACAGCCAATCTAACATCCCAGAATGTTGTATCTAATATTTCTGAGAATGAGAATTTACCTGATGTATTAGTTTTATAAGAGTTTACTTGAGTCCAAGATGACCCTGCTTTAGGCTTCTTTTCTAAAGATAAAGTTAAATTTTTAGCTCCAGTTCCATTCACATTTGCGAATGTACCTTTGAAGCTAAGTTTCGGTCTTTTGAATTCTCCATTATAACTGTATAGTCCTAAAGTTGTGTCCATCCCTGCTTGTGTAGAAGCATATTGTGGAAAGGTAGATACTCCTGAAAATTTCAAAGAGTCTATAAAAGTTAAATTATTAAAAATAGATGGAGCAGCATGTGTAAGAGTAAGTTCAAAAGTCTCTCCATTAGCAAGGGAATAAGCACTACTATTACCTGTATAAATTAATGTTATAGTTGAAAATCCATTTATAGAATCCGTTACATATTGTAAATCAAGATTGGTTGTACTTCCCACTAAGCTAACCACTGAGTTTTTAAAAGCAACTTTGTCATAAAAAACTCTGAATTGCACACCTGTTACTTTTGTAGTGGTGGTATTTTTTAATGTAACTCTTGCTTTTGTAAATCCTTGTGTAGTTGTTCCTACATTATAAGCGGTGTCAATTAATGCCCATATTCCGCTGGAAGGTGCTGCTGGACCTGTCTGTCCATAAATGTTCATACAAGCTAACAAGCTTATAATCAATAATTTAAGTGTTTTCATTTTATAGATTTGTAATTTAGTAACTACAAAAATATAAAAAAATTTTAATTTTATTTGAGATTATTTTAATCAAATAGTTCTTCTGTGTTAATATTATGTTTAGATAAAATATATTGTATTTTTTCAAAAACAATCTCTAAAGCACCATATTTATCAATATCTTCTTTACTATCAAGTTCAAACTCTAATTTTTTTTTAGTGTTATATATTAATTCAAACAAAGCAGATGCCATAGCAGAACTTGCAACAGCTTGTTTAAAATCCCTATAATCATCAGGATCACTTAAATCGTAATCTATTCTTGCTTTTGCCATAATTTTTTATTTAATATTAGTATATAAAATTGTACTACTGTCTTTATTCACTTTGCATTTATAAAATATATCTTGGTGGGTTATGAATTGGTTAGTATTAAAGGGCCTTGTAATAATATGTGCCCCATTAGGTGTAGGTATCTCTGCTATAATATTTTTACCTCCAGGTTCACAATCATTAATTGCCTTTTGAATTTTAATAATATCATTATCAGATACATCTTTAAAATCTATATCTATTATCCAATGCTCAAAATTAGATTTTAAGTTGTCGATAGATTCCTCAATTAATAAAGAGTAGTTTAATTCTTGCTTCTCTAATTTTTTAGACAAGGTTTCTATTATTTTATATCCTAGTTTTTCTTTAGAATAAGAGCCTAGTTTAATATATACACTAGCATCTAAATAATCCGCAATACGTTTCATTTCATCGTAATTAGCCATTAAATTTTGCAAACTATCTACCATGTAATGCTTAATTACTTTATTATTAGAGTTTTGTATGACAAGTATTTCATAAAAACTACTATTTTGAAATACTAATAAAGGAATTATTTTTTTTAAATTGTCTTTCATGTTAAATAAGAGTTAAAATGTATGAAGATATTTTATATCCTGTAAAGGCACCTAATGCTGAAGGATAGGGGAATACCACTAATTTGCCTAAATCTGTAACGTATTTTGGCCTATTAATAATTTTGCTTAAAAATGTATAATAAACTATATAAGACCCCAAGACAGCAATATCAGATTTAGTAGAGACAAATACTATTATTATAGACCCTAGAAAGCCCCAAATAAAGTTATCTCTGACTCCTTCCCATATTTCCTGTCTTGTAGCGTCTTTGTATTCTTTTACAATCCTATTTAGTGATTGTTTTTTTCTCATTTTTAGGAGTTTTTGGTTTAACCACTGGTTTTGTTTTAACCTCATCTAAAGCGGTCTGAAGTTTATCCAAATCTTTTAAGGTGTCTTCAAAAAATGTAACTGATTCTAGTAGATATTCTTTGTATTCTTTGTTAATCCTTTTATATTCTTTTTGTAGAATGTAAATTGTCACCATCCCTAGTATGTTAGCGGCCAATAATATGTATTCAAGTGTGGTCATAATAAATAATTTTAATTTTATGCAAATATACTGGTTTTTTAATAAACAATGGTGATTAATTTTTTTAGCTTTGAAATTTTATTTAGTTTATTAAAATCCTGTGCTGCCAAATCCCCCATCTCCTCTTTCAGTTGTAGGTAATTCATCCACTTCTTCAAATTCTATTTTAGGGTAAGGCATGATTATCAATTGCCCTATTCTTTCTCCCACCTCATACATTGATTTTGCTTTTTCGTTTCCATTAGGCATTTTCATAGTAGGCTTGAACTTGAATTTTATTTCTCCAACGTATTGCGAATCTATAACTCCTACGGAATTTGTCAATGATTGTGTCACCTTGCAAATACTACTTCTTGGGAATATAAGCCCAACGTGCCCTTCTGGGATTTTTATAGCTAAGTCTGTTCCATACTCGTAATTTCCGAACTCATCAATAGTTAAGCTTGTAGCGGTTAAATCCATTCCTGCGTCTCCTGGCTTTCCGTAAGCTGGTATCACCGCAAGTTCACTCAATTTTTTTATTTTTACTATCATTTTTATTAATTTTTATTTGTTAAAATAACCTTGTCTCTTGAAAATTTTTCTTTTATAACTTCCTTTAAAGAATCTACTCCTAAATCTTTGATAACATCAGAAGGATCTGTTTGTGCCCAATAAGAAGGGTTGTTGATATATTTCAATCTATTATCAATCTCTAGGGTTAATAGTCTTGAAAATCTCTTGCCCGCTTCGTCATTGTTGAGGTATACGAAAACATGGTCAAACTTGCTGAATAGTTCTTCAATTATAGGAAGTAGTATTTTGTAGCTATTTTCACTTGGAAGATTAAATGCATCATATCCTAAAGAATCTAAGCACATAGTGTCCTTTAAAGAAGAAGTGATAAAGCATACATTTGTTTTGTATTCAAGTTGTGGGTAGCCCTCTAGCACTGCTTTAATTGTTCTCCACTTTTGCATAGGAATACCTAGTGGATTATATACTTTAAAAAGCTGATTATTTTGGTAGTATCCGAATATAGGATTATATTCACTACTAGAATAGTTTAGTACTCCGTTTCGTAAAACAAACTTTACAGGGCATACATCATATTTTTTTAATGTAGCTTCTGTAATACCAAATTTTTTCCAGTAATCAATATCTTCCTTTGCAAAGAAGTTTTTCTTTATTACAGAATAATTTATCTTCTCGGCTACTTGTTGAGTGTATTTATCTTTATTTACAGAAGAAGAAAGGGGTGTTACTGCCACCCCTTTGTTTTCTCCTGAAAAACCTCCCTTCACTCTATCCGTGTACTTTAAATCATAATTTATTTTTGTAATAGCTTCTTTATTTGTTAAGTTATACTTTTGCGATACAAAAGAAATACAGTCAGAATGTGTAGGATGATGTGCCCAATCTATAAATAAAATCTTATCATTGATAACTTTAAAATAGCATTTAGGGCTTTTATCATGCCTTAGCGGATTACTATAAGTACCCTTACTTTCCCAACTTCCAAAGTAATTTCTCCATATATCGCTCTGTTGATCTAAAGTGAACATAATTATTGATTAAAAAGGAAGTGCATCATCAAATGCCATATTATTTGACGAGGAAGCCATTGTTTCTTCAGTGCCTTCTGCCATCAATTCATTTGGGTCAAATTCTTGGAAGTTAGATGTGATTGGGGCAATATTCTTTTTAAATGCAGAATACTCTCCTTTTAGAGCATTGATAATTTTATCAAAGCTTTTAATCCCAGGATAGTCTTTTATGAAAGCTTTGGTATAAATATCCATATCATAATATGTCTTGCCATTACTTTCACTTGAACGAATACCTACATAAACTTTGATTCCTCTTCCTTCTTCAAATAACGGATTTATGTCAGAATAATCTTGCTTAAACAATTTCTCTAATGGAAGAAAAATACTTGGAACATCTCCATCTTTCAGAGTGTATTTTGACAACTCAGTTTCCCAGTTTTTCAAGGTTATGAAAAAGTCCACTAAAGCATCTTCTCCCACCATTGCTTTTCTTTGGTTGTCTCCATAATACCACACTTTGTTTTTATTCATAACAGCAGGGTCTTCATTATAAGAAGTAAGCCCTTGTCCATTAATGTATTTTTGCTTTCCACTTCTTGAAATATCGGGTCTAGCTTCAAGCCAAAATGTAACCTTTGTTTTTGTGTTTTCAGCTTCAGGAAGAGTTCCCCAAATATCAATCTTTAATATTCTCACTTGCTTACCATCTATATCTTTTGTAGATAGATATTCAGGGTCTTTTTCCAAATCTTTTCCTAAGAATGAGGCTAGGGCAGCTTTGTTAGGGTTAATCATACTAGGAATAAAAGTAGATACTCCGTAGAATAGTTTTCTGGTTCCTGAACCAGATGACGTTTTGACATTGTTGTTCATGTTTAAAAAAATTAAAAATTAAAAAATATTGTTTGTGTGTTATTAAATAAAAATCTTGTCCCAATGAGTCTCTAGCTTATCATCATTTATAAGTTCTGAGATTTCAAACTCCTTGTTTCTAAGGTGCTTACATCTTGTGCCCCCTACAATTTCTTCAGAGTGGATAAATGAAAGCATATTTACATTTGGTTTTTCTGTATTTCTATACATATACCCAATTGCATCTACTCTTAGAGCAAGTAAATCTTTCAACTTACCTTCAAGATTCAGCTCTTTAATTGTTTGTCCTGAAGTAGAAATACTTTTATCCGAAACGTGTCCTACAATAATCAACGTATCACAGAATCTTGTAAAGAATTCCATAATTTTGAATAAGGCTTCTCGTTTATAGACTTGACCTTTTCCATACTCTAGTCTATCAATATCAAAGTCAGCAGCTTCTGATTTACCTGTATCTTTGTTATAGGTTCTCACTGCTAATTGATTCAATAGTTTCTCTTTCAAAGAAGTCACCGTATCAAGGGTAATAAACTTGTAATGAGGGGTTTCTTTGTGGAAAAGTTTAGCTAATTCATCAAACTGTTGCAGGGAATCTATGTTAATCCTCATGGATTCATAGAAATCTGCTCCGTGCTCGAAGTTAATAATCAGGTTATCCTCCAACTCACTGAGTGCGTGGGTTTTCCCTGTCTTTTTCTGGCTAAAAATAACCATAGTTCTTGGATTGACTACTGAAGGGGCAATCTTCCCTGTTGGCAATGTTAAATTACTCATCTTTTAAAATTTTTTGTTTATAGGTTAATAATTGGTTTAAATTTTGGGTGTCATCATTTTTTGGCATACTGAAAAAACTAAAGCCTTTAGGGTTGAAAAACAAAGGTTCTGCAACTCCTGTTCTACCGAATCGGTTTTTACAAATATGAATAGTTCTAAAGCATTCTTCAAAGCCATCTACTCTATCAGAAGCTAAAATCGGATACTTATAGTAATTTGTCATTTTGTGCTTATAAGGAGAAAATAATCCTAAGATAACTTGGTAAGATCTTGCTACCTTTATATTATCTCCTAATTTCTGAGGCTCAGGCTCAAGCTTACCTGCTTTATAGTGGTTTAGGTCCCCTGCTGCCATTTGTTGCTGTTGTACACAACATACATGCCATTTCCAATGCTTTGTAACTTGCTTTCTCATATAAGTATTCACAAGTCTATCTATACATCCTGACAAATCAAGCGACATTCCTAATTCATTTTTTTCTAATTCCAAAATGTTTACGTTATCTATAACTACTGCCACTATTTCATTAGGGTCGTTTTGAGTGTAATGACTGTAAATATTAATCACTTTCCCCCCACCCAATTGTTTTTCTTTATAATGGTGCTCACCAATTTCTTTTGAATACTCTTGACAAGTTTTATAAATACCTGTAGCATGGCCAGTTTGATCGTCAAATTTGGTGAAAGATTTTACAGTGTCGAAATACCTTTGAACAGGATCTGATTTTATCATAGCAATTACTTCTTCCGAAATAGGCTCTATCCTGCTTAATAATTCATCTTGTGTACAATGTTTATTGAAATATTTAGAGATGGCATATTGTAGTACACTAATATCAAATTCTTCCTCAGACTCTTCTAATCCAAACCATATACATTTATATTTAAAAGACTTAAACGCAGGGTCATCTAAAATATAATCAGCAACACTAAATAAATATAAGTACTTGGCCAAAGAAGTTTTACCTACAGAGGTTTCAGCAGTAACACACACAAGTGCCCCTGGAAATATACCACTAAAGGATTTTCTTGTTCCGTTGAATGGCATAGGAATACTATTAATATGTCCTAGTATTAATGAATCCCTGCTCTCTTCTATTACTTTTAAAATATCCATTAAAATACGAGTTTATCTTGGTCACTAAATATTCCTTCTTTCATTTCATTAATAGTATCTAACAATAAGCTGCCTCCCTCTTTCTCAATAAAATATTGAGCATCCAATGTATAACGAATATCGTCAGCATTTTGATGGTAATAGTTAACAGCGTCTAGAATTTCTTCACTAGAAACTTTATACTTTTTCATAAATGATTCTAACTTAGTTATAACTTTATTTTTAGGACTAAATGCTTTTTTATTTATTCCTTGTAAATTTTGTTTACTAAATAATATCATATATTCATCTAAGAATTGTTCAGAAACAAGAGGTTGATATTTTTCTCCATTAAGAATAGCTTGACCAAACTCTGTTATTTCAAAATCTAAAGGATTATTAGTATTTATTTTTGTAAGATGTATATTTCTAATAAACCCTTTCTTTATTAAGTATTGGATAATGTTTAATTGGGGAAGATTAATAGCTAATTTTCCCATTTCTTCGTAACTCATATTCCCTTTGTTTTAAAAAACTTCTGCAAAATTAATATATTTTTTTCAAATGTCAAGCGTTATTTTACTTTTTTCTGTAAATTTTTTGTGACAATCTTTACAAAGCACCTCTAGCTTGCTTATATCCTCTACAAATAGCCTGTCGTGGAATGGTTTTATTTCGGAGTAATCCCTTAAACTACCACAGGGCTCAATGTGATTTACTTCTACATCTTTTTTTAAGAACATTTTTTTACAATGATTGCATTGCCATTTTTTTAACAAGGCAGAATAAGCCCTTTTAAGTATCTCTTTTCTAAAAGGACAAGAGTATAACCACCTCTGTCTTAAAAAAGCTCTAATGGCACCAAAAAAAGCTGATTTGGTCATTGTACCTCCACAATATTCTCTCACTACTCTAGGATTAACTACCTTTTTCTTTTTTCTAGGAGTTGTGGTGTTGGATTTTTTTACTGTCTTTCTTCTCATAACTTTAAATTTAATTTATTTGGCTTCATACCATGATTTTCCAATATTACTTTCAGCACTCATAAATAGTGTAGGGTTGGTGAGAAATATATTACCCCCCTCTATCATACTCTTTTCCAGTATTCTAGCATATTTTTCTGATAGGTGAGTCTCAGTCTCCAAAACTATCTCATCATGGATTACATTAGCTATTCTCGCTTTCCAATAGTCATTGTTTTTTTCAATTTCATTGAATAACAACACTGAAGCCATTTTAGTTTGATGGGCAGCAGTGCCTTGTGTGGGAGCATTTAAGCATAGTCTCATATATTGAGATTTTAAACTGAAATAGTCTTTCATCATTAGTTTATTAGCATTAAAGCAATTGTAAGCCCCCATATCTGATATTACATACGAACTCCCTTTATCTTTAGCTTTCTCAAATTTCAGATTTTCTTGCTTACCCACTCTATATTTATTCCAAAAATCTCTACCCATATTTGAAATCTTCTCATCAAGGTCTTTGAAAATATCAAACATTGGTAGCTTTAATTTAAATCCCATTGCATATTGAATATACCCAAATTCTAAAGCTTCCTTTAGCTTATTTTCCCCATAAGAGTACACTCCATTATGTAATTCTTTGAATAATTTTTCAATACGTTCTCCTTCCTCTATAGATAATCCTTCATTCTCTGCTAAAGTAAACCCAGTGCCTCCAAATTGGAAACAAAACCTAGGTGCTTTAGAAGCATTTCGCTTGGCTTTATGGGTTTTAATAATTTCTTCGTCAGAAAGATCTAATAATTCAGGGTAGAGAACTCTAGCAAAGGCACAGTGTAAGTCCTTTCCTTCCACTATAGAAGAAATCATGGCTTGGTCTCCAGTAATATCAGCCCCTACAACTGTTTCTTGCCCTGCGTAGTCAGCTACGATAATGTCAAACCCTTCATTTGCCACGAAACATTCTCTTGTTTCTTTGTTAGAGGGAAAATTTAAAAAGTTTATCTCTCCCTTTCTTGAAGATAGTCTAGCAGTGTCTACTATCGGTTTGAAGTGGGTGTATATTCTTCCATCCCTTATTTTAGAATAAATACCCTCTCCAAAAGTAGTTACATTATGCTCCACTTCTTTATATTTAAGCCACATTTTTACAAACTCATGATTTGACTTAGCTATAACTCCTTTTTCTAAACTTTCTTTTATCTCTCCTTTTTCTTTATAAGTGACATTTATACCTAAATCTTTAAACACTTCTATCATTTGTTTAGGAGAACTTAATAGGCAATTTACTTTCCTTTCGTTGCTAAACATATCCATCTGTAAAACTCTATATTTAGGCAGGGTGTCAAAAATATAATCAATTATTTCTCTCTCACATTTTTTGTATTGGGAATAATCTTTATCCATTTTTGCTTTCCACCTATCCTTTGATATTGGAAGTCCGCATAACTCCATATATGTAAGTGCCCTGATATGTCTACAATGCAATTTATAAGAATCTATTGCTTCATAATCTTTTAATTTAATCACTAAATCATTGTGTAACTCTAATAGTCTATCAACATCATTAAAGCAATATTGAATTGTGGATGGCTGCGATAACTGAACTCTAGCAATATTAGCTTGTTCTGTTTTGTCGTATATAACCCCAAGCTCTCTTTGCATACAATTCTTAAAAGAATGTGATACTCCGAATTCTCCATTGTGTAGAATCATAGATGCCAACATCGTATCTCCCACTTTTTTAGGGAAGTAATTCTTGATAAAGAAGAAACTCAAATCGAAGGCACTATTATGAAATATCATAACCTTATCCAATATAAAAGGCATAACTTCCTCTAAATTAATTATATTCTCTTTATGTGTCTGCAAATCAATTAGATAATTATTTGTCCCTGTTCCTATTTGAATGGCAAAAATTTCTCCTTCAAAAGCAGAGAGGGAAGTAGTCTCTGTATCTACCGCTATTATTTCAGGAAGCACCATGTCTTCAAGATTACAGTAACTATACTCCCCTATTTTTTGGAAAAAGGATTTGTTTTTTGTGATTATGTGGTTTGTCATTTAGAAAAAAGTTAAGCTATCTTCTTCAGGGATTTCTTGCCAATCATTTTCAATGTACTTGTCAATCTTATCCAAAGTTTCTTCTAAAATACGTTTACCTTCCATCTCGTCTTTATAAGATAGGGGGTATACCAGCACACTATCTACTTTGGTAGAATTGCATACCACCCAATGAAAAGTTTTTAGCACATAATGGTTCAAATCATTTTTCTCCATCCAGTCTTCCACCCCTTTTGTATACAAAGCCCCCTGTAAGTGATACAAATATTTTTGCACACTATCAGGAAATTTCGGAGGGTAGCTGCTGGATTTCAAATCAGTGATAATAATCTCTTGTCTATCATGATCCACTTTTAAATAATCTGTCTTTATAAAAAAGTTATATCCTCTGTATTGAAAACTCCACTCAAACTGAGCCTTACCATTACTGAATAAATAGGTGGCTTCTCTATCTTTTAGCACATTATTGGCAATAGAGGTTCCTAATTCAAAATTAGGTTTTAGAAACTTACCTTTTGGATTTTTTGCATATTCAATATATTCAGGAAACTCCAGAACGGATTCTTTTATTTTCTCAAAATTCTTAGATTTCACATCTAATATACCACAAACCTTTTCTAAGTTTTCCGCAGAGAGGTCGTAGTTATACTCCTCTGTAAAAATATTTTCAATAATAGCCTTAATTTGAGGCTTTGGGATAGGAATATCTATAATAGTTTCAGTGATAGGCTCATCAAAAACTATCTTATCTATAATAGACCCTTTCTCTAAAGCATTGTTTCTTTTGTATACAGGGTTTAAAAATCCTTGTACTCCTTCTTTTATAAGTCTAGTGAGAGAACTATAACTTAATCTGTCTTTTTCTTTATTAAACATAATTATTATTTTTTTAGGTGCAAATGTATTATTTTTTTTTCAAAATGGGCAATATTCTTTTTTGCTTTTTTCTTTAAGGTCATCATAATCACGCTCTATTTTTTCTTTGATTGCATTCCTAACAAACTGCGAAACATTTACGTTATATCCTTTTAATTTATCTAAGGTTTGCTTTTGCTCTTTTGATATTCTTATGTTTAATATTTCGGTATTTATTGGCATTTAAGTTTAATTTGTGTTACAAAAATTTCGTAAAGCATCGAGTTAGTGATAATATTTCTTTAAGTAGTCAAAAAGTTGTTGTCCTTCTTCAATGTATATCGTATTGAAAGTTCCATTACTTTTTGTTGTTTTTATACTTATATTAGTTTCACCAACTTTTACCCTAACTTTTTCGTAATCCTTCGTTTCAAAAGAAATACTATCACTAACATCAGATATATGTAATTTTTCATTACTCTTATCTAAGTTTTGTTCTAAATTTTTACTTTCTCCCATTTTATTAAATTTTGTGTTAAAACTACATATATCTGTGACCGTTAGCGGTTATTCTGAAAGAACGCCTCTGCAAATCCTGCAGAACACATTGAACGAATATCCGCATCACATTTTATTTTATCTTTTGCCCATTGCATTTCGGGAATCAAATCCACCGCTGACTTATGTAAAAATGCAAGTGCAGGTTTTGGTCTTCCTGGTCTTATATAAAGTTTATCGTTTTTAGGCACTTTATTCCAATCAGTATATTTCTTTTCAGGTATATTAAATTCTCCCCATAAAGCCGTTTTTTTAGTCCAAGGGCTTCCGTATTCCCAAGGTTGATAAACAAGTTTAGGTTTACCTAAAAACTCTTTTAATCTACCATTTGCTGGATTTTCAATTACCCACCATTTAGGTTTTGCTTCTTTAATAATTCGTAAACAATGATTTACTAAAAACATTCCTTTTTCTAAATCGTTTTGTTTATGAAATCCATTTGCGGTTGAAAATTCAGTACACACAGGATTTGCAATTATACCATAAACATTTGGCGGTGGGTTATAATTTTCTACACCTATTTCTTCGCCTATCATTATAACTTCGTATTCATCAGATAATTGGTAAAATAAACTATCACTACCTAAATCAGCACATAAGTGAAGTATAATTTTAGGAGAAGAACAACCGCTAACACTGCATATACGCAATGTGGGGTTTAGTGCTTCAACAACGTTTTCGTTTTCAAATAAACTTTTCTGCATAATTTAAAATTTAGTTTTCATAATCCCACACTGCGTATATGCTTTTACGTTATAGGTAAGTGCTACAACCATTCTTCGATTAAACATTTTAGTTAGAAAAATCATTAAAAATTTCCCCTCCTTTTAAAAAAGAAAAAATATGAGCAATCACATCTACTGTCCAGCCATCACCCAAAAGACAAGCTGCATCGTTTCTTTTTAAAATTCTTGTATATCCTTCGGGAACGGTTTGTAATCTTTCTAATTCTGTTTGTGTAAAGTATCTCAAATCACCATCTTGAAAAACAAAGTATTGGTTATTTCTTAAAAGGCAATTTGATTTATCTTTCATTGATCTACCTCTTCTTGTTTCGCTTGTTGGATAACTCAAATCAACTGCTTCATTATTTCCAATATCTACAAATCCAATTTTAGTAGCTTCTTTTACTCTTAAAAATGTTTCTTTGTCTTTTGCCACAAGCGTAATAAATCCTTTTTCTAAAAATCTATGAGCCATTTTGTGTTGGCTTTTTAATGGTCTGCTTTCACTTTCTAAAATGCAAACACTTTTTTTCCTATCTGTATATCCACTTTCAAGTATATCCTGCAATTTTATTTTTTTGTCTTTTGGCTGTGGTATTTTGCAATATCTAAATCCAAATAAATCAAAATCTTCCGGACCTATATTTGTCCAATAAAATCTATTCCTCATTTGTGCTGAAACTAATTCGCTGTTTATGTTTACAGGATATGTTCCTAAATATTGGCTTATTAATTCCATATCCTTATCAGTCATTGATACATTTTCAAGTAAAAAATATTTTGGTTTGCATTCTTTTAGCAATCTCAAGTATTCAAAAAATAAACCGCTTTTTGCACCTTCAAGTCCTTTACGTTCTTTATTTGCAAGACTAAAATCTTGACAAGGACTTCCACCTATCAATAAATCAATTTGTGGTAAATCACTTGCTTTTACATCTAATACGCTACCTAATTGTATTGTATTTGGAAAATTGTGTTGAGTTACTTTTATTGCGTGTGGTTTTATTTCACTTGCAAAGTATTGATTAACTTTTATTCCTGCCTTTTGTAAAGCTAATTGACCACAAGACATACCATCGAAAAGAGATAGTACATTTAAACCCGTACTGCCTGTAACAGGTGTTTGGCAAAAGCTGGGCTTCTGTGCTAAATCAAAGTTTGTACTTTCTATAATCATTTGTTTTAAATTTAAAGTTTAGTTCTTTGGTTAAGCATTTGTAGTAGCCACGCCTTCGCCAAGCCCGAAACCGTTATGCACTAGCTTTATTCAATGACTTTAAATTGTACTGCTCTGGCATTTTTTTTGCCTTTACTAACTTATAATACCATATCGCAACGCCATCTTTGTACCCCTCTAAAATAGTGTCTATTTTCCATTCAAATGAACGTCTTAGTGCCATTACCCTCGCTCCTACGTTGTTTGCTTTACATTTTTTTTTCATGTCATGAATGTAGCTTTTTTTGTTTTCCTTTAGATACGCTGCTACTAAGTAAGTAGAATTTAATTGCTTTTTCATTCTTTTAGTTTTTAGTTGGTTAATTTATTGGAAATTAATTTTTAAATAATTCATTTATATTTTTTGCAGATTCAAAATCATTCATTGAATTAGCAAATTCCTCAAGAACTCCTTTTGGTGTGAAACATATAGTTACATCGTATACTTTATTATTGCACCCTACTTCTGCTAAATATGCAGTTAATCCATTTTCAGGAAGTTCAGTTTCTTTTGCAATATCCATAAAAACATTCATTGTTTTTATTGTCAATACTTTACTCATGTCTTCTTGACTATTTATTTTTTTATTACCTGTGAATTTTTCCATTTTACTCATATTAATTTTTATTTTTACTAAGGTTAACTACTGCTATCTTATCTTTAAATTTATCCATACCATTCAACACCCACTTTTCTTCTAAAGTTCCCTCAGCTACTAAGAAATATATAAAACTTTTCTCATGTACTGCTATCCTGCAAAATCTTCCGATAAGTTGTTCTTTTGATGAAGGAGAACTATCTATTCCTAGCACAAATCCATACTTTAAATTTGGTATACTAACGGATTCTTTTAGGATTCCTACATTTACTAGTCTACCTGATTCAGAGTGATAGAACTCATCATAGTTTTTCTTCTTAGTTTTATTATCCATAGAAGAATTAAATTGAGAAAACCCAAAACTAGCACCTTGCTCAATACTTCCTGCATATATTAATAACTTTTTATCCGAAAATTTCTCATTAATTAGTCTATTAGCTAGAGCCACTTTGCTAGGCAATGTATTTAAGAACTGCTTCAGTTTGCCTAATTCAGGAGGGTAGGATTCATTATATGGAGATGTTAAATAATTTTTGTGATGATAATCATAAACACTTTTTTCTTCAGGAGTCATCTTATACTTAACCACAACCATTTGAAAATTATTCAATAAATTATTATCAATAGCATTATTGATAAGGTAGGAATAACAAATAGGAAAGTATTTGTGAATTTCATGAGTATTGCTTGGAGTACCTGTAAGTCCTAGAATAGATACCGCAGGGTTTATTCTCATAAGTCTCAAACAATTTTCCAATATAAGATCTTTTTCCTTGTGCATTTCATCTATAATAATCAAATCGTACTTTTCGTTGTAATTTTTCAAAGATTTATTGCATATAAAGGTAATGTTAGTTTCCAAACAACCCCATTTAGTTAATTCATCTTTAAAGTTTTTAATATAAATTTGTCTTGCACCACTAAATAAAATTTTACAATAAGGGTTAGTACTTCTATAGTGTTTAATAATATCAATAGCACACTTTGTCTTTCCCATTCCTACCGCTAGAGCAATAGTGGATCTTCTATCTTTAGAGGATAGGAAAGCGTTTACTGCTTTTTCCTGGACTTCTGCTTTCATAGGTAAAATTCACAATCTTCTTTTACCTCTATTTTTTTGTCTTGACTAAAATCAGACATTAATATAAGCTCTTCACTTTGCCTATCATAAAGATAGTTTTGTAGCCTAGCACAATCTCTAGCAGGGCAATCTACAGAAATACATCTTGAATAGTCTTTTGGAAGCAAGTAGGAGGGCTTGGGTATAATTACTATGCCGTCTCCGCCCTCTGGGCAATTATCTATTTTTTTTGTCATTTTAATTTAATTTTAAGGGTGATAATTTATTTATTTGTAATAAGGTAGTTTATAATGTATAACTCCGCCTGTGTATTCTTTATGTACTAATTGCCAATTTTTATATTTTTCGAATAAAAAATCAAGATAAATGCACATTACCTTCACTTGTTTAGCTTCATTAAACCTACCAGATATATCCATTCCTCCTTTCTTACACATAGCATTCCAGGTACCATTTATAAATTGAAACATGCCCTGAGCTGAAGAACTAGAATTTTTAGCGTTTAAGTTTAATCTTGATTCTTTAAATGCAATATACCATAATAAGTTATGAGGACAATGATGCTTATCTATTAAACTTTTATAGGTAAAGTACAAATGATTCAATCTTTTTTCTTCTTTTAGAGTTAATTTAAGGGGCAAACTTCTTCTGAAATCAGTATATTCAGTAGCACTATCTTGATCTTTAACTTCCAAGTGTTGTATAATTTGGTTTTTTGTTTGTAATATTTTTATTGTAGAAATATATTTAAAGTTAATATCAAGATTATTGGTTAATAATTTACCAATAATAATTATATTAAATATAATTGAAATATATAATACATATAACCATTTACCTACTTTAAAAGTTAAAGTATCTTTATCATAATAATAAAGATTAGTTTTATTTAATAATTTGTTTAAATTCATAAATTTTATTTAATTTTTAGAATTCTGCTTGAAAATTACAATAGTCTTCTTGCTCTAAGCATTCTTTTATTTTTTTGCCTAACAATAAATCTGCATATTCGCTTAACATACTATCTGTAATTTCAGCTTTATGTAAAGCCAATGAAGGCTCAATTGGCTTGTCTTTAAAAAAATCTTCTATTTTTTGAAAATTATCTCCTAAGTTTGTTTCTATTTTTTTAATTTCCTCACAAACTTTTTCATAATGATCTTTTTTAGTAAATTCATAATTGATAATTTGTGGTTCATAAGAATTACCTCCAAATCTATCTGCCGCATTGCTTGATTGAATAGCAAACCAAAACTTGCCTTCTATGTCTCCTGAATAATATCTTCCCATAATTTTTAATTGTTTATTTAAATTGTGCCAATTTTTTTAATTGTGTATACATGTCCTGAATCTGAATTAACCTCAAATCTAGCTCTCATTTCTTCTGCTTCTTCAATTGTATGATATTCTAATACTTCTCCATGAGTGTCTAAAAGAATAACTGGTAATTCTTTATTTGTTTTTGGATCTTTAATTTTTTTAATAATTACATAGTTCATAAAATTTATTTTATTGTTTTAACTTTCTTTTTGTAGCAGTGTTTAATTTTTTTATTGCTGTAGGATTTTCTCTACAATAATAAATTGGAGGGAATTACCATAGTTAGTTTTTTATTATTAATTCATACAATGAATATACAACCCCATAAATGTTGCATTGGGGTATTCTATTTCCCATTGTTGGTAAGCCTCGCAAACAGTACCTTCGTATGTTTTTCCGTTGCTAAATAAATCTTCTTTTTCAAGTTTAAATACTATATGTATCATAATTTATAATTTTTTTATTTGGTTTGGTTCTATATTATTGAGGTCTTTTTATTGTAGATTCGTTTGCATTTTTTACACTAACTTTTTCCGCTTCGTAATAATTCCAATAGGCTTCCACGCTATTACCTGGAACTTTGTATTTATCGGGCATACATTGTGGCATAGGGGTTAATTCTGTTTTGGTTACATTAACAGGGGGATTCCTAAGCATATCACTACATTTTAATATAGTTAAATGTTGTTTACCATAACGTCTTGTATACTCTTCCCCTAGTGCAACCATATGTTTATACAACCACTTGTAATTAGAGATGGACTCCCTTGCCCATACCGCTGATGGGTGATTTTTATGAGTTACTTTGTAAGGAACATTAGCCTTATCTCCATCAGAAATGATATGAGCGGTGCATAGTAATTGTGCAGACTCTAGTATCATCTTTACTACATGTTTGTTATACATGTACTCAGCGGCTTTTTTGGGATCTGTAGACAGATAGAATATATTCATATTTTTTGATTTTATTTGCTAGGTTTAATAATTTCTAGTGGTATCTCTGATGGCTCTTTCTCTTTGTTTTTCTTGTTCCCAATAATACCAATTTTTCTGCTCATCAGTAAGTACAAGGGTCTTTGCATCTTTCTCTGCCTTTAGATAGCCTTCATCAAAAATTCTAGTGTGAGTTTGTGGAAATACTTTTTTTATTATTCTTTGTAACATATATCTATTAAATTTAAGTGCAAAATTAATAATTATTTTTTTAAACAAGTTATTTTTTTTAAGACTATAATTAACCATTATAGTTTCTATCTACTTTTACTATATGAGAATAGTTATTCCCTCTACTTGTAAACGCACTTCTAGTATTGGGAGACAATGTACTCGGCCAGAGTTTATTTAGGTCAACAGGGTTGTTATCTACGCTTTTAGCTTTTTTACGAGCCACTAAAGCAGCTAATTTAATGTCAATGGGGTTTGTTAAAATTGGATCTTTCATTTTAAAAATTTTTAATGTTAATAATTTTAATGTTAATAGTTTAAAAACTACACCTAACAGATATTATATACTATTAGGTGTAATTCAATTAAAGGGTTTATAGTTAAGTTTAATGTCTTTATAAATTTATTGTAAATAATCAGTCATTAGACTATCTAATTGTCCTTGCAATTCTACTCTTCCTACAAAGGTATTGTTGTCAAATACTTCTACAGAAGAATCTACTACATATATTCTAAAGCTACAATCAGTTGGCTCTGAATGAGAATGAATTGTAGTTTCTAAAATCATAGCTAACATAATAGCTAAAATTATAATTAAAAATGCAGTGGTGCTTATCAAAAAAGTTGTTACTTTCATATTTATAGTTTTAAGGTTAATAATATAAGTTTAATTAAGATAATCCATTAACTTTCCATAAACAAAGTCTATATCATTATTTAATTCGTTAAGTTGATTTTCAGTCATTTCTTCTCCATTATATTCTGCTCTTACAATATAAGCATCACAATAATCGGGATAGTCATTATGGTTGATACCATCAAATTCTATGTCTTTAATCAATTTGTAATCTAATGTCATAACTTTTATTTTTTAATTTATAGTGGAGTAATTAGGGTGAGCATTGTTATCACTTACCCTAAATGGGGTTTCTTTTTTACTACCCTCGTCTAAAAATGACATAAATGCTCCTATGTTTTCAGTTTCAAGATTACTAAATATACCTCCATTTATTATCTCGTCTAAATCTTCAAAAAATTCTTTAAAGTCCATATTGTTTATTTTTAATTTATAAAACTAATTAGATGCTTTTATACCTTTATATGTGAAGAAGCCACACAATTCATCTACTAGAAACCAATGTTCTTCATTTTGTTCGTCTATTATTACAACTTCATCTTCATCATCATCATCTTTAGTGAGATCAATAATTTTGTATTCTTTACCTACAACGAGGGCTTCTTCGCCTGTGCTTCTCATTAAACAAGGGTTAATGGCTACTAATTCTGTTCCGATTTGCAATTTACTTTTATCCATTTTATTTTATTTTATTTGTTATTAATTTTGGTGCAAAAATATGCTTATTGAAAGGGTGGGTGTTATAAATTTTGTTGCAATTACTTTAATTTTTGTTTCAATTTACGAATAATTCATTATAAATACCCTCTTCTTGAAATTTCAATAGGTATGCTTGACACTTATTTGTAAAACTTTCTGTGTCTAGTCCTTGCACCTCTACAAATCCGTTAAAGTTAAATGTTTTGAGGGGTTCGCAATGCACCACTTGTTTTTTGCTCTGAATAAATACATAGTTACCTAGTTGTATTACATTTGTGTTTCCGTCTGTTAAGATCTTTTTTGTCATTTTTATGGCTTTTAATTATTTTTATAAATTTTAATAAATTCTACTATTGCTTGATAAATTGCCTCAAACATACTTCCCTCAATAATGTCTACTAGTACTTCACTTTTTGTATTGTTCACTATTTTTACATGATTATCATGTATCTGCACCACGTTATTAAGGTCGTTTATTCTTCCCACTACCTCCATAAGCCAACGCCAGTCGGTGTAGTAGTGTAGTTCACTAGTCATATACCCTTGCTCGAAGTATAAGCCATCTGACTTCATTTCTTTTAAGGTTTCTAGGTATTTGCTATCATCGGTATGACGCACCCCCATAAACTCTGCTATTAACTTATTATTTTCTTGTGTGTTCATTTTTTATGATTTTTAATGTTAATTATTTATTTTTGTTATACCATTTTACAAATTCTACACAAGCATTGTAAACTGCTTCTATTTTTGAATAGCAATTAGTAACATCTATAAAATAGTCACAGTTTGTTAAGTTTGTTGTTAGGTGCTGAATAATACAGAAATATTCCCCCGTTAAATTTCCCGATTCATCATCTATAAATGGTGCTGAATTAAAAAAATACCCTAAACTCTCAATCTTTTCAACTACTTGCATAAGCCAATTCCAGTCTGTGTCAAAATGCAGAAGTTCAATTCTATTTGCCCATACATCATTTGGAGTAGTAAAGTATTGCCCAAACCACCTTTCATTAGGGTCTTGTTGTAATTTAAACCCCATAAACTCTGCTAATAATTTGTTGTTTGTTGTTGTTGTCATTTCTTATTTATTTATCTGATTAAGTAATTCTTCTTGATGATGTAGGGGCAAATCGGTACATTTAGTAACGTATTCATTACCATAGCAATCAATTTCTGCTTCTTCTTTGCTACCATAGATAACTATATCATCGTTACTACCAAAACGAACTAAATTGTCGTTGGCTTTATCCCATATTACAAAATCCGTGTCAAATAATTGTTTTTTTCTTTCTATTGTGTTCATTTTTTATGATTTTTAATTGTTTAATTCATCAAGATTTTCCTCTAATCCTTCCATTTCTCCAAACTCTCTAATACTGAACCATATTTGCTCCATTGTAGCTTCATTGGTCAATGCACTATATAGCACACTCTGAGCTTCTTCGTCAGTGCAATTAAATTTAGACTTAACGTCTTCCACCTGCCAAAGATTGTCTGTAAAATATCCAGCGTCTTTAAGTATTTGTTTTGCTTGTTCTACTTGTTCTTCTTGTTTTGTTGTAATGTTTGTCATTTTTTATGATTTTTAATTGTTTAATAATAAGTCATTTAATCTTTCATTTAGTTGATCTATTGTTGGTATTGTTTCACCATTTAATTTACCATCTTCTTTTAAGATTAAATATTTTAATTTATAAGGGGTGTTGACAAAGTAATCATTGTAATTTTCTATTGCATCTTTTACTTTTATTATTTTTCTTTCATTATCTGTTAATGACTCCCATAAAATAAAGTTTTCTCCAAATACATTTTTTACTATATTTGAGTTAGGAACAATAGAAAATATAGCTTTTTGTATTTCTTCAGTGCTAAAATCAAGACTATCTGAAAGTGTTTTTAAGCCACTATTTTCTAATGTAGTTCTAAGTTTAGATATACTATCTATTTTAAGATTGCCTAACATAGTAGTATGTGTATCCCAGTCCCACTCTTCCATTGTTATATAGTTAGTGTTATTAAAATTCATTTCACTAACATTTCCCCAATATGTAAATGATTGAGAAAAATTTCCTTTTTGCAGTTTAATAGTTCCCCCTAAATTAAGAGTTAACCATTCTTTTTCTGTAATTACTTTAATGTCTCCTGTTGGTGCTTGTAAATTGTTAAATAAATTTTCCATTTTTTTTTAGTTTTAATTGTTAATAAAGTTAATTTTTTATGAGTTTTAATTGTTTAAATTTTTACTTGTTTAATTAAGATTTTTTAAATTTGCTATATATGTACCCTTTTTTTTCTGCTAATAGATCTTTAATCTTCCACTCCTCCGATATACTACAGAATAGTTTTTTACTCGTATGAGTAGAAAATTTACAATACTCCTTTATAATAGCTTTTTTTTCTGCCTCTGTATAGGCAAATGGTTTGATTTTTCCTACTTTCATTTAATTATTTATTTAGTGGCGTTATTAATTACTTTCTCAATTCTGACTAATAGCCACAACGGCATATCATTCCAGTTATCTTTTCTTTGATAATACTCCTGTATTTCCTTTAGTAGTTCTAATTTTTCATCTTCGGGATTATGTTTATCTAAATAGTCTCTTAAATCTGATTTTAAATTATACAATAATTCATCTTCATCTTTATCATTATAGGTGGATGATTGGTATATATTAAATAGTTCGCTATATTGTGTCTCTGTCATTTTTTATGATTTTAAATTGTTATAAATTAGTTTAATTTGCCAAATATTTTCTTATAGATAGCATTCAAACTTGTTGCACTATATTGTCTTTGATCCTTTTTGGCTATATAAGTTCCATTCATTCCTAGAGTAATTGAATATCCGTTTTTTGATAGTTTTTTTCTTATTGATTCAGTTGTCATTTTTTATGATTTTTAAAGTGTTATAAATTTTTTATATAGTAGCCTCAGTCAGTTCGTGAATAGTCAAAAAGATATTATTCGCATATAATTCTAATTTGTCTTTTTTCCATAGTTCTATATCTTCTTCACTTGCTTCACTATTTTCATTGTCCACTAGTACGCTATAGTGTAAGGTATTTTTTGAAGTGTTTATTCCTTCTTCGTGGTCTATATGTGCATAATCAAAATTAAATTTGTAATATAGTTCGTATTCAAAATATTTTTGAATAGCTTCTTTTGTAGTTTCTGAATTGATTATTTTACTTTTTAAGGAATAGCCGTTTACATAGTCGGTTTCGCCCTCGTTATAGCTATCTTTGAAAATTTCGTGGGTACTTGAAATGATAAATTTTTTCATTGGTTTACTTTTTTAAGATATTAATAAAACGGGCGTTTTTAGGCACGCCCGAAGCCTCTGTAATTAATTAAAAATGTTTTTTTGCTAATTGGTTAAGGTATGCAATTTCAAACGTATGGCACCCGATTTTAATTATTTTTTTGTCTATATAGTTTATGGAGTAGTCTAGGACACTATCGCCCACCTTTAATATATTTTTTTCTAAACATTCATAAAACTTTTTAGCAATTACGAAAGGAATTTCAACTCTCTGCGTAGTTTCAAAACGATTTTTTTCTGTGTTATACCTCAAAAAGTCTCTATCCAGTCTTTTATATAGATAGTTAGTTTCGAAATTATACCACTTTGTCAACTCTTTTTTAAGTAATTTTTTGGCTTCTGCTAGTTTCTTTTTTGCTTCTGTTTTTTGTAGTTCGGATATTTTACTACTAAACTCTAAAAACTCGTTTTTATTTTGTACGTTTAGGGCTTCTGCAAGAGTTAAAGGCGTTTCAATCTCAAAAAATTGTACATACTTATCAACTTGACTTTTGATATTATTTAATTGGTTTATATAAATTTCGGGTTTTTTTGCCTTTAATAGGCTACGCCCTATATTTTTAGCCTCATTTAGCCACGTTTTAAAGTTTTCCTCGTGGTCTGTTAAATGATAACAATAAATTTTGTCTATATGACTACTTGCACCCCTTACAATACTAATCTGCTTAGAGGTGGTGTTGCTATAAGATCTTAAAGTGAAAAGTATTTTATTTTCCCCTCCCCGCTCTATATGTTTAGCAATTGGAAAATGACTCCCGTACGAGTATATCGTATCATTGTGGAAATAAAAATTATTTGTTGGTGTACGGGCTTCGTTTTGTAATTTATTTGCCCATAGGTGTGCTACTTGTTGTTTATTTACTACTTTTTTCATATTGTTACTTTTTTAAAGATTTTAAAATAATAGGGCAAAGATATAGTTTTTTAATCTTTGCCCCTGTTAATAGTTGTTAATTTAAGACTTTTTAGCTATGGTATAAACATCAAAAGTTTTTCCCGATGCTATTGTTTTGAACTCATAGCCTAATTTTTCAAATATTCTAGGATAGCACGAAACGCCAACGCCTCCCTCAATACTCGGAGTTATTCCGTAGCCACTACCATAGCCGAAAATATCCCTATTTTCTTTGTCTAAATTATCATTCTTTATTGAATATAGGGGCTTTAATACCTCATTAATTTGATTCAGACAATTAGCCACAGACGTACTTTGTTTATCGTACCCGCACCCGCTTACACTACCCGAAAATACTTTGTTTGTTCTCGTATTGCCTTCTATATCTTTGTAGCTATAAACACACTCAGCCGATGGGTTCATTCCCCACGTTTTAGATTTTTTCCACTCTATCAATATTTGAGCCTCGATAAATTCCCCCGCCTTGCCAATGGTTAAGACTTGATTAACTTGTCTCTCTATGCTCTTAAATACTTGCTTTTCTTTACGCTTGATTAAATAGGCTTTAGCCTCCTCTAGCGTTGATTCTTTTAGGCTTTTTCCCTTTGGGAGTAGATTATTATAGTACCAAATGTCAAGGTCTTGCACCTCGTTAATTTTTTCTAGGTCTGTGATAAAATCGGTTAACCTTGTTTTTTCTTTTGCCTCTATGGCTTTTATTATATTTCTCATTCTATCCCGTTTATTTATTCAGTTTTGACGGGTTACTGGGTTTTTAATTTAAAGATATTAATTATTTATTATTTTGTTTTATTCCTGTTATACACTCTATATAGTTTTTTGTTGGCTTACCCTTACAAGCCTCCATAGCGTTTCTATATTCTATTTGTTTAAATAGATACATCATCGAACATAACGCTAAAAAGAATAGTATTGTTTTTATTATGTCTTTTTTCATATTGATTATATTTATTTGGTTATGAATTATAGTGCAAAGATAGTACATATACAGAACTTGTCAAGCCCCCTAGACGTTAAAGATTGTAAAAAGATATTAATAAATGTAAACTAAAAGATCGCCCCTTTCTTAACACAATTTAACGAAACCACGCATATAACATTCTAAACTAAATACCCCCAATTATCTTGTTAAACTTTGTTAATGTTTCAGAGATCTATAATAGTATTTTGCTATATCTAAGCTACTAGGATATTGATATGTAAATAGGCTTTAATGGGTGGATAGGGGCGAGAGTGGGTATAATAGGTCACTTACCCTTACCCACCAGAAAATAATCGCTTAGAACGCCTCTAATGAGATAATGTATAAATATATTCGGACAAATTTGTCTTTTTTTCCTACTGCTAGTTGCACTCCTCCCGTTTTCCCGCCCCTACTTTGCCCCTCCTCTGTACTTTGCACCCTGTCCGCCCTACTTTGTCCCGCCCTCAATATCCCGCCCCTGTATTGTGCGGGGATATGTAGCCACCCCACCCTATATATATTATTCTATTAGAACTCCCCTCCCCCCTCCGCCCTATGTATATACCCCGCCCTATATATACCCGCCTATGGATATTCTGTATACTAGTAGATAGACAGACAGACAGACTAGACAGACAGAGAAACCCTAGAGACTATAGACTAGAGACTAGTCCACCACCACCCGCCCCCAGTCCACAGACTAGGCACAACGCCCACGCCCTAGAGATATTCCCCAAAACTATTTCTCGCTAATGGAAAACCGAGTTTTTGGAATTTATGGGAGGGTATTTGAAAATTGGGTCATGCATACGGGCTATGTTATTGATACACCCCACTTTTCATTCTCACATAACATACGGGGGGATAGTTTTTTTGTTCTACTGGGGGGGATATGATTTTGGGTAGGGCTAAAAAAATTTTAGGGGGGTGGGGGGTGTATAAAAAATAAAAAATTAGGGGGAGATTTTCGGGGGTTTGGTTATAGGTAAAACTTGCATATAAATAATTAAAGAAGCGTTAAAAAAAGTACCTAGGAAAATCAAGGGTTCCGAGAGGGTGAAAGTACATTTTTGTACTTTTCGTGTACATTTTTGTACTTTTGACCCGCTGAAACCCGCATTTCTTCGTTGAGGGGTTTTTGGAAAAGGGTGTGATAAATGTGTAAAATAAATTCTTTCTAATAGAAAAATAATTCTTGCTATTTGTATAAAAGTTTGTATCTTTGCAGAAATATTAAAAATATGAAAAAATTAGAAATAGGAACTAGAGTATTTGATATTAGATGGGGGTGGGGAGAAGTTGTAGAATATAGGGAAGATTTTAATGAAATTTCCTATCCTATTATTGTTAGGTTTGATGGAAAGGGAATAAGTACATACACTCTAAGTGGGGTACATAGTATGGGGGATTCATCTCCTCTATTATCTCTTACAGAATATTCTTTAGAGAACGGGGGCTTCACTGATATAAGTGAGTGGGGTAAGCCTAAGGTGGGGGATTTGGGGTATTTCTGGAATTATGAGACTAAATCTTTTGTATTCTATTCTAAGCTAATAGGTATTGATAGTTCTTCCACATACAAATATACTATGGCAGATAGTACTGATTGGACATATTTTAGCAAAGAAGTTCCAGAATGGTTTTTAGATAAAATAAATAAACAAATATAAAACAATTAGTTATGACGGTTGATATAGTGGAAATAGATGTATTAGGAGGATAGAAAATAAATATATTGTATGTACGAGAAGGTAATTAAATTAAAACATAACGAAAGGGCTGCTAAGATAGACTTAGACACTGGAGAAGTGGCAGAAGTGGCAGTGCATAATAGGGAAAAAAAGCAGCCAAAGGACCCTTCTATGAATTTCTTTATCAGTACTGAGAGTTATTCTAGATTTTTTACAAAGGCTTGGCAATTATTAGAGACTCAAACCACTGATACAGAGTTTAAAGTGGCTTATAAGATGTCTATGATGGCTCATGCCTATACAAATAGTTTAGAACCATTAAGACCAGAGAGTACAATGAAGGAATTATCGGAGTTTTTCAATGTTGATAGGAGAAAAATACAGAATATAATTGAAAAATTATTTAAATTAGGGGTGATAGGAAAGTTTCAGGTGTATGATAGGTTTGAAAATCATCATAACTACTGGGTATTCAACCCTTATTTGTCTTTTAATGGAAAAATAATTAAAAAAGACGTACAAAGTTTATTTAATAACACGCACTATGCGGCACTATCCCCTATTTTATAAATAAATTAACATAACAATGAGTGTAAGAGTTATCTGTATTGACGAAAAGAATAAGCCAAAGGAAATCCCAGCAAGTAAATGGGTGAAAGAACAAGAACTCTATCATATTCTAATGATATTCTATTCCATTCCCTCTAAAACAATGGCATACACTTTGGAAGAAATAGATCTTGACGAATCCTGTGCTCCTTATGGAGTATTTGATGCTAAAAGATTTGCCATACATCAGGATGATTTAGAGGAATTTATAGAACTTGCTAAAAATTGCACAGAGTTAAATGATATTGAGATAAAGGAATTAATTGAACAAGAAGAATTTGAAATAATAGAAAATGAATAACATAGCATATTGTATAGGGGGTATTCTCATTATATTGAAGGCATTAGGATATATACAAGATTTGTCTTGGTGGTGGTGTACGTTTCCTTTTTGGATAGAAATAGTTTCTATAATTGTTGTTGTGGGAGTTATTAATGTAATGGGAATATTAAAAGAATTTTTTAATTCATAAGGACATGGAGTTTGAGATAGATTTCAATAGACACAATAATGATAGATTTCTAATTGATAGATTAGGTGCTTGGGTGGATAGATATGATGATTTTGACGCTATTAAGATAGAAATAAAAGACTTAGAGGAATTAGAAATGCTTTTAGCAAAAGTAAATCACTGTTTAGGAGGGGAGTATTCTGCAATAGTTTCTTTCGATCCTCCCGCTATATTCTTAGATGACAAAGTTTAATCATTAAAATTAAAATATAAAAAAATGGCAGAAATAATTATTACAGACTTACAAGGAAATAAACAAACTATATCTTTTCCTGAAAAATTTAATATAGAGGTGGGGGAGTATAAAACCACAGATGTCATCTCTAGGGAAACTTTTATTAGGAAGATTCAAGATTTAGTGTCTTTTTCTAACTTTTTAAATGAAAAAACTGTTTTTAAGGAGTGATGGAACTTTTTTAAAATAATAATTGTTAAATAAAAAACACATACAAAATGGGAGTATATAAACAAAGTATAAAAAAAGGCAAGAAAGAGTGCTTTATAGAAAGGGCTAGAGTATTACTAGCCACTAGAGGGCTATTACTTTCTGACAAGACCCTAGAGGTTTTATATTGGGTATTGTATTATAAAATAGACTACCCTGCATTAGATGCTAATAATGTGGGAAAATTTAAGAATATGAATCAAATGCATGTAGTGATTGCAAAGCACATGCAAGTATTTTCTTCTTATATTGGGGCTTATATAAATGATAGAATCATTCCTTTTAAGATTTTAAAGAAGACAGTTTCAATACCAGCAGATAGATTCTCTAAACCTAGGGTATTGGATTATGAAATACCTCAATGGCTAGAAAAAATGTACAAAGATAAAGAATTTAAATTAGATATAAATTTTATATATGAATAAGAGCATTGTACAGATAATAAAAGAAATGAACTCTCCATATAGAAAGCTTATGATAATGGATAATGCCACCTATGACATGCTTAAAAGAGAGCTAGGTATGGAATACTATGAGGAGCTAGTAAAATATAAAAACCTCACAATAGCTATAAGCTTAGACGATAACTTAAAATTAATGTTAGTATGATGGTGATATTGGCTGTAAAATTACTTTTAATCTTAACTTTTCTGCTCACCATGGCAGCTTTAAATATATTTTTTAAGGTAGAAGAAGACTGTGATTTTAATATAATGATTAAAAGAATAGCCAGAGACTTTTTAATTATATTGGTGCTATTTTGTTTCATATCCACCTTAGTGATTGCAAATGTCCAATAGTATATTTGAGGAAGTTTCTAGTAATCTTGGGGATGTTTCCCCCGAAATGGTGGAAATCATTTATAAGGATTATGTAAAAACGCTTTCAAAGGAAATGTCAAAGTCTCCAGATAGGGAGATGTATTTGCCTAAGTTTGGTAAAATAGCTCCAAGCATTATAAAGATAAAGAAAAGGCTTAGGATGTTCTTTAAGTTGAGGCATGTAGAAAAAACACAAAAAATGATAAATACAATTAGATCATTAAGAAATAATAAAAATAAAAGAAAATAAAAATTATTTTCGTATATTTGTAAAAATTTTAAAACACACAAAACAATCAAAATTATGACAATTAAAGAATTCAAAGAACAACCAATTCCAGATTTTGGATTTGAAATCAAAAGAGAAAATCACATTTTAGTACAATGTTACGCTAAAAAAAGTGCATTGGCTTCTCAGCTAGTGGGTATGGACAACCGTAAAACCACTGAAATTAAAAATGCTTTTAAAGTATTGATGGCTAATGGTTCTAAAACCTTTAAAGAAGGAGATATTATTTCTCTTGGAGATAATATGGTGGATAAACCAATTGTAAGCTATAAGCCACCTGTAGGAGGAGATCCTGAGGGAGAAGCTAGACCAGTATTCGGCTCCTATCTACAAGGACTAATGCCATTTGCATTCTTCTGTAATAAGTTAGAAGACGCAGACGATGCTTTAGAGCTTACATTTTTAATACCAGAGGATCTTGTCACCGTAAAACATAATATATAAAATGGAAAAAAATATCAATAAGAAAAAAACACCCGCTTCTCCTAAGAAGAAATCGTCTAGAGTGACTAAAAAAGAAGAGACCTCTTTGTTAGAGAGCAATAAGATAGAGGATAGTATTATAAATGAAACTCCAATTGTTTATAATACCCCAAAATGCACTGTTCCTTCTTCAGATATTCTTGGAATAAAGTCATTTACGGAGTCTTTACGATACAAAATTGTAAATTTTATAAAACTATTACTAACCTATAAATAAAAAAAATGAAACCAATGATGATGATGAACAACAAAAAGAAAATTCTTTCATTAACAAAAGAGACTAATTCAGAGAAAGAAACTTATGCCCTTAAAAAAAGAACTGAGAAAGAAGAAGTTACAAAAACTTTAGAAAAAATCAGCAACGGATGGCTTTTAACAGTGGATAAATATTCTTTAGATGGAGGAGATGAGTATTCTTGCATTAAAAAGTATTTTGAAAAAAACCCTTTAGAAATGGAAGAAGAAGAGGATAAAGAAGAGGAAGAAGTTGGAAAAATGGCAGGAGAAGGGTTTATGGAAAATTGGGATGTTTTAAGCCTATAAATAATTTTCAATATGTTTGCCAATCCAAATGCAGCTAATCCTGCAAAGATTAATTTTAAGAATGTAAAAAACTTCCTCTCTGCACAAGTCAGGGAGGCAGGTTTTTTGCCTGAATGTGAAAAAGAACAAGTGCTCTGGAGAGCAGAAGTGGCTAAAGAATGCACTGTAAATGGTAGCTGCTTAGAATGTGGGTGTGAAACCCCCGACCTATATTACGGTACAGATGGGTGTAAGAGAAAGGAAAATCCTTGCTTCCCTGATATGATGGGAGAAGAGGAGTGGGAGAAGTTTAAATTAGAAAACAATATAAATTTTTAATAAAATGACAGATAATATCAACCCAAACTTAAAGCTCACCACAGTGGTATTTGAACCAGACGTAGTATTGGTTACAGGTAGAAGAAATGACACTGTAAGCGGAAAAGCATTAGTAAAAAACATAGGGAATGAAACCTTTGTATGCCAAAGTGTTTCTAAAAGTTGTGGGTGTACCACTCCTTCAGGAATCAATACAGGAACTATTATAGAGCCAGGAGAAAGCAATGAGTTAAATTTTAGTATTCAACTAGGCACTCCTTCAGATAAGTTCATTTATGTCCATGGTAATGCCACCGCAATATCTCTTAGAATCACAAAAAACATTATTTCTTAAACTTTTATTATGGAACTAATTGTAGATAATAAAAGATTAACTTATATTTTTCATAATGATTTTGAGTTATCAGCAATTAATGATGCCTTAACATTTTTAAATAATAATGATTTACCTATTAATTTTTTCATTAACACTCCTGGAGGTTATACAAGTTTTGTACATCCTTTATCTAAAGCTATTGAGGATTATGAGGATATAGTTCTCTACCCTATTGAGGAATGCTCAAGTGCAGGATTTTTCTTATTAATGAACACTACCGCTCCAATTTGTTTTTTAGATAAATCAATGAGGGCTATTGTTCATTTTCCAAGAATAGATTGTTTAGTGGACCTTAATGAAACTCCTATTTATGATAAAAAAGAATTAAAACTTAGATCATTGAATAATAAATTTAAAGACCTTTTGTTAAAACTACCCTTAGAGCAAAAGCAACTAAAAAAACTATTAAAAGGAGAAGACATAACCCTATATTATAATGATTTATTAGAGATTTTTAAAGATAGAATAATACATGAGTAACCATAATAATCATTTTGAAATTAGAAAAAGTAAAAGACTAAAACAAGTACATTCTACAAGGGATTTCTTTACTGGCGAGACTATTCTTTTTATATGTTGCGAAGAATCAAAGATACCTACTCAACACACAATACAATTAGACGTAAATTACCATGTGCTAGACCCTATTGTAAAATACATTAAGCATTCCTTTGACCCCAACGTAAGAGTAGAGGGACATTCTTTAGTAGCCACTAGGAGAATAAGAGAGGGGGAGGAGATTAAGAGAAACTATTACGAAACTGAGGAAATTATTGTAAAAGAGTTTACAGATAAGGAAACAGGAGAAAAGGTAAACACAAAGAATCTCTATTTATTTAATAATAAAAACACAGACGATGGATTATTATTTAATGCAGAATTTTGATTATGAGGTTAATAGAATTTTATTTTGGGAAGTGAATCCTGAATTTAAATTTACAGAACCTTTTGATAATTTTTATAATTCTTCAGAGAACAAGGACTACACTTCAGAAGTAATGTGGGCCATATATCTTTTTTGTGATATAAAGTCTCCAAAGATTAGACTTAGAAAAGATGAAAGAGCAGAAGACATTAAAAAATACTTTTTAAAAGAAGATTCTTTTGATTTTGACCATCACGAAGACTTGATAGATGCCTATCCAAAGGTAGTGATGACAAAGATACAAAGAGAGTTGAAGGTATGGCAGGATAAGATAGAGGAGAGAAATAAGTTTCTAGAAACCCTTTCTTATAGCTTAGATACCTTTGAAGCCCTTGATAAGATGATGAAAGACTCCAAGCTTATCTGGGAATCTTTTGGAAAGGTTTACAAGGAATACCAAGATGAGAACATTGAAACTAGGGCTAGAGGAGGAAGAGAAGAATCTTTCACTGAGAAATTAGTAAGCAAAGCAAGCAAAAAATAAACAACACACACAAAACAATAATTTATAAAACTAAAAAGTATGTACCCAGTAAATAAACCAAATATTTATAATCAGCCAAAACCAGGAGAAAGATTTTCTTTAAAAGAAGGGAGATATTTTTGGTATTCAAGTATTATGAAAACGTATAATAAAGCCCAACAAGCTGCTTGGCAGAAAGAAATGGAAGAAAAAACCAAGCAAGACCCTCAAACAACAGATGATAATATTAATTGATACGGAAGATAAAGTAATTGAAGTAGAAGGTGTTGATAACGCAAAAGAAACAAAAAAAATTATTAGAGAAACTCTAAAAAATTTTGATGATTTTGAGCACATTATAACTCCATCTATAGAAATTAAAATTATTCCTATAAATACAGATTTTATAATGAATAATTTTTTTAAAAATTTTACTAACCTATCTGGTGACAAAAAAAATAGTTTAGACATAAAACCTGGTCCGCCAAAACAATGATTATAGATACTTCTTATATTTTTCCAAAAATATATGACAATACTCCTTTTATTAAAAACCACCCTGTTTTACACCCTCATAGTACAGCTTATTCTGAATATTGGACTAAAGAACTTGAGGAATTTATTTTAGGGATGTGGAGAGAGGAACAAACTCCTGAAGGACTGCGTTGGAGGTACATGAACCCTCAATTAAACTACTTTGCCAACTATCACACCATCACTATTCAAGATGGTAAGCAACGTATTAAATCTAGACCTAGCCTATTGGATATAAATTGGACAATTTTAAATTGTTGGTTTATTTGTAGAGGCTTTAGCGGGTTTGATGAGGATGATGAATACACCTGTAATTGGACTGCAAAGTTAAAGCAAGATAAATTGTTAAACAATAGTCTTCCTGATATTCCTCTTAAATTTTTAAATAACCTCACTGATAATTGTTATAAGAAAGATGGCACGTTAAAGACTTATGTAGATCCTTTAGAATATCTTAATGGTACCCATGAAAAACCTCTTGGTAATCCTTTTTATGAGAATAACGCATTGAACCTCTTTGTGTTAGGGTCTAGGTCTGGAGGAAAAAGCTTTATGGCATCAGCGTTAATGGAACATGAGTGGTTATCAGATGGGGCAAAGACTGTGGAGGATTATCTATCAGGTAGGAATAAAGTGGAAATATTTTGCGGGTCAGCCAGTTCAGGAAAATCTTCTCAGCTTTTAGATAAATTCTCAAACTCTTTAAAGAATCTTCCTGGGGAGTATTTTGACAGGGATTATTTTCCTTCTCCTTTTAGTAGGACTTTTTCAGGAACATTGAAGGTAGGTAACTCTAAAAATCCTTATAGGTTTGAGTATGAGAAAAAGATAGGAAATTCTCTAGTAAAAGAAGGTACAGGGTCCTTGTTGATACATGAAACGTATAAAGACAATAAGCAAGCAGCCGTTGGGGGTCGTTACAATGTCCTAGTGGTAGAAGAGGTGGGTTTGGAAGATAAGATTCTCACCGTACATGGAGCGAATGAGTCTACACAGGATATGGGGGCAGGTAAGTTTGGATCTTCCTTATATTTAGGAACAGGCGGGGATATGGATAAAGTTATTGAGTCTGAGATTATATTCAGAGACCCTGAAGCTTATGATTTTCTAGGATTTAAAGATATTTATGAAGGAAGAGGAACTATAGGCTTCTTTCTTCCAGCTATTTACACCAATTTAGCATATAAAGATGAAAATGGTAATACGGATGTAGACACCTCTCTTAAATTTGAGATGGAAAGACGTGAAGAAAAGAAGCAAGCTAATAATACTTCTGCTTATGATGAGTATATTATGTCTAGGCCAATTAAGCCTTCTGAAATGTTTCTCTCAAAAACAGGTAATAAATTCCCTATCGTTATGCTCAGAGAACAACAAGCTTCCAATGATAGATACCAGTTTAAAAAACATTTAAGAACATTGGGAAACCTTGTTGAAGACCCTGATTTTATTACAGGTGTTAAATTTAAACCTAACTTTGATTTAAGACCTATAGATAGATTTCCACATGATTCTAAGTCAGATTTAAAAAGTGCTTGGGAATTTTATGAGCACCCTCCAGTGGGAATTATACCCCCTAATTTATTTAAAATTGTATATGACCCTATTAGAGATGAAGGCGGAGGTACCTCATTAGCAGCAATTTACGTTTACAAGTCTAATAATACCTTAGACAATAACGGTAATGAAATTGTGGCTTGGTGGGTAGGAAGATATGATATGCCTGAAGAAATACATTTAAATTGTGTATTGGCTGCTAAATACTTTAATGCTCAAGTGATGTTTGAGAATAACATTATTGACTTTAAGAATTATTGTATGCGTACAGGAAACTACCATATACTTGCCTCCACCCCAAAACAAATAATTGAGAAAGCTATAAAAGACCCCACATTAAAGTATGATGTGGGAATTCCAATGACAAACCCTTTGAAGCAATATGCTTTAAGATTGGCACAACAATGGTTGTTGGAGGAGAAGAAAAAATATGCAGAAGAGCTAGAGGATGGGACAAAGAGAGAAATAGTGGTGAGAAACTTAAACACTATTAAAGATGATTTGCTATTAGAAGAACTTGTACAATTCAACGATAAGGGAAACTTTGACCGTGTGTCTGCTTTCCTGTTATTAATGCTTTGGCTAGAGCAAGATAAAGAAATGGTTATAAAAGAGTCTGAAGACATAGTGAAAAAAACTTCAAATGATTTTTATAAAGACTTATATAATAACCAGTTAAAAAACACTAATTTACTGAAATATTAAAATAAATTTTATAAAAAAATAATTTTTAATTAATTTTGTTTTTTTAAATAAACTAAAAATGGTAATAAACGATAGTTTAACCGCACAATTCTTAAACATGCCTGGAAGTGATAGGCTAAGTTATAAGAAAAAAATAGCTGATAACTATGCCTGGGCAAGGCAAAGAATGGATTACCTATGCAATCAATACAACTATTATAACGAGAGAAAAGAAAAATTCAAGATAAACTACGAACTATATAACGGTAGAATGGATTTTACCAGTTATATAAATACAGGGAATATAATTGAGAATGAATTAGGAATGGATATTCCAGAAATAGAAATCAATCAAAGTGATTTTATACATTTTCCTATATTACAAAACGTATTACACGATCTAGAAGGAGAGGAGATAAAAAGACCTTTTAATCTTAGAGTGGTTAGTACAAACTCTACAAGTGAGTCAGTTAGACAAAGAAAGCGTAGAGAGCTTTTAATTGAGAATACTTCTAAGATTGTAAGACAAGAATTGCTTTTAAAAGCAAAGGCAGTTAATCAAAAAAGACTAGAAGAAATAAAAGCCCAGATGGACCCTTCAATGGACCCTCAGTATTTAGAAAAGCTACAAGAAATTACTGCTAATCTAGATGCACAGCTTGAGGAAACCATTAATAAAATGACTCCAGTGGAGGTAGAAACTTACATGGCTAAAGGCTTTAGATTACCTGAAGAGAAGCTTACCGATGAGCTATTACAATACCATATTCGTACAGATAGAATTAAAAAAGTTTTTGATAAAGGCTGGAAAGATGTAATTATTACAGGAGAAGAAGTATATTGGACAGGAGAGTTAAATGGTAGACCTACTATCAGAGCTTGTAATCCCCTGTATTTTAACTATGCTAAGTCAAAAGATGTTGACTTCTTGGATGAAGCAGACTGGTGTACTTACGATGAGTATCTATCTATTTACGAGATATATCAAAAATTTGGTAATATAATTACCGAAGAAGAAAGAGAAGTTTTTGACAAATATGAGTCTACATTAAACTCTCCTTCAGATTCTAAGGTGTGGGAAATTATTCCTAACGCTATTATGAATCCTACAGATTCCGAAGCTACTCCTAGCTGGGTAGACCCTTGGGAAGATAATTACAGTGATAATTTTAAAATTAGAAGACTTAGAGTAACGCATGTTGTTTGGAAGTCTTTGAAAAAAATTAAATATATCTTTAGGTTAAATGAAAATGGCACCCTAGAAAAAACTATTGCGGATGAAACTTATGTTTTTAACAAAGAAACAGATGTTAAGCAAGAAATTTTATGGATACCTGAATTTTGGCATGGATATAAAATATTCACCAATCCAAAGATTTATATAAAAGTTGAACCTATTCCTAATCAATATAGAGACGTTGACAACCCTTTTCAAATTAGAGGCCCTTATACAGGCTCTGTTTATTCGGCAAGAAACTCCGCCCCTATAGCAATTGCTGACTTAGGAAAACCTTGGCAGTTCTTGTACAATGTAGTTATCAATCAAATTATTGAATTGATGAAGACAGATATAGGTAATGTATTGCTAGGATTACAAGAACAAATTCCAAAGGAAATGACTCCTACACAGTGGATGACTTATATTAAGAAATTCAAGGTGGCTTTAATTAGTGCTTCTAAAGAAGGAGATTTAAGAAATATGGGAATAGATCCTAACTATTGGAAATCTATCAACCTATCTCACGCACAAGAAATAAATCAAAAAATACAACTATTAGAATATATTGAGAAAAAAATGGCACAGTCTATGAGCTATAACCCTGGTAGACTAGGACAGCAATCTCCTTATGAGTCTATAGGCAATAACCAACAAAGTATTATACAATCCTCTAATCAAACGGAGAAATGGTTCTACATGCATAATTATGTAAAAGAAAGAACCGTTGAGAACTATATTGAAATATGTAAAGTAATCTATAAGGAAAACCCATTAAAGGCTTCTTATATTCTTTCAGATTTAAGTATAGCTACTTTGAATACAGAGGTGGCAGATTTTGCAAATTATAACTATAAAGTATTCATTACAAATACATTAAGAGATACAGAGATTATTAGTCAATTGAAAACCTTAATTCAACCTATTATCCAAAATAGTGGAGGAGATTTAAGAGTGGCTACAGAAATTCTCACTACAGAGAATGCTACAGAAGTTAAAAATATCATTGCTAGGATTCAGGAGCAAAAAGAAGCTAAAGAAGAGCAAATGCAAAAATCTCAACAAGAGCAACAAATGCAAATGCAACAAATGCAGATTCAAGCTAAACAAGAAGAAATGAAAATGCAGAAACAAATAGCTGATGATAGAAACGCTGTAACATTAAAGGCTGCGGAGTTGAATGCTCAGAGATTAGAAAGAGCAAACGATATTGACCAAGATGGAACAAACGACTTGATTCAATTGCAGATGGAAAAAAATGAAAATGAGTCAAGCGTAGAGCTCAATGATGCCAAGATAGCACAGATACAACTTCAGAATAAAAAAATTGAAACTGAAATTCAACTAATGAAAAAAAAGGGTAAAAAGGAGTAAACCCTTATAAACACTGGGCTCATTAATGAATTTTTTTATTCTAAGAAAAAAATAATTTATAAAAAAATAATTTTTTTTCAATTTTGCAGTACAAAACAATTATTTCACACACACATAAACAAACAAACATGCAAGATAACAATTTAGATTTTGAAATTATAGAATTCAATGAAGATCTTTTAAATGATAATAATTTATCAGATAAAATAGAATCTATAAACGAAACGGAACAAACAGAGGAGGAAGAAGAAGATGAGGATAACGATTCTTCTTTAGTTAATGCTGATTTAGTAGATGAAGACAATATTGATGACCTTGACCTCAATGACGAAGAAAAGGAAGCAATATTAAATAAGAAGAAAGAAAGCTCCTCTTCTCAAAAAGAAGAAGAAGAAGAAGAGTCTTCAGAAAATGAGGAAGAAAATTCAGAAGTAGATCCTTTAAAAATATTCGCTTCAGAATTACAGGAAAAAAACCTTTTAAATCTTCCAGAAGATTGGGATGGATCAGAAGAAGCTTTATTTGAAGCTTATGAAGCCACTTTAGATGAAAGGGCTTTAAATTTAATAAAGAGTTCTTATAAAATAAATGACCCTAGAGTAGACGGTGTTCTTAATTTTTTAAAGAATGGGGGAAATATTGATGATTATGTCAATTTACACGCAGAAACAAATTGGGTGGATGTAGACATTGAAGATGAAGATAATGCTACAGCTCTTGTAAAAACATATTTAACTTCGGTTAAAAATTTAGAAGAAGAAGAGGCAGAATCGTTATTGGATGGGTATAAAGAAAAAGGAAAGCTATTTAGTCAAGCTAGTAAAATTCAAGCTGATTTAAAAGTTTTCAGAGAAAAACAAGAAGACGATCTTATAAAATCTCAACAAGAATATGCTCGTATACAAAGAGAAGAATACATTAAGAGTGTAAATAAAATAAGAGAAACTATTCAAAGCGGCAAAAGTAATAATGTAGTTATTGCTAAAAACCAAAAAAGTAATTTTGAAGATTTTATTTTTTCACCTCAAGAGATAAGAAACGCTAGAGGAGAAGTTGTAGGAAGAGCTACAGGCTTCAAACAAAAATTAAATGAGTATCTTTCTGACCCTGAAAAAATGGTAGCATTAGCTTACAAAATATTTGAAGGATTGTCAGATAAGTCAGATAAAGTTGAAGTGGCAAGTAAAGAAAAAAGTAAGTTGGCAGAAAGTTTAAGAAGAGCTTCTGGAAAAACAAAGCCAAACACAATTAAATTAGAATTCATAAATTAAATATAAAAAATTAAATTAAATTAACATGAAATTATCACAAAGTAAATTCGGTATTATAAAGGCCCCTACGATTACAGGCGATCGTAACTGGGGTATGAACTATACCAACTTAAACAATCTATATGCTGCAGGTTTGATTAAAACAGACGTAGACGCATTAGGTGGTATGGGTCAATTAGCCTCTATGAAAACATTGTTTGACGGTACTGCACCACTATTGGAACTTGCCCAAGGTTCTGACACTATCACTGTTGAAGGTGACAAAGTAGAATGGGAATTCATGGTTTCAGGATACAGACCCGCTCTTATAGTTGAAGACGTTGAAGCAGGAAACCTTACAAAAGGTATTGCTCAAAGAGAGTTTAAAATTAAACTTGACATTGGAACATTTGTAGAAGGTGATACACTAGTATTCACTGACAGCAAAAAATTCAACATGCGTGTAAGTAAAGCTCCTGTTAAAGAAGGATCTTTTACAGTTTACACAGTTAAATTGATGACTGACAGCCCAAGCTTGTTTGTTGACAATAGTTTGTTCACTCCAGGAACAAGAGTGATGAAAATGCACTCCACTTATTCTGAGGCATCTGTAAAAGGTGGTTCAATGAGTGTTGATGCTATCGGTAAAATTAAATTCCGTTCTGGATTGACAAGATTTAGAAAACAATATGCAATGACAGGAGATGCTGCTCAAAGAAAATTGAACGGTAACTTGTCTGAGGCAGATTTGTTAATCTTAGCAGGAAGAAAAGCAGGTGAGAGCCAACAAGCTTTCCAAACAAGAATTGCTAACGCATTGAGCAAAAAAAATACAGGTAACATGTATATCACTTCCGTTGCTGAGGTTAAATTCAACAAAGAATTTGAAATGGAAAAAGAACTTCACTTGATGTATCAAAGAAGTACTTCTACAGTTATTGACGAGTCTACAGGATACTTTGTAAACCAAGGTCCAGGTCTTCAAGAGATTTTGGAAGATGGATATAGAGAATTCTATAACACTTTCTCTATTGGTCTTATCAAAGACTTCCTACAAGATATATTCTTCGGTAGAGTTGCTTACGATCAAAGAAATGTTGTAATGTGGACAGGTGAAATAGGACTAAGATTATTTGATGAGGCTATCAACCAAATAACTCAAGGTTTCTTCAAAGATATGAAAGATTATTTCATCAAAACAGATGGTGCTTCATTGGTACCAGGTGGACCAACAGGATTGTCTTACACTGAAACTCCATATACTCAATACAAATTGAAATTTGGTGGTTCATTGACAGTTATGCACATGAAAGCTTATGATGATGTAACTTTCAACACTATCCTAGATGAGAATGGTTATCCAGCAGAGTCTTCAAGATTTACATTCGTTAACTACGGATTAGGTGATGGTTTTGGTAAAAACATTTCCTACTTGAAATCTAAGAGAGATGTAGCTTACGGTTACGAAGGTGGATTGTCAAGTCCTTACGGTAATAACCAAGGAGGATTGATGTCTCACTCAGGTGACTTCTGGACAGTACATAGAATGGAATACGCAGGTATCTTGGTAAAAGATGTTACAAAATGCGGTGAGTTGATTCCAGCAGCATTAAGAGGAAAATAAAACTTCAATAGGCTTTAGGGTATGAGCCATCTAATCATACCCTTTTTATAGCAGGAGGGAGGTATGGATCTCTCTGGTCTCATAAACCAGTTTAACCAGTTCGAGTCTGAGTCGTTGCTACTATTTTTTAATCACACAAACAACAAAACAATGAGTACATTATTAAACAAGAAGGTAAAAATTTACCCTAACATTAAAAAAAATAAGCATTGGCAAGTAAATATTGACCCTGCTTATAGACAAGCTTCTGAAAGCTATGCATTTTTGGCTAATGCTAACACCATTAGACCTCAATTTGATGAGAATGCTTACAGATACAATCTAGGTCCTATCAATGATAGATACACTGATGAACAAATAAATGAATTAGTAAGAAAACTTGCATTAAATGATGAGTATACTAATCAAAAAATAACTTCAGCAGATCCTTCTAATAGAAAAGACCCTTTCTTTACACATAGTAAGTGTAGAGCTAAATTAGGAAGAGATATTCAAACTCTTGACCTAAATAAACCGACAGAAGAATTGATTTATGCAATCATGTCGGCAGATTCAATGACAGTGGTGGGAGAGACTTCTCTATCTAAACACCCAGCCGCAGAGTGGATTATTGAAGATGAAATAGCAGATGCTACTGTGAGAGAGTCTAAGCGTGAAAAAACAAGTAAATTACACGAAAGATACAATAAACTCACACTATCTCAAAAGAGAGACATGAGTACCGCTTTAGGTATTAAATTGACAGGAGATGAGAAAGAAGTGATTATAGAAGACTTGTTGTATTCTAAAATTACAGAAAACAGTAATAAAGAAACTTTGACAGCTATACAAGATTTATTTATTGAGCTATCAGATTCTAAAAATAAAGCAAAATTGGAAGTTACTATCAATGTTGAGAAAATGTACCAATATGCAGTGTTAAGAAAAGAAAATATAAAAGTATTTTTTAACGGAGAGCAACTTCAAACAGATACTATAAATATTATTGATTTCTTACAAAAACCAGAAAATTCTTCACTATATTTAAGCCTAGAAGAGGCTTTAAAAGCTAAGATGAAATAATGTTTTCAATAAAAGAAGCCCATTATAAATTTAAACAACATGCAAACAAGGTAGATGGGTTAAGAAACGCTAACTTTCTTATACCTCAGATAGACGAATACCTTTTTGAAGCTTACATAATTTATATTGAAAACATTTGTGAGCAATTAGAGATAAACCAAAAAAGAAGAGATGACATAAGGGAGCTAGAAATTAAAAATTTTCTACTCCCAGTCACTAAGATTAACGATGACTATTACACTGCAGATTTACCCGCAGATTACTATAGATATTTAGAGTCTTATTCTGTATGTTTTACAGATAAATGTCCAAAGAAAAGTATTAAGAATTTTTTCATACAAAAGGATGATATTTATACAAATGATCCTATGTTTAATTCTTCCTATGTTTTTGAAAGAGTTAACATGGATATGTCAGGCAATAAGTTATACTTATACTATGAAGGATTTGATATAGACAAAGTTTTTCTTTCTTATATTAGAAAACCTTTAAGGCCAGGAAATCCACAAGACTTTTTAAATGGAGGGGGCACTTATAACTTACCTAATGGAACTCCTGCAGTTCAAAGAGATATAGAAATCAACTCAACTTTCCAAGCAAACAAAATTATAGATATTGCAGTATTAATAGCAATGAGAGATATAGGCAATACTATAGATTTTGAGTCACAATTAAATAAAATTTTAAACATATCAAAAATTTAATAAACCTTAAATAAATTTAAAAATGAGATCAAGAATTCAAAAACAAATTTTCCTTCCAACTGCCGCAGTATCAGGTAGTGCAACAGGATACGGTATTGTCCCAACGGGTACTGCATTTTACAATGCTACCACTAAGCAATACTTATTAAGACCAGGTCAAATCGGATTTTACAATGCCGAGACCAACACAGCAGTAAATGCTACTACTATCGTAGGAGTAAAATCTATTTTTATTGCAATTGGTGTAGATAAAACTGCATCTAAATTAACTTCTGACAGTGTAAGATTAGCTTCAGGTGAGACTATTACATCTTGTTCAATTGATGATGCAAGTGTAAAAGCTCCTCAAGAGGGTGAGTCTAACAAAGCTAAGTTTAACTTCTCTTGTACAGATTGTTCACAAAACTATTCTATTGGAATCAGAATTAACGATCCTACATTGAACTTTTTCTACCCAGAAAACAGATACCATGTAGAATTGATTTCTGTTCAATCAGAAGAATGTCCTTCTTGCGATGGTGATTGTGACTACACTCATGATTGTGAAGAAGTTGCATTGAAATTGAAAGCAGAAATTGAAGCAAACGAGTTGTTGTCTAAATATGTAGATACAGTAAGAACTTCTGCAGACCCAGTTAGTCCAATAACTCCAGCAGCAGGTTTCTCTTGTGCAATCGAAATTACTTTCAAAGTAAACACTGCAGAGTGTGTATGTTTCCCTCCATCAGAGGCTATCATTGATAGATATACTATCGGTTCTATTCAAGTTATCTTAGGTTCAGCTTGGGCTCCAAATTCTACAAGTGTTTCTGTAGACAATACAGGAATGCAATTGCCAGAAGGTCATGGTGCTAAGTTGCAATGGGAAGAGTATCATGAAATGCCAGGTGGTACAGGTTTCGATGGTTTGAACAATGAAGTTGAAACTACAGGAGCTCCTTACTATGCTCAATTAAATGTATCAAGAACTAAAAACTTACTAGTAGATTGTAATGAAACATATTGCCAATATGTGTTAGGATACCATACAGTTTCTCCAAATGAGAATGCAAATGGTATGAATTGGAATCCAAACTTTATCACAACTATCTTAGTACCAGAAGCTCATAGCACTACTCAAACAGCAGTGGAAGCTACTTTGAATGCTTTTGTTACAACAGGACCTTGTGGTAAGACAATTGAACTTGAGTGTCTATAAGACATTCTACAAAAAAAGAATATTATTAATTAATATATTGTTTTGTGTGTGGAGTAGGTGGTAGAGGAAACTTTGCCGCCTATTTTTTTTATACATATAACATAAATTTTATAATATAAAAATTAATACTTATTTTTGTTTATTATTATTAAAAATAAATACATGAAAAACACTTTAATTCTTTCAGAGGCGATTTATAAAGGCAAAATAAAACAAGTCAATCAAGATTCCTTTGTAAATATGACAGATATTGTCAATGAGATTTTTGCTTGTTTTAACATTCCTTGTTGTGAAAACCAATCAGATTTTTTTATTAGAAAAGCCTACTTATTAAAAGGAAGAAAAAAACCAGGAGCTAACTGGACTTCCCTTAACAAAATAGTAATGGATATTTATAATTGTGAATTCACAGAAACCTTCTGCCCTGGATTAAGAAGTGAACAGTGGTGGATTACCACTGATGTCATAAGACCTGCAAAAACTGTTGAAACTATTAGCTTTACAGGAGTAATTAAAAAAGTTTTTGCATGTTGCAATTTATTAACAAATATTGTTACTCAAAATTCAAATTGTTTATTATCTCAAAATGGTCAATATATTGTAACTCAATAAACTAAAAAAATATGTCAAGTGTAAAAATAACAGAACTATCAAGTTCAGGACCTTTAACAGGTTCAGAAGTATTACCTATTGTGCAAGGTAATCAAACAGTAAAAACAACAGTACAAGAAATAGGTTCATTTACTAGACCTTACAAAGTTTATACAGCTTTATTGACTCAAAGTGGTGGGGATGACCCGCTATCAATTGATTCAGGTTTATTAACTATTGGAGTAACGTATTATATAAATAATAATTCTTCCGGAATGGATTTTACAAATGTTGGAGCGCCAAATAATATTGCAGGGGAATCTACATACTTTATTGCAACAGGAACTACTCCTAACTCGTGGGGGGCAGGAGAAGGAACAGGAAACGGTACTTTAAGCTACAACACAGGAGCTCCCGTAGTAACAGTGTTAGAGAATACTATTGGGAATATTTGGTTTACTTATGATATGGTTGGAAGATATAATGTAAATTCTGATGGATTATTTACAACAAATAAAACTTATAGTGTGCCTTATGTGTATAGTCCTCTTTCAGATTTACCTAATGGCATTTTTATAGAAAATTTAACAGTAAATTATTCACAAATTATTTCTATATATAATGCAGATACAGTAGATAATCAATTATCAAACACCTCAATCGAGATCAGAGTTTACGAATAAAAATAAATAAAAGATATTAAATAAATAAAAATGGCAAGTGTAAAAATAACTCAACTTCCTAATGTATTAGGAAATCAAATAAATCCAGCAGTGGATATTTTACCTATTGTAAGAGTAGGTGCAGATTCTACAGATAAAATAACTGTAGAAGAATTAGGAACCCTTTTTGGAGGAGGATTAGAAGGGACTCAATATGTTTATGTAGCAGCTAATGGTACAGATGTAGAAAATGCTGCTGAACTTCAAGCTGCTTATGTTACTGCTCAGGGTATGTCTTCAAGTATAACAAATAGAATTACTATAATTGCTGCACCCGGAAATTATAATTTTAGCACTGCTAATTTTGTAATGAATAAACAATACATTGACTTAGTTTCATTAGATGGAAATAAAAGTATAGTATTTAACGGCTCAAATACAATAGAGATAACTGAAAATGATGTATTTGTCAAAGGTGTAGATGTTGGAACATTAAACTTTACTATAGCAAATTCATTAAATTTCTTAAGGGTTGAAAACTGCACAGGTGGAGAGGGTTCATTTGCTGGTTACGGCGGCATAGCAAGTGGCACGTTTACTAACTGCACAGGTGGAAAGAATTCATTTGGTGGTGACGGTGGCACAGCAAGTGGCACGTTTACTAACTGCACAGGTGGAGATAATTCATTTGGTGGTGCCGGCACAGCAAGTGGCACTTTCACTAGTTGCACAGGTGGAAATAATTCATTTGGAGGTGACGGTGGCACAGCAAGTGGTGTGTTTACTAACTGCACAGGTCTATATGCTTCATTTAGTGGCGATGGTGGCACAGCGAATGGTGTGTTTACTAATTGCACAGGTGTAGATAATTCATTTGGTGGTAACGGTGGCATAGCAAGTGGTGTGTTTACTAATTGTACAGGTAGAGATTATTCATTTGGTGGTGCCGGCATAGCAAATAGCACTTTCACTAATTGCACAGGTGGAGATTATTCATTTGGTGGCGATGCCGGCACAGCAAGTGGTGTGTTTACTAATTGTACAGGTGGAAGGGGTGTATTTGGTGGCAGTGGCGGCACAGCAAATGGCACGTTTAATAGTTGCACAGGTGGAGATGGTTCATTTGGTGGCGGTGGCACAGCGAGTGGTGTGTTTACTAATTGTACAGGTGTAGATTATTCATTTGGAATAACGTCTTTAGGAACTTTTACAAATTGCACAGCAGGAATTAATTCATTTGGAGGTAGCGGAACATCATCAGGAATATTTACTTCTTGTGTAGGAGGGGAATATTCATTTGGTGGAGATTTAATGGGAACATTATCAGGAAAATTATTTTATTGTCGTATAACATTAGGTACATTTGCAACCGTATCAGGTAGTGGAAGAACTTATTACTGTGTAGATGGAAATGGAAACCCTAATAATCAATAACATAAAAAACAAATAAAAATATGAAAAATTATCAATTAATAATAGAAGGAACTTGGATAGAATTATTACCTGTAGAATTAACAGAAACTCAAATAGAGTTATTAAAGTCTACTAAAGAAACAGATGCAGAAGCTAAATCTGAATTAATAGCAGAGATTAAAGAATCAAGAGAAGGAGCAGTATCTTCTGAATTGACTGAAAAGTTAAATACACTTTACACTTCTTTAAAACCTGAATTAAAAGAAGAAGATATTTATCAATTAATTTCTGCTGACTTTTCTGAAAAAGAAAATAAATTTACAGGAATTATTAACTATAGAGTTAATGGAGAACATAAGCAAGTAAGATTCTAAAAATAAATAAATAAAAATACATGAAAAGAATTAATATTATTTCAGAGACAATTTACAAAGGGCAACATAAACTTGTTAATAAAGGTGCTTTTATTAATATGTCAAAATTAATTTCAGACATATTTGCTTGTTTTAATATTCCTTGCTGTGACAAACAAGCAGATTACTTTGTAAGAAAATCTGCTTTAATTTATAGTAGAAAAAAACCAGGAGCTAATTGGCAATCTTTAAACAAATTAGTTTTAGATGTTTATAATTGTTGTGCAAATACAACCTTGTGTTCTAATAACCAAAGTCAATGGTGGATAACTACAGATGTTATTAGACCTAGAAAAACAGTTGAAACAATTAACTTTACAAATATAATAATTAAAGTTCTTACTTGTTGTGAACTATTAGATTGTTGTGCACCTGTAGTGCCTCCAGGACCTCTTTATAATTTTGATATAACAGCATTAGATTGGCCAGGTATTAATGGAGTAACAGATCAAGCTTCTTTTGAAGCATTTATATTAGGTTCCTCAGATTATACTAATATTACTGTAACTTCTTTTAATTATACTCCTACAAGAGTTCAAGCAAATATAAATGTTACTGGGGGATCAATTGTTAATTTTGGAATTTTTGGGAATGGTTTTGAAATTATTCACGCTTTAAGTGGTTTTGATAATTTATCTAGTTTATATTTAAGTAATAATTTACTAACAGCCTTTAATCCAACTATTCCTTTAGATTCTACCCTAGGTAATATAGAGTTAGTTAATAATCAAATAGTAAACTTTAACCCATCAATTGCTTTACCAAGTGGTTTGATGGGATTAAATTTAAATAATAATCAAATAGTAACTTTTGACCCTACTATTGCGTTACCAAGTACTTTGACTCAATTACAACTGCAAGGTAATCAAATAGTTACTTTTAATCCTACTAATCCTCTTCCTTCTCCTATCTTTTTATTAAATTTAGATAATAATTTGTTAACAGAGTTTAATCCAACTACACTATTTCCAACTACTAGTTTAACAGATTTAAGGTTAAAAAATAATTTAATAACTACTGCAGGATATGTTGCTTCTGAACCATGGGCAAATAGTTTATCAGTAGGTATATCAGCTATTCAATTTACAGGTAATGTTAACTCTGTAGCTGGTACAAATTTAGAAAGCATATTAATAGGTAAAGGATATAACGTAATACCTTAAAATCTATAATAACTATAAAATTAAATAAAAATAAAAACGTGAAAAAAATTAATATTATTTCAGAGACAATTTATAAAGGAAAACACAAACTTGTGAATCAAGGGGCTTTTGTTAATATGTCAGACTTGATGGGAGATATATTCTCTTGTTTTGGTATAACTTGTTGTAATGGGTTACTTGACAGCAAATCAGATTATTTTTTAAGAAAATCTGCTTTAATTTATGGTAGAAAAAAACCAGGTGCTAATTGGCAATCTCTAAACAAATTAGTCTTAGACGTATATAATTGTTGCAAAAAAACAACTTTATGTCCAGGCTCAAGAAGTGCACAATGGTGGATTACAACAGATGTGATTAGGCCAGCTAAAACTATTGAAACTATTAATTTTACCACTATTATAGATAAAGTATTAAACTGTTGTGGAATAACTGAATGTGGATGTCCTCTTTCTTATAATTTTGATATAACAGCAGATTGGCGTTTAGTAGGAACAGTACCTGTAAGTGACCAAGCTACTTTTGAAGATTGGTTAACTAATGATTTAGGGGCTACGTCTGTAGTAATAAGTTCTTTTGATTTAACAGGTAATAGATTACAAGCTAATATAACAGTAGCTGGAGTAGTAACTATTAATTTAGCTAGTAAAAATGTTACTTTAGTAGAAAAGATTGGAGGATTTGACAGTAGTTTATTAATACTAGGATTAAATGGTAATCAAATAGTTACTTTTAACCCATCAATTCCTTTACCAAGTAGTTTAGGGATATTACAATTAAATGGTAATCAAATTGTAACATTTAATCCAACTATTGCGTTACCAAGTAGTTTAGCTTTGTTAGGTTTATCTTATAATCAAATAGTTACATTTAACCCTAGTATTGCCTTACCAAATAGTTTAATTAGCTTAACTTTAGATGGAAATTTAATTGTAACATTTAATCCAACTATTGCGTTACCAAGTAGTTTAACTCAATTACTACTGCAAGGTAATCAAATAGTTACTTTTGACCCTACTTTATCTTTACCTAGTAGTTTAATTGAGTTAGGTTTATCTGGTAATCAAATAGTAATATTTAATCCATCTAATGAACTGCCTATTTCTTTAACTCAATTAGCTTTAGATAGTAATCAAATGACAACGGCAGGATTTACATCTAGTGAACCTTGGGCAAATGCTCAAACTGCTTTTTCTTCTACTTGTACTGTAAGTATGTTCAGTAATATTAATTCAATTACAGGCACAAACTTAGAGACTATATTGCTAACTAAAAACTGTACAATAATTCCTTAAAATATAATTAAACTTTAATTTATAAACTCAAAATTAATTCTCATATTTGCAATAAATCTTACGAAAAATAATTTATGCCAGAATTTGCAAATGAAAGAGAAAAAAATATAAAATTCCAAATTACTTTAAATGAGGAACAAAAACAAGCGAAATCAGTTATACTTCAAAATAGTATAACGTATATTGCAGGAAAGGCGGGGTCAGGAAAAACACTGGTATCTTGCCAAGTAGCTTTAGATTTGTTTTTTAAAAAGCAAGTAAAGCATATTATAATAACAAGACCTGCTGTAGAAGCTGGAGAAAAATTAGGGTTTTTACCTGGGGGTATGGAAGAAAAACTTGACCCTTATGTACAAGCCATCTATCAGAATTTCTATTCTTTATATAAGAAAGACAAGATAGATAATATGATAAAAGAAGGGTCTATACAGATAAAACCTTTTGCTTATATGAGAGGTAGTACATTTTGTGAAGCTGTAATTATAGTGGATGAAGTACAAAATACTACTGAAAGTCAGGTAAAAATGGTTCTGGAAAGATTAGGTAAAGGAAGTAAGATGATGCTATGTGGAGATATTAACCAAATAGATTTAGGTAGAGGAATTACTTCAGGAATAAAATTTTTAGATTTTTTACAAGAAAAAGAATTAAAAAATTATACTAAAATTGTTTTAAAAACTAACCATAGAGATCCAATTGTAGAGGAAATATTAAACTTATACGAAAGCTTTAAAGCACAATAAAATGAATTTAAATTTAGAATTTAGTCAACATAGTTGCAAATATATTTATGTTAATAATACTTCAGAGTATGATTTAACATTAGGTGCAGTTAAAACAACTTATATTAAAGTATTAAATCCAGGTCAAACTGAAACTATACAACTATCAATTCCTTTTGAAGGACAACTTACTTTAAATGCTAAAAATTTAGGCCAACAAACTGATTTAAACGCACTTTTACAGGATATATTAGAAGGTTATTATACTATTGAGTTAGTGGTAACACAACAACTAAATAATAGTAGTCCTATAGTAACTAGTAGCGAAACTTTTTGTTATTATAATACTTGTCAATTAGATTGTACTATTGATAAGAAAACCTTGGAATTTTTACAAAACAAATGTTGTAATGAACAAGATTGTACAGGTAAATTAAGACAAGAAACTAAAGATATTGAAACTTTAAAGTTATATAGAGAAGGATTAAAATCTTCTGCAAGTCTATGTAAAAAAGAAACTGCCACGGAAATACACGAATGTCTTCAGTATAAATTAGGAGTATTAAATATTGATTGTGGTTGTAAATAACTAAATATATGACTTTAAGTACTTATAAAGATTTATTGTGTAAATTAGATGCTGAAATTTCAAAGTTAGTGCAATCTTTTTGTAGATCAGAAACTTATGGGTATAAGACTTGTAAAGATAAATTACAAAAATTAATTTATACTAAACAACTTTTAAAAAACAATTTTATTAGAATAAAATTAGATAAGAACTTTTATTGCTTAGAAGAGACTGAAGATTATACAATTACAAAGACTTTAATTAGAATAATAGGAACTAAAGCTGAAATACTTGTAAAGAAAATAAAAAAAATTATTAAAACTGATAAAAGTTTTGTGTGGGATTTTCCCCCACTTCCACAACCAAATGGAGTTTGGGTAGGGTCTTTTTTTGTACCAGTGCCTGTCAATACTCTTGCTGATATAGAAAATGTAAAAATATATTTAGAAAATAAAAAATTATTTTCTTTCTTTGCATTTGCAGTTGATTACAGTAAAAAACAAATACTATCTTCTAAATATCTTGAAGAAGAAATAGAGGAATGTATTGAGTATCAAGAAATAGATAAATATTGTCTACAGTGTTTAGATGAATTAAAACTAAAAAGACTGATAGAAACTATTTAATATTATTAAACATATAAATAACTTTCCAATAGAATTTATTGGATATATAAAAAAAATATAAAAATGTTAACAGTAGAAAACTATAATTGCCAGTACCTTAAATTAGATTCTCCTACAATTCAAAGATTAAAGGAAAATTTGTTATTAATGCCTTCTGAGTTTACAAAAGTAGAGTTAGAGTATAATATTAATTGTGGAGACACCCCTATTAAAAAGGAATTGCAATACACTCATTTTAATTATTGGTCAATAGATTTGTCTCAGAATATTGCTAAAAGTGATGTTTTAGATGAAATTATTTTTAAACATATAATAACTGGCCAAGAATTTTCTATAGATAACTTAAATATAGATATGGCTACTGCTACAGTAGGAGATTACTTAACTGCAATAACTGATTTGTTGATAAACAATGGATTAAGTACTGTAGGGTTAAGTGTTGTACTTGTGGGCAATGAACTTAGAATAACAGGATTACCTACAGGTATAGTTCCTATTAGTTTTAATATGTCTACAACTATTGAGATATTTTTATTTAACTTTAATAGCCAAGGAAATTGGTTTTATGGGTTAGATTATTTATACTTACGACCAGCATCTTTTAATCTTGTAAACTTTATAGATGGGGTTTATAGAATTAAACTTATATATACATTAGTAGATGGCTCAACTATAGAAGAAACTCAGTGTTTTTTTGCTGATTGTACTATTAAATGTAAAATAGCCTCATTATTAGAAGATGCCTTAGAAGATGATACATTAAATAAAAACATGTATCTATATTATTTAGCCCTAACTACTTCTGGAAATTGCGGAGGTTGTAATTGTGCAGAAATGTGTGAATTATACGAAAGAATAGTTGCATATTTAAATAACCCTATTATAATAGATAAATTAAATTCTAAATCTTGTTGCAGTGGATGTAATTAAGTGCTCATTACCACAACTGGTAATTAATTTTATTGACCATATTGGACCTGACTCTCAAGAATTAGAGTCTGTTATTATACAAAACTATATAAATAGTTTAAATTGTAATACTAAAGAGATAATTTGTGTGTCAAAATACGATACTATATGTGAAGACACTGTAAATAATTTATGTAAATTATTTATTAACGCTCTTACCATAGAGGCAACTCCTACTGGAATTAAAATAACTCCAGTTATATTTAATAGTTTTGGAACTATTACATATAATTGGACTTTTGATCCTACAAAATTTACTTTGCCTAGTGGTAAAACTGTAACAGACCCTGTATTATTTCTTGATTGGATTAATGGAAATATTGTTTCAGACTTTGAGGTTAGTTTAAAAATAGTAGATGGAAAAGGTTGTAATTTTGAAATACAAAAGGATATAAGTTATTGTGAATCATGTTTAAACCCCACTTTATCTATAGAATATGCTCCTTGTTGGGTTTACATAGGTAATGATGATTATTTATTAAAAATAACCCCTGATTTTTCTTGTGTAGGACTTCCTAATTACAATAATTACTTAACTAATATTTACATATCTAGTCCTGATATTTCTATAGTAAAAGATACAAATAATGATTGGAATTTAAAAGTAAAAGATATAAATGCTTTTAAAGCTTTAAATTGTGGAAATGATGGGAAGATATATTTTGGAAAGTCATTTGCCAGAGAAATATATGAATATAACGTAAATACAGGAGATGCTACGTTTAAACTTACATTTCCTCCTAGTGTAGTTTACAATCACCCTACATTGGGAAGCATTACAGTGCCTTTAAACACAGGAGATGGGGATATAGCAGTAACGGCAAATAAGATTTTCTTCCTAAATTGGTTTACAGCACCAGACCCTACAGGAACATTTCCTATGAATTATTCATTTGTAGGCAGATATGATATTGATTGGAATGCGTTAGTTTTATCTAACTTTACAATGATAGCAGAACCTTCTGGAGCAGACTATGAAGATGGGTTTTATGTTTCTTTAGAAGCAGTAAGCGATGATTTAGTATTAGTAGATTGGGTTCAAGGAATGCAGCCTGGAGGATTTCTTCCTGCAACAGAATATGAGATTAGAGAATACGATTTCTCAACTTTAACTTATACTTTATTTTCAGATATAACTGCTCTTTATGGAGTTGATAGTTGTGTAAATGATATTGCATTTGATGGTACACATGTTTACATGTTACAGGGCAATTTTACTAGTAATCCTGTATTTATAATAAGAAAATTTAATTATATTACAAAGGCTCTTGTAGCTTCAAGTTCACCCTTATCATTCTCTATAAATGCTGTGAGTCCTCCAGGAATAGCAGTATTAGATGGAAAGATATATGTTGCCGAAGATTTTGGAAATGTATTAGTGTATGATGCTACTACATTTAATTACTTATACAACAGAGATATAACTAACATAAATATCAGAGGAACTGTTCCTCCTGCTGCTCCTCTAGATGCTATTTCTGGAATGGGTCAAATACCTCCTTCACCTTCTGAAAATTTAGAAATAAATTATACTGTAGACTATAACGAATGTGGAGTAGTAAAAACTATAGAATTAACTGAAGATTTTCCTTGTGATATACCATTGTGTTGTGAAGATTGCGAACTAGATTTAAATATTACATTTGCAGACTGCTATATTCCTTATTCAGATGAAGGTATAGTTGGTGGTGCAGTAGAAGTTACTATTACATCTAATGGTTGTGTAAATGTAAATAATATTGATTTTGAAGGAGCAGTAGTCACTGATAATACATTGGGTACCTCAAATATACTAAAATTTGTAAAAATAAACAATAAGTGGCATATTCTTTCATCTGAAAGTTCTTGGCCAGTAGGCATGATTAGTGTAATATTTGGGTATACAGTTTGCGGAGTTTCTAAAAATTATTCAGGAACTTTTGGAAAAAATGACATAAATGAGTGTTGTGCAGATTGTCCAGAAGAAAATGCTTTTACTGTAACAATAGCAGATTGTTATGAGAAAACAGAGGGTATCACCATACTAGCTAACTATACAATAAATTGTCCAGGTTGGACAAACACTAGTAGCGTTGTAGCATCTGTAATAAAAAATGGAGTTCAAATAGGAACAGTGTCTACTTTTGGTGGTGGATATAGAATAGAATTTTCAACTAATGAAATTTCAGAAATTTGTGACATTGAACTACAATTAACTTCAAACATAGATGATTGTAATGGAGACCCAACTTTGTTTTATAGTACATTAACAATCCCTTGTGATATTGCAGAATGCGGACCATGTGTTGATTGTGATGATATTAATGAAGCCGATTATAGTATAAATATAAATGATTTATGTTGGTCTGAAACTAATCCTGCATTAAGTAAGTATGAAGCAGTTATTCCAAACGTGTTCACTTGTGCAGGTAAAGTATTAAAAGTTAGTTCTATAACAGTACTATCATCTACGGGTTGTACTTATACTACCGTAGTTAGAGATGGAATTTGGTACTTAACAGTAGATAAAACCTGTGCGGACATTAACCCTAATTCAACTATAAATTTAAGAATCTGTTGGAATGATTGCGACTAAAAAATAAAAAATATGGCAGAAAAATGTATAAATAAGGGTTTAGAAGCTCTTACAGAATTTGATAAAACTTGTTGTGGGTGTCCTGCAGAAATTACTTCTTATTATCCAAGTGCTGATCCTTATATTTCTTATGAGGTTGGTCCAGAAGATATGTTAAGTTTTTCTACGACTCAATGGGTAATCCCTATTAAATTTCATTGTGGATGTAATGAAGTTTACAATCCTGGGGGAGGGGCAACTAAAACAGAATATTATTCTAAAATACATTCTGTAAAAGTTGTAGGAACAAATACTGCTAATGTATCTTTTGTATATTTAAACAACGCTACTTTTTCAAATGCATATCCCTCTAATTTTGGAGGAAATACTTATAGCCAAACATTAAATGGATGGGCAATGGTTGTAGATAAAGACCCTACAAATGTTTTACAAGCTAAATCTTCTGGACTAGGGGGAGTTAATATAGAGGTTCAAAAATGTTCAGATAGTACACCTTTTCCTTTCTCGTTATATACTGAGTATTTTTTTGCAGACAATTTTAGAAGATATAGCAATACGACAGGTTGTAGTAATACAGGTGGAGCAACAAATCAAATTTATTTATGGCAAGGTGCCCAAAATGGTGGAGGTGACACATTTTTAAATGGAAGCACTGGAACTGGATATGTAGGATGCTACAAAGATTTAACTACATACTTTGCAACACCTGTAGTTTTTTCAGACAGTTGTCTTGTTAGTCAGACAGGTTCTAATATTAGATGGCAAGCATTAAAGACAATCCAATCTATAACTGTAGTTGGTTCAAATGAGCCTTTAACTTGGGGGTCAAATACTCCAAATAGTGTTTGGGCTACTTATAATGGTTCCCAAGGATTATGGTATATAAATGTAGATAAAAATCCTGGAGGAACTTATCATACTAAAACAGTGGCTAATCCAACTATTGATTCAACAGTTGATTTAGAGATAGTGGTATTGGAAGCCAATACCCCTTGTAAAGTAGACCCAAATGACGCTTTTGATAACTCTATAAAAACAAGTACAATTACTGTTACTAATTTGGCTCTAAGTAATTTTAACAATACTACTTTCTGTACTTTTTAATTAATTAAACAAAAAATATGTGTGTAGACTGTAACCCTTTAGAAAGCAATACTGGATTAATTCAATATTCAGGACCAGATTTAGTTATTTGTAATGGGAATACCATTACTAATGGAGAATTACTTACATCTGTAATTGCTAAGTTTGATAATTGTATTGGAGTAATCCAAAGTCAATTAGATATGTCAAGTTTAGTAGAAAATAGTCCTTGTATTAATTTAACTAAAACTTCTTTATTAACAGTACTACAAAGTATTTTAGACACTGAGTCTGCTTATTGTACTCAGTTGCAAACATTAAATACTCAATTAACTGCTTTACAAATTCAAGTAGATAATTTAAATTTAACAAAGCCTGTTACTGTAACTGCTTGTGACCCCACTAGAGTTACTTTAACTGAAACCCCTAGTTCAAAGACTTTTAACGTAAGTGGATTAGTTCCACCAAAAACTATTCTTCCTTATTTTGGATTACTTACAGATTTTTCTCCATCAGGTTTAGGGCTACCTAATACGCCAATGGCGGGATGGGCAATTGCAAATGGAAATAATGGCACTATAAATGCTTTAAACCGATTTATAAAGTATGGTCCTAGTGCAATTACAACCCCAAGCGGTAGTAATACAGTTCTATTAGATGATACCAATATTCCTCCAGTATCTTTTACTACCAATGCTAATTTTACTGTAACAGGTACTACTAATGAGTCAGGAAAACATACTCATAGGATTAGACATGCTTTTAATGAAGGACCTTTAACAAATTGTCCTGATTGGTTTGAAAATTCTGGTGAAGACCCTTGTTGTGCAAATGGTTCAGGAGTAGATCCTGGAACTGATTGTGGGGGGTCCCAATATGGAACAATTGGATATTCAGGATTACATTCTCATACATTTACAGGAAGTGCTACAGGGTCATTTACAGGAAGTACTATAAATTCTAGTGTTCAATCTATAAGTGTTCAACCTGTTCATATACAAGCTATTCCTATTCAATGGGTTGGACAATGCTAATAATAAATAAATAATGACTAAGCAAAAAATTATAGACCTTTTTGGGTATAAAGCAGGAAGAAAGTTATATAACTTACTATATAGTAGTTGTGCTAATTTTTGTTGCATGGTAAAAGACTGTCTTGGAATTAGTTCTTTAGGAAGTCCAACATTGTATTTAAATCAACAAGGAGAATGGAGTGCTTCAACAGGACCTCAAGGACCCCAGGGTCCGCAGGGACCACAAGGTATCCAAGGTATTCAAGGGATTCAAGGTCCAGTAGGTGCAGCATTAACAGTATTAGGTTCTTATCCTGATCTTGCTTCATTTTTAGCAGGACCTGGAGGAAGTCCAGGAAACCCTGGAGAAGCTTGGATTATAGAATCTGATGGTTCTTTATATGTATGGCATACAATAACTAATACTTGGGATGATGTAGGAGATTTGCAAGGACCTCAAGGTTTACAAGGTGTTCAAGGGATTCAGGGTATTCAAGGAATACAGGGTTTACAGGGAATACAGGGTGTGCAAGGTCCTCAAGGACTTTCAGGATTTGAATGGGACCCAACAAGAATAAGTCCAAATCAATATTTAATAGGAGATATTGTAAACTATCTTGGCAATTATTATATTTGTATAGCTAACAATGATGCATTAATTCCTCCTTCTTCTTTAGGGGTTTATTGGAACACATATTCATTTGTTGGTCCTCAAGGACCTCAAGGTATTCAAGGGATACAAGGTGTCCCAGGACCTGTAGGTATGCCAGGATTATTTGCTCAAACTGGTAATAGTACAATAATTTCAGGAACAACAGTAGAAAGTTCTTTAATTAACGGAGGTGTGGGTACTTTAAGTGTACCTGCAAATGGATTTCAAGTTGGCGATAGTTTTAGAGCAGTATTTGGAGGGGTTATGAATGCTGCTAATAACCAAACTATAAGAATAAGAGTAAAAACAAATGGAACTATACTATTAGATAGTGGTGTACAGGCTTTGACAAACTCAATTATAAATGATATTTGGAGTTTAAATATTGATTTTACCATTAGACAAATAGGCGGTGCAACTGTAGCATCTATAGTTTCACTTGGCTCATTTCATTATATTAAAACTTCTAATGCATCAACTCAAGGCTTTGCATTTAACGTGGTCAATAATACTACATTTAACACTACAATAAACAATACATTAGATGTAACTGTACAATGGGGTTCCAATAATGCAGGTAATAATATTTATAGTGATATATTTATATTAAATAAAACATATTAAAAAAGTTAAATAAATGAGCAGATTAAGTAGAGCAGATATTTTAACAATGTTTGGGTACAAAGCAGGTACCAAACTATACAATTTATTATACAGCAGTTGTGCTAACTTTTGTTGTATAATTAAAAATTGTTTAGGTATTTCTAGTGGAGGTAATGCAGGTTTAGTTTTAAATCAACGGGGAGATTGGGTTACTGCAGGTGGTGGAGGTAGTCAAAACTTATCAAGTGTTTTAGTAGTAGGCAATACATCTGGAGCTAATGATATAGTTTTTGACGCTACTCAAGGATTATATTTTGCGAATAGCTCACGATTAAGAGAGGGAACTATAGATGCATCACTTGGAGGTGCAAAAGGTATAGCTCAAATTTGTGCGGTTGGCTATGAATTAAAGTGGGAAGCTGGGAGACTTTATGTAATGGATGGTAATGGTACTGGAATTAGACAATCACTATATAATTTCATAACTGCTCCAACAGTAAATGATGATGTTACAAAAGGATATGGAATAGGGTCTTTATGGACACTAGATGATAATACTACTTATGTATGTTCTGATGCAAGTACAGGAGCTGCGGTGTGGGCTAGATTTGTATCTACTCCTAGTGTTCAGTTTTTTGTAAGTTCTGCAACAGTAACGCCTGTATTCGGAAATGACTTAGTAGTTATAACAGCTCAGGCTGCAGGATTAACACTAGCAAATCCTACAGGAACATGGGTACAAGGTAAAGACTTAGTAATAAGAATAAAAGACAATGGAACTCCAAGGTCAATAGCATACGATACAAAATATAGAGCTATAGGAGTAACTTTGCCAATTACAACGGTTGCAAATAAAACTACTTATTTAGGTATTGTTTACAACTCAACAGATGATACATTTGATATAATTGGAGTAACTACACAAGCATAATATGAGCTATCGAACTATAATATCTTTAATGCCAAAACCTTTTTCTATTGATCCAGATGCTCAAGCTTTTTTAACGGCTGCTAGTATAACAAATGCTACTATTTCAGGAGCTATTAATACTTTAGTAGTTCAAATGAAAACTGATAATATATGGTCTAAAATGAAAGCTATATATCCTATGGTAGGAGGTACGGCATCTACTCACAAGTTCAATTTAAAAGACCCACGAGATTTAGATGCAGCGTTTAGATTGCAATTTAATGGAGGATGGACACATTCAGCTAATGGTGCTTTGCCAAATGGAGTAAATGCTTTTGCTAATACATATTATAATCCACGAAATAGTGGTCAATTAAATTCCGCACATTTATCATATTATTCTAGAACAAATTTGGGTACATCAGGACTTCAAGTTGAAATTGGGGCTTTTGATGGCAACTCTCAATGGTTATTATATACTTACGCTAATAGTAGCACTCAAGGAATTAATGGTAGTTTTGTTAATATACCTTATGGTGCTATAATACCAACAAATGGGTTTTTATTAGGTCAAAGATTAAACAACACTACAATTAATTATTTTCACAAAGGAGTTAAAATACAAACTTTGACCAATAATTCAACTAACACCCCAAATAGTTCAATTTACTTAGCAGCCAGAAATGATGGAACACCCGTTTTAGTTTCCTCAAAAGAATGTGCATTTGCATCATTAGGTGATGGATTAACCGACACAGAAGCTGCTAATATGTATACAGCTTTGCAAACCTTCCAAACCACTTTAAATAGGCAAATAGTTTAAAAATAAATAACATGATATTAGTAGGGCTTTTAACAGAAACACAAAAAGAACAATTAGTAGGACAGTGGTATGAAACAGACAGTTTTTTTAACCCAATACAAGACATTAATGATAATTGGGTTATATCTATTGAGGAGATGCATGATTGCGTAAACCCTGACTTTATGTGGGTAAAAGACTTAGAGCAGATAGAATACCAACCGAAACCAATTGAGCCTCCTTTTTAATTATTAATTAATAAAATTATATAATTTAAATATAAAAAATAATGGGAAAATATTTTAATGCTTTTATAATGTCCATAATAACTTTTTTTTCTCCTATAGTAGGATTATTATTAGCTGTCGGAGCTATGATTATTTTAGACACTGTATTAGGAATTACAAAGGCTATTAAAAATGAAGGATGGGAATCTGTTACTTCAAGAAAAGCAAGTGTTATTATAAGTAAATTTTTACTTTACCAATTAACAGTAATAACATTTTTTATAATAGACTATAACTTAATAAATGAGTTTACAAAAGTACATTATCAAAACAATTATTTATTAACTAAATTTATAACACTCTCTTTATGTTTTGTTGAAGCAAAAAGTATAGATGAAAATATTAAATCTATATTTGGATTTTCTATTTGGACAACCCTAAAAGAAGTTTTAATGAGAACACAAGAAATAAAAAAAACTATAAAAAAATAAAATTATGAAATTATCAAAACATTTAGATCTAGCGGAAGTTACAAGATCAGAAACTGCAAAAAGAAATGGAGTTAGCAACATACCTACTCCTGAGCATATTGAAAACTTTAAATTATTGGCTGAAAAAATATTCGAGCCTATTAGAGAGCATTTTAATGTTCCTATTTTTATATCTAGTGGATATAGAAGCAAAGCTTTAAACCAAGCTATTGGTGGGAGTTTAACCTCACAACATTGCCAAGGTGAAGCAATTGATATTGATATGGATGGTAGCTCAAGCGGAGTTACTAATGCTCAAGTATTCCAATTCATTAAAGACAACTTGAATTTTGACCAAATGATTTGGGAATTTGGAACAGATAAAAATCCTGATTGGGTTCATGTTTCTTATGAATCAACTGGTAAACAAAGAAAACAAATACTTAAAGCCATAAAAGTTAACGGTAAAACAAGTTATGTTCCTTATAAATAAATTAAAACTACAAAAACTTAAAAAATAAAACTATGAAATTTTTTAGAGAAATGTTTAGCGATGATAATTCAATTAATGAGAAATCTGTTATTGGATTCCTGGCATTTATTATGATGTCCTTATTCGCAATTGTAGATATTGTTACAGGATATTTAGGAAAAGAGCTTGTTGTAAATGAATTTATATTCAATGCTTTTGAAGTGCTAGTGTTAGGTTCATTTGGTATTGCAGCTACAGAAAAAATTACAAGCATTATAAAATCTAATAAAAACGAAGAAAATGAGTCTGAGTAAATTACAAGAAAAAATTGGGGTAACTGCTGATGGAGCGTTTGGCCCTGGAACAATGAAAGCTGCTATGGCTTTTTATGGGTTTACACCTGAGAGAGCTGCACACTTTTTTGCACAAACAGCACATGAGTCTGGAAACTTTAAAGCGTTCTCTGAAAACTTAAACTATTCTGCTGACGGATTGGTAAAAATCTTTGGCAAATACTTTACAGCGGCCACTGCCCCTAAGTATGCTAGAAACCCTGAAAAAATTGCTAACAAAGTTTATTCTTCTAGAATGGGCAATGGTGACGAAGCTTCAGGAGATGGCTGGAAATTTAGAGGAAGAGGGGCTCTTCAATTAACTGGTAAATCAAACTATCAAGCATTTTCAGATTATTTGAATAACCCTGATATTATGACTAATCCTGACTTAGTTGCAGGTGAGCTTTCTTTTGAGTCTGCTAAATTCTTTTTTGATAAAAACAAACTTTGGGATATATGTGATAAAGGTGTAACCAAAGAAACTATTTTAGCCCTTACTAAAAGAATAAATGGGGGTACCCATGGTTTGGCTGATAGAGAAGAAAAAACCTTTAAATATTATACATACGTTAAATAATGAAATATTTATTTATAATTCTTATTGTTTTACTAGCAGTATATATGTGGCTATCACATGATAAGTTTGTTCAAAACGAAGCTATTATACAAAGACTAGAAGACAGTTTGTCTAGAAAAGTAGACACCTTGATAGTAGAAAGAGATGTGGTAAAAGACCATTACATTAAATCTAAAGAGATTGTATATAAGATAGACGAAAGATACATTGCAGGCAAAGATTCTGTTTGTGATAGCTTAGTAGTAGCCCTAAAAACATCTCTTACAAACTGTGATAAAGTAATAGTTAAATCAGATACTTTAATCAAAACCCTTCTTGTGAGAGACACAGTTAGAGTGAAACATATACAATATTTACAGGCAAGAAATAAATTTTCTTTAATAGCTGGCCCAACCCTATCCTTTACTCCACAAGGAATACAACCTGGTGTTGGTATTGCTTTTGGGCTAAAGATAAAATAAAGCTATTGACAAATAAAATAAATGTTGTATATTTGTGCCAAATTTATCTCACTGAGACAAATTTCTAGTGCCTGACGTTTGAGGGGAAACCCTGGTTCATAAGATTTCACTAGATAGTTTTAAATAAGTAAGGACCTCCGAGGATTAACAATTCAGATACCTTCAGGGATAGGAGAGGAAAAAATAGGATCAATGACGTAAGAACTGGGCTTCCCAGTTTCCTATTAAAATACACGATAGTAAATATTCCTAAGTACAGAGATGTATATGGAAATTTATGAACGAACTTACCAATAGAAACAAGATAAATGCGTTTATTGCAAAGTATATTCTGATTTCCTAGATTTTTTTTCTCGGGAGAACCCTCTATTTCTTTAAATAATATACTATAATCTTTAGTACTATTAATATGCTCTAACTATGCCCAAAAAAAATCACAAAAAATACATTTTTTTCTTTGAATTAAAAAAAAAGAAGTATCTTTGCGTGAGATAAATATAAAGATAGAGCAATTCTATCGGATACCCCTTGCTGATTCCCTTTGAGCAAGGGGTATTTTTTTATAAAAACTAATAAAATCATAATTTTTTTTTACTTTTGTGAAAAATTATGTGCAATAAATAAAAAAAGCATTACTTTTGCATAAAAAATATAATAATGGTAGCACAAAAAACAATAAATAGATTTTTAAGTTGGAGAGAAAATAATCAAAATTATCTACAATTTGGAAGACCGAGTAAGAAAACTTTACTTAAAAGACTTAACAGAGAAGGGTTTAACCTTTGTCCAGAAGAATTAAGTTTTTTACTCAAACACTCAGGAAAAAATTCTTTTGTAAAAGAAAAAATAAATGAAGGGACTAATGTATGGGTTCCTTCGGAAATGGTAGATACAGTTAAAGAACTCAATGCCATCTACCAAGAAAGTAAAAAACTAGGATTAGATGTGGAAGACGTAAAGCATGGGTGGTTAAAAACACAAGATGCCTCAATGTTCTTCACTAATCCTTTATATAAGAAAAAAGAAGAGGATGGCTTCTATAATGAACTAATAGAAGATTTACAAAGTTTTTCTCCTTCTTTTCCTGTCATAAAAAGAACACCTAGTAGTGAGGGCCATTTACTAATTATTGACCCTGCGGATATACATGTGGGCAAATTAGCTATGGCTTTTGAAACAGGAGATGAATATAACACTAAAATTGCAGTAGAAAGAGTTTTAAAAGGAGTACAAGGTATTTTAGACAAGACATCAGGATTTAATATTGACCAAATTCTTTTTGTAGGCGGTAATGATATTTTACATATTGATACTCCAAAAAGAATGACTACTTCTGGTACTCCTCAAGATACAGATGGAATGTGGTATTCTAATTTCTTGGTAGCCAAGCAGTTGTATGTAGATGTATTAATGATGTTAATGCCAGTGGCAGATGTTCATTTCACATTTAACCCATCGAACCATGACTACACTAATGGCTTCTTTTTAGCGGATGTTATTAAAACATACTTTAAAGATTGCAAAAATATAACATTTGATTGTTCTATTGCACACAGAAAGTATTATAAGTATTATAACAACTTAATAGGAACAACTCATGGAGATGGAGCTAGACAAGCAGATTTGCCATTATTAATGGCACATGAAAGTAAAGATTGGAGCGATTGTAAGCATAGGTATATTTATACGCACCATGTGCACCATAAAACTGCTAAAGACCATATAGGGGTAACAATTGAAAGTTTAAGAAGCCCTAGTGCTTCAGATAGCTGGCACCATCGAAATGGGTATACAGGAGTACCAAAGGCGATAGAAGGGTTTATTCACCACAAAGAATTTGGACAAGTGGCAAGGTTAACTCACATATTTATATAACAGTATGGGGCCTTTTTTTTATTCTACAGGAGGTACTATAAATAACAACCAAACCAATGTTGATATGGGAGAAAACAGTATAAATCTAATATCAATTTATAGATACTTTATTTCCCATCCTTCATGCCAATTTAGAAATATGCCTTATCAAATTTTTGCACCAAGTTATAAAAATTGGTTAGAAGCTAAGTATAATTAAAAATAAAACATTATGACAATAAGAGAAATTATAAGTGGATATAGGGTGCCTATAGACCATGGTCTTCCTTCAGATGACACAGATTTTCCTACAAAATATATCTATCACTTAATGAAGTTAGCTAGAGCTAAGTTATTATATGATAGATTAAATGACCCTAGGTTTAATTATAATTTAGCTCTACAAACTTTAGAATGTGTGGAGCTACAATTAGCAGATACTAACGAATGTTGTGAAAAGCTTCCTTCAGGATGCAAATGGTTGAAATCAAAAAACCCTATACCTGAAACTATCAATAACATGATTAACAAAGTGTATAATGATAGGGGAGACACTTACAATAGAATACTATCAGAGTCTTCCAATTCATTTAAAAGATATTCTTTTATAGAAGAAAGTGATTTTAAATATTTGATTAAAAACAGCTATTTATTTGTACCAGATTTAGATAGCCCTCAATGGGTAAAAATTGAAGGCTTATTTTATGATGACGAAGTAATTAAAGCTACATGTGGACCAGTGTGTGATTTATTAGATACAGAGTTTCCTTTAGATAGCAGATTGGTTACAACTATGTACGCTATTATGAATGAAATGATACTGAAAGTATATCCTTTCTTTAAGAAGGATGTTACAAATGATGGTACAACTGACGATACTTTAAATACTAATGCGAAGGGTAAGTAATAAACCAAAATCTTTTTATTCTTTAACTAAGGCGGCAAAGGATAGCAAATTTGAGGACAAGCAACTCTATAAAAGAGTTGTAGAAGAAATATTTAAAGTTGCTGGTCAAAGACTTATATATAAAAATAGAGTAAATCTTCCTGGATTAGGGGCATTTTATTTAACTGCTTATAAATCTGATAAGAAAATAGTAGATTTTGGAATGACAAAAAAATTAGGTAAAACTGTTTACTATACAAATTTTCATTCAAATAGAGTTAGATATAGAATATCTTGGGGAAAAAGTATAAGAACAAAGTATTATATTTTTAAACCATATAGATTTTTAAATAGAGAATTAGCTAAAAAAATAATAAACGATGATTAATATAGAATTAGTACCTATAAGCACTGTAATTGAAAACTGGAAACAAATTGCGGTATCAGAATTAAACTTTAACGAAGATCTACTCACTGAGTGGATTTTAGATGCTTATAACGACATTGGAACCTATAAGCAATATAAAGAAAGAGTGCAGAAGCTTAAAGTAAGAAATTACAAAGCACAGCTTCCTTGTGGGTTTAGACAGTCTTTATATGTATTGGCACAGCCTATACGACCTCAAGAAGAAGCTTTTTTCTTGACAGAGTACATTAGACAGGAACCTGGTAATGAAAACTGTACATGGGAGTATAAAAGAGTTTGTAAATGCCCTGAAGATAAACATTGTAATTGTGAACAAAACTACATAGAAACTGCAGGATATTTATTTATCAATAATCTAGAACAAGCAAAAGGTTTCAAGTTTGCAACAGTACAAGATTTTACACAATGGTTCACTACAAACCCAAGAAGATGGATAGTATTACAACCTCAAAAAAATGAGGTGTCCCTTTTAAATTATAGAGAATTAGGCATTAAGCTACATCCTTCACACTTTTTTACTATAGATAATGGGTACATTATAACAGACTTTAAAGAGGCTGATTTATTAATTGGATATTTGGGAATACCAATTGGGGAAGATGGTCTTCCATTAGTTCCAAATATGGGAAGTTATACAAATGCTTTAATTGCTGCGTTAGAAAGAAAGTTTGCTTATATACAATATAGAAAGAGCAGAAGCAATGCTGATTTAAACTTTTTCCAACTATCTGATAGAGAATATTCAAAATGGAAAGTTAAAGCGAGAGAGGACATGAATGCTCAGACATTTGAAGAAATGTGGGCTATGGGAGAAGCCACAAATCAGTTTTTGGTTCCTAACGAATATCATGGTTTAGATCAAAGAAAATCTCAGAAAATAAATAACGGATTTACAAGATATTAATAAGTTAAGCTATGGCAGAGCAAAATAATAATAAAACAAGAAGTTTACAAGATATAAAAAACTATACCTTCACCAAAGGTATGAATGATGACGCTTCTCCAGAAGCACAGCCTGCAGATACCTACAGAGCCGCTTTAAACATGGTGAAAGAATCCTCTGAAGGAGATGAGAATTTTCTCACCACAGAATATTCTAATGCATTTAGAATCAAGTTGCCTGGAAAAGTTTTACATTCTAACTTGATTAAGCAATTAAATCAAGTTGTAGTCTTCTTGCACACAAATGAAATAGGATTATATGACCCTAATTTAAATACTTATACTAAGTTATATGCTTCTCCTGGTTTAAATTTTTCAATATATATAGATTCTGTATCTTTTACAAAAACAGAATGTGAAGATGTTGTATTAATTTTTTGGGACTCAGTAAATAGAGTGCGAAATATTAATATATCTAAATTTATAAAAGAAGGGCCTGGTGATGGTCCTGTTGAGGAATTAGAGTTATTTAAAACTGCAGACACTTGTATTAATTTAAGTGATGTAAGTTTTATAGAAAATGCTGCTTATAATGTAGACGCAGGAGTTTATAGACCTTTTATTCAATATGAAGATGAGGATGGTAATACTACTAATTATTATATAATAAATGAAAATATACCTTTAATAGAAGATGGTACAAATGGTACCTATGAGTACATTGATGGGAATGAGTCTAAAATTTTAAATAAAAGTATTGTACTAAAATTTGATAATGTAGACACTAAATATCCTTTTATTAACGTAGGGTTTATAAAAACAGTTAATGGAGTGCCCACTGCTTTTATTTTTAAAAGAAAGCAACCTACAAATATTTTTTCTACAGTAACGTATGAAGGAGATACTACTTTTATTCAAACTGTAGATATTGCAGAAGTTCTAACTAAAAGAGCTTTTTATTTATCTGCAAAAACAGGTTTAATTTATAATAATAGTTTACTATTAGGAGGATTAAAAGGTAAAAGAAATGTTGATTATCAACAATATGCAAATAAAATTTCTGTAAAATATGTAACAGGAAGAATTAATTTAAGTAGAACAAAGGGATATAAAAATCCTGAACATATTATTCACCATAAGTCTTGGATGAGGGATGAAAATTATATGTTAGGTATTGTATTAGAGTTTGAAGATATGTCAGAATCTGCTGCATTTCCTTTAATAAATAAACAATATACTCCTTTTCCTGAATTTACAGGTTCGGGAGGTCCTAGACCTGAGACAAATGATACAAAATTATGTTGTACAGATGATAGAGTTTATTGGAAAGAAGTTAATACAGCAAAAAGAACTGCATATAATCATTTTGCAGGAGACCTTAGTGTAACAGATTTTTGTTCAGGAACTATAGATAATAATTCTAACAATATTAGATCTGAGGGTTATTTAGGTTATTTTGAATCAGAAGAAAAATATCCTGTTATATTAAGATGTGGAGCTTCTCCAGGGTCATTAGATGTTAATGATTATATGTATCCTGTAGATACTAGCACTGGAAAAGCAATAGGAAAAAATATTACATTATTTAAAATGCCAGACTCTACTATTGAGCCTTTCCACAATAATATAATAGATGATTTTGCTATTGAAGATAATAAAAATAGATTTGATAGTAAATATGATAATTTAGAAATTTATCCTTTAGGTTTAAAACTAGAGAATATAGAGTTTCCTACACTAGAAGAAACAGATGGGGTAAAAGTTACAGGATATAGAATTGTATATGTAAGGAGAGACACTTTTAATAAGTCAGTACAAGATAAAGGTTGGTTTGTTGAGATGTTTAAAAATAATCTTAATGGCACAGATTATATTTATCCTAAACATAATGTTAATTCTGGAGCTAAGTGGGATTATTTTTCAAATCTTAGAGATAGAACTATTGAAAGCTCTAGCCCTATACAAGATTTTGTAAGAAACTGTGGATATGGAAAACACTATGATAATGGTATAATATTTTATGGGGGTAATACATTATTTTCTCAACTAGGAGTTAATGTTAATCATGTTAAAATAGAGCAACAATATAATACAACAGGTTATTATATAGATTCTGTTAGAGGTCAAAATTCTGATAGGTTTAGTACTATAGGAGATAATACTTATGACCCTTCTACATTTTTAGATAAAGATGGTAGATTTAGATCTGCTTCAATACAAATTTATAATTTATATAATTATGGATATGACCAAAAGTCGGATGGAACTTTAGATAGAAGTAGAGGCTATTTTAATAGAACAGAAGTTATTTATCAATTTAAAAATATTTGTACAGATAACTATTCTTATGTAAATGATAATGTCATTCTTAATAAAATTTTAAACTCAGATTTTTCTTTAGTTAATTTTTACAGAGAAAGTGGGTTTTATTTAGATTTTAATAACCCTACAGACTTATCATTTAATAAAAATTATAGAGAGTTTAATAATCAAACTTTTACAGTAGCGAGTACTACTACAGTAACTATACCTCTTAATACTTTTTTATCTCCAGGGCAAATTGTAACAATATCTAATTTAGGGGGTTGTAATACTACTTCTGTATTTGGCCCAGTAGGTAGACAATTTACTGTTATTAATGGTACAACATTACAAGTAATAGGAACTCCTTTTACTTTGGCTCAAGTTGGTTTAAGTTGTAATACTATTGACTATGATGTAAGTACTTCTAGACAATATTTTAATTCAGATTCTAGTGCAAAAAAATGTAATTGTACTACTTTATTTGATAATATTGTAGAAAATATAATTGGTGGAATAGGGGTAAGATTGTTGACAGCAACTTCAACATCTGATATATTAGTACCTATTCCTCCCGCTACATCTTTTCCTACAACAATAACTGATTATCCTAACGGAACAATATTTACTATTAATGCAGTGTCTCCTCCTACTGTTCCTTTTTTAGCTGGAGATAAATATAAATGGAATAGTACATTAAATCAATTAGAAAAACAAAGTCCTTATTATAGTCCAATACCTTCTCCTCTTCCTATAGATACTACTTTAGATTTTGAAGCAGATACATGGGTAAACCAAACTTTTACAGTCCCTGCTGGACTTGGAAAAATAATTAATTATGCTAACTCTTTACCTACAGGTTCTCAAATAACTATTATAAATAGTCCAGGATCACCATTGGCAAATGGGCAATCTTTTATTGTAAGTAGTACTACTCAAATAACTTATACAGGATTTTTTAATTTAGATGGGGGCAGTTCAGGAGTAACACTATCAAATGTTTCTATTAGAGTTAATTTAATGCCTGGAAATAGCGATCAATATTTTTTAGAAAATTATTTAGATAATGCTACTTCTACAAATATTTTAAATGATTGTAATACAGGGTATATTTACTATGGTTCCATAAAAAATAACTTACCTAGACAATATGGAAGTATTGATGATATGTTTTTTATTGATACAGGGTTGAAAGGATGTGCTGGTCAAAACAGTTTGATAGGATTTTATGGAGATAGTTATATTAATACTTTTTCTTTTGTAAGAACAGGTGTTACAGGAATGTTAGAAGATTCTATTATAGATGATAATAGTGCTACATTTGCAGATAAATTTGACCCTAAATATACTATAAATAATATAATAGGGGCAAGCAATAGGTCTTATTTATTAAATTTATACTTAGCTCAAAAAGCAAATATAACTTTATTAAACACTGTTACAGAGTCTGATGTAAACTTAGATTTAAGATATGAAGGGCCTACTTTTAATGAAGTGTATTATCCTAAATTAGCTAATGGTAAATATAAATTATTTTCCACTAGAAAAATTGAATATGCAGAAGACTGTTATTTAAATACTTATTTTTATGAACTATTTTGCAATAATAAAAATGATAATTGTACAACTAGTGCGACTGAATTCATAGAATATAATGATGCCTATAGAAATTTCCATGATAATAAAATAAACTTAAATAATGATTATAATGAATTAAATGGTATGAGATTTAATCTTATTAAACCAATTAATTCTACATATAAAACTTGTGAGTGTGATACTGAATTTGACAATAGAATTGCAATTTCTTCTAAAGATAATCAATCTATTAGTCAATTAAATTATAGTAAATTTTTACCAAATGATTTTATTACACTACCTCATAAAGAAGGAAAGATAACTAATTTATTTAAAGAAAACCAAGTACTTTATGCACATACCACAGATAATGTTTGGAAATTACTTACATTAGAGTCTAGGCTTCAAGCGGATAATAATCAAGTATATTTAGGAACTAATAATTTATTATCCAGTCAATCTCTAGAATTATTTGCTTCTAATGAAGGATATATGGGATTACAAGATAAAAGATTTTCATTCCAAAATAATACTGGATATTTCTTTGCAGACTTAAAAACCCAAACATTAAATCTAATGTCAGGGGGAAGGTTAGATGCTATTTCTACTTATGGTATGAACAGCTTCTTTAAAAACCAATGGAATACATACTTTAATTCTTATGGGGCTTCTACAAACTCTAATTTGCCTATTATACCTCAATCAAACCCAGATTTGTCCACAGTGGAGATTTATTTTGGATATGATTATAGACATAAAAGACTTCTTCTAACGGATAAAACAAACGGATTTACCCTTAGTTATTACCCAGAAGATAAGGCATTTTATTCTTTCCATTCGTATCTACCAATGGCGTATCTTCAGAATAGAGACACTTTCTTTACTCAGAATGATAATTATGACGTTTATATACATCAAGATAACTTTAATTCTTATAGAAAATTCTATGGTGTTAATTACCCTTCTTTAATTGACGGAGTATTTACCTATCATCCATTAGTATACACAACACTTAATAATGTTGGTATGAAAATAGATGCCTATAAAAATGTTAACGGTCAGCTATTGATTACCAATGAAGTACCTACAAGTTTACAGGTTTGGACTAGCAGACAACATAGTGGGGAAGTTTTCTTAAAAACTCCTATTAACGCTGATTACATGGAGAATGTTGTATTAAATAATCAATTTCACAACATAATAAATGGGGTTGTATATTGTAACAACTTGGCTAACTATGTGTTAGACGATACTATTAATTTTTTGAATGGGGATATTTTTCCAGTTCCTAATGCCAATGTAAGTTTTTCTAAGGATTGGACCCAAGTAGATAGGCTTGAGAATAATTTCTTTAACTATCGAATCAGTATAGATAACAAAGATTTAGAAAATTTAAAATTTATACTTAAATTTACAGTTCTTAATTACAATATATCCATGCGTTAATGGCTAAAGGTAAAAATAAACTTAATAAACCTAATTCTTCAGGGTGGTTGGATAACTACTCTGAGGAATTTTCTATTAGTAAATATGCTGATGGAGATAGAGTTATTGACCCTTTACTTTCTCCTGGACAGCTAGCTCAACTAAATAAATTAAAAGAATTATCAAAAAAACTTCCAAAAGATGAAGAAATTCTTTTAAAACAAATGCAAAATAAAAGAGCTCAAGATAAATTATCTGTTTCAAAAGAAAAAACTACTGCTGATAAATTAAAAAAGCTTGTTAGAGAGCCTGTTACTACATTAGCAGACCAAGCTGAATATAATAATTTTGATTTATTATTTGGTACTCCAGGAAGAGTAGGTACAGGTATATATAGTACTGTTGGTAATTTATTAACTCCTTCTACTTATCCTACATTAGGAAAAGGTGCGGTTAATTTAGTTAGTAATGCTTTAGCAGATAAAAATGTTTATGAGGGAGTTAATGAAGATGCTAGTAAAATATTAGGAGAAGGGTTAGATATTTTAGATATAATAGATATGGGAGTGGCTTTAAAGTCTTTGCCTTATTTAAATAAATATATACCTAACTCTAAACAACTATCTGGTTCTAGTATAACTTCTTCTGTAGAGGATGTTGGTAAAGGTTTTAAATCAGAAATAGATAATATTAGTTCTGATATTTTAAAACTAAGGGAGGAAAAAACCCTTTATGAAAATAATTATAAAAACCTTATTAGTAGATATAAAAATAAAGAAATAACTCCTGAACAATATAAGATAGAGTACCAAAAAATATTACCAAAAGATGTGTATTTATTAGGGGATTTAGAGAAAAAAGTAAGAGAATTGCGAGTAAGACAAGATATTTTTAACACTCCACAAAAAAATATATTAAACTCTAAAAACCAATTAGGTAAAAATATATCCGATGGTGGGTCAAATAATAAAGGTGTTTTTGAAATTGGCGATAAGTATGTAGCAAAACTATCAGCACATGGATATGATGATGCAAGTAGATTGGTGAATTACGCTGATAAAATTAAGTCTTCAAGAATAATGAAAACACATCAAGTTAAAGATATAGATGGAAAAGTTTATTTAGTTCAAGATAAAGCAAAAGGCACTCCTTATACTAAATTATCAGAAAAAGACTTAAAAACTATTCCCAAAAATCAAATAGATAATTTTTATAATGATATTGCAGAATTAGAAAAAAATGGTTTAAATATAGATATTAGTGGGAATAAATCAAATATATTTTATGACCCTAAAAAAGGATTTCAGTTTATAGATTTAGGAATAGGTAAAATGCCAGATATTGAAGATATAAATAAATTAGTTATTAAAAAACAAGATGGGGGAGAAATAAATCAATATGAAGATGGTGGCAAATTAAAACAATATTTTAAACTTCCAACCAAACGTGTTGCTGTGGATAACACTTATAATAAGAATAGTCCAATAGGCAACAGTTCTGATGATAAGGAAATGGTTAACAGGTTGTTAATAGAAAAAGTCAACAACGCCCGAAAGGCTAAAGAAAATGAAGATGCAAAAAAATATGTAGAAAAAGACTTTAAAGAATCTGTAGATTTCTTTGAGAATTATTATAATTCTCCTAGATACAAAGAAATGTTAAAAAATTCTACAAATCTAGAAGATGTATATAATGAACAAAGAATAGATAATCTTAGAACTACTGCTGCATTTAGTAAAAATAATGATGAAGGAAATCCAAATAGTTTTGGATATTCTAATAGTTATTCAGGAGATATTTCTATTTTACCTGCGGGTAGGGGAGATAAATATACAATGACACATGAACTAAGTCATTCTTCTGATAGACCCTATATTTCTTCATTACCTAATGAATTATTTAAAGATTTAGGGTTAAAAACTAGATTTAATCCTACAAAATCTGTTTTAAAAAACGTATTAAATATTGGAACTACTAAAAATAGAGTAATACCCTATTTAGATGAAATGAGAATTTTAGATAACCAAAAAAAGTTTGATTCAAAATTTCATTTAAATAAAAATAATATTAATGAAGAAAACTTTAATTCTTTTTATAGAAATTATGTAGGAGAGCCTACTGAAGTAAGAGCAAGGTTAATGGAAATTAGAAGAGGGGGACTAGACAATAATATTTATAATCCTTTTAAAGAAAAGGTTACTCCTGAAAATTATAAAAAATTAAAAGATTACTTTTATAAAAAAGATGACATAGATAGTCCAATTTTTGATTTAGAACAGTTATACGATGAAAATAAAGTTATAAAGTTTTTAAATGAAATTTCTGAAAACAAAGAGGAAGACACAGTTCCAATGGCTAAAAATGGAGGAGAAATAAACCAATATGAAGATGGGGGCAAATTAAAACAATATTTTAAACTCCCAACCAAACGTGTTGCTGTAGATAACACTTATAATAAGAATAGTTTAAAATTAGACAGTTCTGATGATAAGGAAATGGTTAACAGGTTATTAAGAGAAAAAGCCAATGAATCCCAAAAGGCTAAAGAAAAAAGGATAGCTGATGTAAGAAGGCTAGAAGAGTTAAATCAGAAATCTATGTTAGAAACTGCAAATGCAAAAGATTTGTATGACATAGGAGAAGGGATGAAAAGTAAATATAGATTTTCAAATGAAGACAACTTCTTTGATGACTATATTAACCCACTTAATATGGTAGGGGGAATGGCTGGAGGATTAGCTCAAACTCCAGAATTAATTAACCAAGGAGAGTATTTAAATGCAGCATTAAATGTAGGATTACCTTTAACCGTTGGGGCTTTAGCAGGTATTGGCACTCAAAATACAGGACAGTTTGTAAATAACTTAATTAATCCTTTAGCTGATGTAAGTGATAAACTTTTAAAAAAACAATCAGTACAAAAATTTTTAAAAACCCCTCGTTTTGATTTAGGTCGTAAAGAGTTTTTACCAGAATCTTTATCTTTTGATTATCAAGATTTAGGTGATGAAAATTTTGCTGTTTTATTAAAAGACCCTAATAATAAAATCCAAGCAAATCTTTCTTTATTTAAAGAAGATGAAGATTGGTATAAGCCTAGAATGATTACAGTAAAAGAAATTCTTCAAGGACATAAAATACAAGATATTTTATATCAAAAAGGTATTGAAGAAGTTAGAAAAAAAGGCTTAAAAGGTATTAGAAGTGGGGATTATTTAATGGAACCAGAAAAAACTATAAAAGCTCAAAATAGATTTATTAAAGAAAATTTACTGCCTGATGCTAGTACACAAAATAAAAATTTACCTATAGTAGGATTATTAAACCATAAAAATCCAAATTTATATGAAGATTTTTTTGCATATTATGCTACTATACCTAAAGAAATAAAATATAAACATTCTATAAAAGAATTGTATGATAGTTTTAAAAATATACTACCAGGTAATAAATCTACAAAAGCTTTAGAGTATTTAAATGGTGGTACCATAAATAACAATATGAAAAATAAAAAAACTAAAAAATATCCTGCAGGAGGTTATCTTAATTATCAAGAAGGATATAAAGGATTCGGTATGGGTCCTGAATTATATCAAGATAATTCATACTTTAGATCAGTAATGCCTGACAATATTGAAGATATGGAAGAAATGATTAATAAACCAAGCGTATTTTCAGGAATTAATGATGTATTAGGTTCTGTAAATCAAGGAGTTAATCAAGTTACTGGGTTAATGAGTAAATTTCAAAATCCACAAACAGGTATGACTAATACAGGTATGATTAATCCTGAACAAGCTTTTATGCAAAATTATCAAAGTACTCCAGGAAAAAAAATAGATATTAACGATCCTGCTAACCTTACAGATTTTGAAGATTTTGATATGTCAAATCTTTGGTCAGATTATTTTAATCCTTCAAAATCATCTAATCCTTTTCCCTCAAATTTATTAAATTCAGTTGCACCTCCAGCTAAAAATGGAGGTTATTTAAAAAAATACCAAGATGGAGGAGAAATGGATATGTTGCCTGTGGGTGCCCCAGAATATATTCATAAAAGCAATGTATTTAATGAACAGTATAATCCTGTACCGAGAGTACATTTTAGTGATGATACTACTGCTTATGATATGGGAGTAAATCTAAATGATTTAGTAAATATGAACGGAGGTAGAATAAGACAATATGCAGGAGGTGGTTTTGCAGAAATGTATGGTAATAGTTATGGCGGGGCATCTAGTTCTCCTAGATTATTTAATGCAAATACAGGTAGAGCAACTTTAGGAGAATTACAAGCTGCTACTCAAAATGATTTTTTAAATACAAAAGTAAGAAATGATAGACAACAGTTTGTAGATGATAAAGTAGATTGGGGTGCATTTAACTTTTTAAAACAACCTGCAGGATTTGTATTAGGTAGATTAAGTGAAGTACCGATTGTAGGAAATATTACTAAAAGTGCTTTAGGAGATTCTTTTTTAACAAGAACAAAAGGTTACACAGTAGGGTCTGGTGTAGGAAAAACTATTACGGGGGTTGGAAAAATTGCTGGAGGTATAGCTACAGGTAATGTTGGTATGGTAGGTAGTGGTATTGGAGATGTAGGTTCAGGAGTTGGAAGTACTTATGGTAATTTAGCTGCTAGAGATGCTATGTCAGATTATAATAAATCAGGCTATGTTTCAAATAAAAGACTTGAAAAAGCTTCCCAAGATTTTGGTAATATGATGGATACTGCTTCAGGGTTATTTGGTAACATAAAAGGAGGAGTAGGTATGGCTAAAAATATGGGGGGAATGGAAGGAATGTTTGGAAATATGAAAGGAGGCCAAACAGGTATGAAAGGATTTGGTAATTTTATGGGTAATTTGACAGGATTTAGAAACGAAGATGGAGGCATGTTAGATTATGAATATACTATGGTTCCTGAGTTTAAAAAAGGAGGACTTACTCCTAGTAAAGCAGAGAAAATGTTACACGATAAAAGTTTTACTACTGATAAACAAAGAAAATACTTTGGTTATATAGCTTCACAAAATAAAAAAACTGAGGGTGGTTGGTTAGACTCTCTATAAAAAATAACAATATGAAAGAATTATTATTAAAACTTGCTAAAGTTAAAAATGAGAAGGAATTCTATAAAAAGTATCCTACTCAAGAAGCATTCTTTAAGGCACATCCTGAAGCAAAAGAAATTATTGCTCAGTATCAGCAAGAAATGATGGCAAATTCCCAAGAAGAAATGCAAGGTAATCCTGAAGCATCTATGGAAAAAATGGCACAAGGAGGTTTGATAAGAAGAGCAGATGGCTCTTACTCTCAAAGAGGGTTATGGGATAACATAAGAGCTAACAAGGGTTCAGGTAAAAAACCTACAAAAGAAATGTTAGAGCAAGCTAAGAAAATCCAAGCAGAAGAAATGATGTATGGAGGAATGATAGATGAATACGGAAATGGAGGTTACACTGTAAGAAGAAGTAATGATAGAAAAGGTAAAACACACGTTGTTACTGGCCCTGATGGTACTAAAAAATATTTCGGGGATCCTAATATGGGTGAAAGAAGTAAATCTAAGCATGGTAAAGAAGCTTTTTATGCGAGACATAAAACAAATTTAAAAAATAACCCTTATTTTAGAGCTTATGCAAGATCAACTTGGGAAGATGGAGGAATTCTTCCTGATATGCAACAATTAATGTTAGCAGGACAAGACATGTATAATATGGGAGGATATGTAGAATATCCTACAATGTACCCTGGAGGGGGAATGATAGCAGGTCCTATGATGGGGTATGTAGATAATTTTAACTATGCTATGGGAGGAAGAATGTATGAGCAAGGCGGCATGATAAATAGCATGACACAAGGTATTCCTGTACAGACAGAAACATTTGAAGGACAGGCAGAACAAGTTGCTTTGCCTGATGGTACAATTAAGTCAGTAGATGCTACTACTACTCATGAAAATATGTCAGACGGAGAAGTAACAGATGTTTTACCAGGAGGTTCGCATATTCAAAGTGCTCGTAATAAACTTACTACTGATCAGTATGCACAGTTAATGCAAATGTTTAATCCTGAGAGTGCCGAACAAGATATTAAAAAATTATCACAAGTATATCAAAATAAATATGGTAAGAAGAATGGTAAAAAACTTTCTCCTGCTGATATTTCAGAATACGCTAAAAATAAATACCAAACAAAATCTACTCCAAATGCATTTGATACTGATAAATTAAAAGAAGGAAATAAAAAAGCCTACTTGGAATTGAGTATGCAAATGAATGATTTGATAAAGTCAGGAAAAGAAATTGCTGAAGGTAAAATGCCTGAACAAACACCAATGATGGCTTGGGGAGGAAATGTAAATAAATATGTTGGTGGAGGAGAAATTGATACTTTTTTAAGCCAATTATTAACCCCAGAAACCACTAATCTAATTAAAAACACTACTTTTGATGAAAGTAGAGGAAAATATAGATTAAATATGGAGCCTAATATGAGTTTGCAGGAAAAAATGGGTTTAGCTGATGCTGCGGAAAGATTTGGTATCAATAATTTAGTACAAGGAAGAAATAAAGATTTTCCTAATTTTGTAGGGGGATTTACTCCACAAGATTTTGAAAAAAGAATTGTATATGCTAATGAAGGACCTAAAGGTTTAGAGAATAAATCAGATCTTGAAATAAGAAAAAAAGCTTTAAACTTAATGGGATACAAAGGTAATCTAAGTGATACTCAATTAAGTGATGTAAAGTCTTTATATAATGATCCTAGATTTAAAGAAATCTATTCAAGTTTTACCAATTACCTTCCTTCTGATAAATTTAGAAAAACAAGAGGTAATGATTTTATGATGGGTGCTGAACATTTTGATGCTTTAGGAAATTATGTAGAACCTCAGCCAATAACGGCTACACCAGCAATAATTGCTCAAACTCCTGGAGAAAAAGTTGCTGGCCCACAATTAGGTGCAACAACTCCTGTGTCACCAGCGGCCAGAATTCCTATGCAAAATAGATTTAACTTTGGATTACTTGAAGGTCAATTAGGTAGAGGTTTACAAGGTAATCAAGCTTACTTAAATGCAGCTATGAGTTTATCTCCTGTTTATACAATGGAAACACCTGATACTTTTATTAGAAGCAGAAGAAATGAAATTCCTATAGGAAATATATTATATAATATTGAAAGAGCACAAAGAAACTCTGCTAATGCTTTAGCAAATCAAACAGGAGATTGGAGCACATTGGCAGGTAATATTGCTAATGCTGGAGCACAAGCTTATAATCAAATAGGAGATACTTTAAGTGCTCTAAATGAGAAAAATCTAGGGTTATATAATACAACTCAAGACTTACAACAAAATCTATTGAGCTCTAATGTAGGGGTAAGAAATCAAAATCTTACCAACATGCAAAATATGATGAATTATAAAAGGAACTTATCTGGACAAAAAGCTGTTAAAGATGCAGAACTATATTCTAAATATGTAAAATCTATGTCTGAAAATTCTCAAGAAGAACAAAATCAAAAACTAGCAATGTTAAATATTATGGCTTCTAAACCAGATATGTTTAAAGGAGAACAAGGACAAAGATTTGCAAATCAGATTATGGGTAATTACGGATCTTATAATAATCCTTTTGCAGGATCAGTATTAGATTTTGGATTAAGTAATTTATTTAAATAATTAAATTAATAATTAATGAGTCAAAGAAGAAACCAAGCAGGTATGTTTCCTGGAGCTTTTGGAGGGTTTTCTAGAATTGGAGAACAAGAGATGTATGACCCTACTTGGGCCAATATAGATTTTGCAGATTTTAAAGGATTAGATATGAATCTAATAAATGAAAATGCTAAATTTTCTCAAGAAGTAGCAAACGATAGGTTAAAAGATATTTTAAAGCAAAGAGATGCTATTTTAGATAAAGTAAAATTACATAAAAGATATAGTGATTTACAAGGACAATTGGATAATAAGCTAGGATCTATTATAGATAATATGGGTAATGTTCAATTATCTGATGCTGCAAATTACACTGCGTTAAATACTAATTTAATTAAAACTAAAAATGACCCTGTTTTACAAAATGCTGTAAAAGTTTCAGAAGAGGCTATGGCTTATGAAAAATATAAATCAGAACACCCTGAAATTGCAGATCAAGCTTGGAATAATGGAGGATTAGAAAACAATAATGAAATTAATTTTCAAAGATTTTTGAGAGGAGAAACAAATGATTTTCAGTTCAATCCAGTATATAAAGAATACGATTTACAGGCTAAAGCAGATGCTTTTGCTAAAGATCTTCCTGCTGAAGAGAGAAACTCTATAGAGAAGTATGGAGTATATGGATTGCAAGAAAAAGCAGTAGAAGATAAATCAGTTGCAAGAGTTCAACAAGCTTTTGAAGGATTTAAACAAGGTTTGATGCAAGATCCTGAATTTCTATCTTGGTATAATAGAAGAGGTAAATATGAGCAAAATAGAGGAGGAAGTATTGATGACGTAATTAATAATATGTTTAAATCTTCTGCTGCTAGATATGGTACATCTACACCAAATATTAAAGTAAGTATGCCTAGAGAAAACCCTGATATTGGAACGAGAATACAAATTGCTGAAAATGCTAGAGCTCAGGGAAGATATGATGCAGAGGTAGAAGAAGGTACTTTAGGTGGAGGAAGGGGTAACAATTCTGCTACAGGGCAACCTTATGTAAATTATAATGATAGTACTTTTAATCCTGTAGGTAATGAAACCACTTTAATTCAGGCAGATAAAATAAATACATTAAAAAATTTATTAAACAAATCTCAACAAACAGGAAGCGAGGGGGCTAAACCTATTTTATTATCAGATCCTAATAAAGATAATATAGTTAGAGATAAGAAAAAAGAAGCAATAAGATATACCTCAGAGTATCAGCCAACAGGTTATTTTACAAAAGGTAATAATAATAATGTTTTTGTAGAAGTAAAAGGAAAAGACGATAAAATATATTATGTTCAGTATGATCAAGGTACTTTTGAAAGAAATGTAGTAGGAGTTCCTGCTAATACTACTACTTCAACTAACACTAATACAGATCCTTTAGGATTAGGAATAAAAAAATAAATTAAATTTACAAATGACTAGAACTGAATTTCTTACAAATATAAGAACAAAATATCCTCAATATAATAATATTGACGATAATACTCTTTTTAATAAAATAATTGAAAAATATCCTGTATATAAAAATCAAATTACAGATTTTAACACTCAACAAACCCCAAAACAACAAGCACCTGTACAGCAAAACAAAGTTGCTACAGTAAAAAATCAGCCTACTCAAAAAGAGGAGCCAAGTATTTGGGAGAAAACAAAAAGTTTTTTAGGGTTTGGAGAAGAAGAAACTAAACCTGTAACTACTGCAAAAAAACAACCTGTTACAAAACCTCTTATTAGTCAAGAGTTTGTGGAAAAACTTCCAGAAACTGGTTATCAGGCACCTAAAGAAACTATTAGTATTTTAGATAATGAGTATGAAAAGAAAAAGAAAGCAGTAGAGGATAAATATAATGCTTTGCAAAATGCTAAAAGTAACGTTGAAATATCTAGTTTTTCAGGAGGAATGGGAAGTCAGCCTTCTATAAGATATAAAGTAAATTACAATCAACAAAAACAGTTAGAGTTAGATGCACTAGATGTAGAAAAAGCAAAAAAACAAGGTAAAAATATTACTCCTGTAGAACAAACCTATTATGGAGTTAAATATGATGAAGCAAAAAAAGCTTCGCAAACTAAAATTGAAACTTTATCTAAACAAAAGAAAAGTTACAAAGAAGAGTTGGGGAAAGTGGAGGGATTCGCTATGGGTGCAGGAAAAATTATTGGAGGTATAACTACAGGTAATCTAGGAATGATAGGAAGAGATGCTTATGCTTCAGTGTTTGGAGCAATAAAAGCAATAAAAAATACTTGGGATCATAACACACAAGTAGATGCTCAAATTGCAGAGGAAGAAAGACAAGTACGTCAAACCGAAAGAAAGATAGAACTTAATAAATCAGGGGTATCTGTGTTTAAAAACGTAGACTTAACAAATGATGCAGAAGTAATTAAAGCAGCATCATTGATTGATCCTACAATAAAAAGTGATATTAAAGAAGCTAGAAAAAAAATTGGAGAAGAGACCACAAAGCTTTTCCCTACTGCAATAAAACAAACTAAAGTAAAGGATACAGGGTTTTTATCCGAATTACCTGACTTTAGCTCAATTAACCCAACTATAGCTTTAATAGAAGGATTTATAAATTATACAAAAGTGGGTAAATTTAAAAACCTTACTTATGAACAATACCAAAGACAAGCGTTAGAAAAATCTCTTAGGGTTCTTGAAAATGAACAAAATATTGAGTTAACCTCTTATTATGATGATATTCAATCCTCTATTGGGGTACCAAAAACAAAAGTTAATACAAAAATTAACGAGTATATAAATTTATCTAATGGATTTAATATAAATGAATTACCTATAGAAGATCAAAAATTATTTAATAATCCTAGTTTTCAAGCATTAGCAAATGTATTTGTAAACAGAAGTATTCCTGCAATAGGCGAAGATAAGAAAAAAATCATATCTATGGCTAATATGGATAAGTTTATAGGAGAGAAAAGAAAACTTTTCGGAAATTTAAATAAAGTGGAAAACATAGGAAAAGAAGAAGCTGTTGCTTCTGCTATTCTTGATAAAAATTTAGAAGAACAAGGTACTTTTAGTTCAGCAGGATTTGATAATTTACTTTATAATAGTACTAAGTTTTTAACACGATCGGGAGATTTTGTAGTAAATCAAACTGCTGCTGGTGCTCAAATTATTTCTCAAGTTGCTACAGCAGATAAATATACTCCAAAATGGACTGAGAAAATTCTTGATAACACAGACTTATTTGATAATCTTACTCAAGAAGATAGCCATTTTAAATTAGACTTCTTAAAAGATGATAAATATTATATAGGAGAAACCCCTTCAGGTATAAAATACCACGCAAAGTTAGATGCAGATATGGATATTGAGAATGCATTTGGAGGAGGGTTTGAATACACTATTAATAATCCTGAAGTAATGGAAGAAATTGCTAAGGATTTCTATGCTAATAAAGAAAAATATGTAGCTAGTGCTAAAACTTTAGCAGATATTGAAGGAGGTACTTCTGTTTTTATAGAAAACTTATGGAATAGTGTACAAAAAGAATTCGCTCAAGAAATTCCTTCATTAATTGTTGAAGGAGGGGCAGGTAGAGTTGTAGGAGCAGCCATTGGAACTATTTCTGATGCAGATAAAGCTAGGAGAGTAGCTAGAGGAGCTGATTTTTTAATTAATACTGCAAGTGCCATGACCGAAATGTATCCTTCTATATATAAAAAGTATAAGGAAGCAGCGGAGGATAAAGATAATCATATGCCTGCTTTATTGGCTTCAGGGGCATTAGCAATGGGTACTTATATGACTTCTTTCTTGCAGTCAAAAGCTATTGGATTAAATGGAGATTTTAGTACTCAAAGAATTATGCCTGGAGCTATAGATGCTACTTTAGAAACAGCAAGAATTCTTAGAAAAGAATTGGCCAACGTAGCTGATTTATCATTAAGAGAAAAACTTTTCAATGCAAATCTAAGAAAAGCTATGTATCAAAATGTGATGAAAGTTGCAGGACAATCTATGAAAGATGCTGCTAGATCTGGATTGGAAGAAGGTGCTGAGGAAGTTATTTTAGAACCACTTATTAATCTAGGAGTAAACTTCTTGAATGAAAAAATTACAGGAGATAAAGCTTATAATCAAGAAAGTTTGGCAGATTTAAATTTTTTAGACCCAAACACTGCAGCAGTATCTGCATTGACTGGAAGTAGTTTATCTACAGGAATGGATTTGATGAAAGCTATGACTTCAAAAAATCCATATTCAAGAGAGGATTATTTAAAAGCAGCCTTTGAAAATGAAGCTACCTTTACTTCTTATGTAGATGTAATGACAGAAAGTAGTAGTAATAAATTTTCTAAGGAAGATCAAGCTAAAATGATGACTGATTATAAAGCACTAAAAGATGCTTATAATGCTAAAAAATCTGAACTTGGTGTAAATGAAGAAGCTCTTTCTACATTAAACTTTAAAAACCCTATCATTAAATCAATGATGGGTAATATAGGACTAAGAGAAGAAGATTTAGAAAAAGTAAACAGTGAAAAGACTTTTGATAATGCTATTATCAGACAATCTCTTAATGAAAGAGATTTGGCTGAAAAGAAAATTGCATTGGATGAAGAAGTTGAAAAAGGAAATTTAACTGTTAATGCACAAGGAGCCTACAAAACAGTAGGGTCAAATCCTTTGACAAAGGAACTAGAAACTAAAGTATCTGAATTTGAAAAACTACAATTAAGTAGCAATAATTTGTCTACTTTTATAGACACTTTTAACAAAGGTACTAAAAATGTACAAAAAGAGTACGTTTTGGAGATGGACGAAGCTACTTCTGCGGCACCTGATATTTTAGATGTTAAAAATAGTTCAGAAGGTAGTTATGCTTACAAGGCATTAAGTACTTCTGTCATGGATAAGCAAATGGCAGTGTCTCAATTAGCTGAAGTAAACACTAAGATAAATGATGCTAAACTAGATGGCCAAGATACTAAAGATCTAGAAGTTACTAAAAAAGAATTAGAAACTACTATAAAGAATAGTGATAAAGCAATTAATAACATTAAAAAACAATACAAAGCAGGTAGAACAGAGACTCAATTAGAAGTAGAATCTAAGTTGAGAGATGTAAATACTGCTCAATCTGTTTTAGCAGAAAAATTGCGTATCCTTGCTCAAGTAGAAGCTTCTGGAGAAGAAGTGGATAACTCTGAAGTAGATCAAGTATTTTCTGAATATGAGAATACAGTAAAAGAATTAAACAAAGCTAACAACAAACTTAAAAAAGGGTATGGAGTTAGCTTAGTGAATAAAGAATATAAGCCTATGACAAGGCAAAGTTTTACTGAATTAAAAGAAAAAATTAAAGAAAAAAATGTTGTATCAGAGAAAGTAGCTGGGGGAAAAGCTACTTTAGGAGAATTAGAAAGTTTGTTAAGTCTAGAATATGAAACAGGTTCTAAAGAATTTACAGGAAGAACAGATATAACTACACCTAAAACAAAGGAAGATATTGATGCTATTTTATCCAATAATGAACAACTTTATGAAGTGGCAAAAAGACTTGGTTTAGATAATAAAAAATCTTTAGCTCAAACTAAAAAAGCAGTTAAATCTTATCTTACAAAACAATTATCTTCTCAAGACGAGACTAAATTGGAAAGTATTTCTGCAATATTTTCACCAAAAACAGTGGTACAGAAAAATGGAAGTACATTATTTGAGGTGAATGGCGAATTGTTCTTACCTGTAGGTAATACAACGTCTATGGCTACAATGAGTGAGGAGGAAAAAAACACTGTATTGACAAATGCTGTTATTACTGAAATAGCTAAACAAATATTTAATAATGCTTTAGTTTATACCCCATATAATCTTAGACAACTTATAAACAAAGTTATAGTTGATTCAGGGTTTGATACTGAAATTTCAATTAATGAAAACACTTTGAATATTATTATTGCTACTATTTCAGAGTTAAAATCAGACTTAGATGCTAATGGGTTTGCTTATAAGTTAAATGACGATGTAGTTACAAGTAATTTTCTATATCTATCTTTTGATAGAGGATATGAAGGAATGTCTACCCCACCTATATTAACTGTAGTGGATAATGAAGGAAATGTACATTTAATTGATTTCCGATCATACTCTGATAATTATGTTGCAGATACTAATACATGGTCCAAAGAGCTTACAGAAATGCAAGGGATTTTTGCTGATAATGGTATATCAGTATCTTCAATTAATGTATTACCAATACGAGTAAATAACTCTTATAGTACTGCAAACGGCTTAACTACCTTAAATATAAATAAACAATCTTTTAATGTTATAGCTAACAATGATAACCCTATTAGTAAAACTCTTTTACAGTTGGCCAATGACCTACCTACTTTAGAAAATCTACAAGAAGAAGGTCTTTTAACAGAGGAAGAAGTAGAAGAATTTGCGCTTATTCCTATGGAAGAAGGAGTTACTGAAGATAAAACGGTAGAGAAAGAATTACCTTTTACAGAGCAAGAGTATGATGAAATGGTTTCAAATGAATTTGAAAATGTTAGTGATACTATAGTAGAAAAACTAAGAAATAAAATTACTAATGGAGAGAAATTATCTCCAAAAGAGTTTGATGTTGTTAGTTTTGCAGAAGGAAAATTCACAGAAGAAGAAATCTCAAAAGCAAGAGAAAAATACATTGAAATTGATTTAACTCCTATAGATATTCCTACTACTGAAGAAGAAATAAAAGCAGAAGAAGTAAATAAGCCTGCGGAAACTATTGGAGAAAATATAATAGAA